CAGGTGGAACATGTGGAACTTACTGTAACTTCTATGGTGTAGATTACCCATTTGAAATAGAGATACCTGTATCAACAGGACAAACAGTAACTACAATTAAATCTGTAGAGTATATATTAGAGTGTTATAAAAGATCTGAGTACAATTGCTTTGACCAGTATCATGTTCTTGACTTTAATTTTGACAGAGCCTTGGTATATAACTCAGAGCAAGTTTCCGGATACTTAAACCTAAATATATTCCCTAAGAATAATGTAGCTTTAAGTTTACAATACCCAAGACCTAATCCATCTTTATCTGTAGACCCAACATACTTACCAGTTCCAGGATATGATATCTTATTCTCTAAAGAAGAAAACAAATACAGACTAAACCAATTCTGGGATATAACAAAAGATAGAGCTGAGTTTCCGATAGGATCAAGTTATCCTCCACAAGGACCACTTATTCCAGGAACTACACAACTATTAGGTAACTATGATGAGAGACAGATATGGGAGACAGGACCTAGCGGTTACAAGAGACTCCTTAATCAAGCTAACTTAGATTATGTAAAACCACTTTTGCAAAGAAAGAAGTTTAGACATTATTTAAATTTCTTAAGTTTGTCAAGAATGGTATCAGGTGATGTAAACATGATATTCAAAATATCCAATATTAAAAACCAAGTATCCTTAAGGTAATGAAGTATAAAGTATCTAAATCTAAAATCCCAAATGCAGATAAAGGTTTATTTGCAAAGAACCCAATTAAGCAAGGTGAAAGAATAGGTCTTGCTCATAGACAAGGTCAGCCTGTAGGTACACTAGGTAAAATGCATAATCATTCTGATGAACCAACTATGTACAGTGTTAAGGTTGGTGACAAAAGATATGTGTATGCCAAAAGAGATCTTAAACCTGGGGAAGAGCTAACTACTAATTACAGAATGCAGCCAGAGTTAGAACAACCTGAAGACTTCATGCGTAAGGGTGGTGGAACAAGAAGTGATATTCCAGTTATTGAAGATGCTGGTTCATATAATGAAGAAGGTTTTTGGATTCCTAATTGGGAATCTATGAAAGCACAAGCAAAAGAATTAAATGCAAAAACTGTAAAAACCAAACATGGTTCCATGATTTACTTTGATGATAATTGGAATGTTCAAAGTGTAGATGATAATCCACAAATGAAAAGAGGAGGTTATACAAGAGGTCTTATACCAATGCCTAAGCCAAGTAAGAAAGGTTTAGCTTCTAAGAAGTATTCAAGAAGTCTTGATGCAACAAACAGATTGTTTACAGAAAACAGATTGTTTAAAAAACCCAAGTCTAAAAAGAATAAAGTATTTGATCCTAATGCCAAGTATTATCAAGAGGGTGGTCCTCCTAACTTTAACATAAAGCCTAGGTTGTATACAAATTCAAACAGACCAGGTTCTCAGATTATTGGTGCTAATGTAGATATGTCACATAAATCTGGATTACACGGTAACATAAATGCAGAAGTTCCATTCATGAATAGAAACACTGCACCTAGATCAACTCAAGACATAGGTATAAGAAAAAAATACAGAAACATATATGGTGATGCTACATTAAGTAATTATTCAGAACCAGGAAAGTTATTTAATCCAAGTGCAAATCTGGAACTTGGTTATGAAAAAAAGCTAGGTAAAAACTTTGTAGCAAATGCCGGTATACAAAACACTATGATGCCTGGTAGTTATTTTAATCCAAGAGTAACAGCAGGTATAAAATATGGTTTTGAAGACGGTGGGTATGTAGATCTTGAACTTGATGATGATGAGATAGCTCAGTATGTTAATGGTGGTTATGTTGTAGAAGATATTTCTGTACCTTCATTAAACAGATTTGATAATGGTGGTGATACAAAACCTGGTGTACAAGACTTACCAGAAACTACAGTATATGATGGCAAGTCTAAAAAAGTACAAGCAAGTCTTATTAGACAGTTATCAGATGCAAAACAAGCATATCAAAACTTTACAGAAAAAAACAAAGGTAAAAAGTTTAGATTAAACATAGCTGATGCTTCTTCTAGTATTGAAGATCTTAGAAAAGGTATACAACTTTACAAAGATGAATTAAGAAAAGAACAAGAAGATACACAGGCTGAACTTAAGAGACTTGAGAATCTTAAAAGCAAAGCTGCCTTAAAAGACAACAAAGACATACAGAATCTTAAACTAAAAGATCTTAATACCACAAAAGGTAAAATGAAGATCTTGGATGCTATAAGAAATTCTAATTTATCTGGTGATCAAGTAGCAGCTTTATATAAAGGATATGGACTAGATGCTGTTGATCCTAATGTAAAGCAAGGTAAAGGTTCTAATGCAGTTTACTCAGCTAAAGAAGCTGAAGCTGCTGCAATGAAAGATGTGCCACAGTTTGTTGATATGGTAAGTAAAGTAGCAACTGCAATCCCACTTGTAGGAGCCGCAGGTGCAGTAGGTCCAGCAGCTCAAGCTGTTCTTGGAAATCCATATGTGCAAGGTGCAAGTACAGCATATGCTTTACAAGAGGTTGCAAGACATCCTATGGATACAATAGAGGGTGTTGGAACAACACTTGTGGAAGGTTATGACTTGGCAACAGGCCGTGAAGGTGAATTAAATAGATTTGGAGAAAAGTATGGTCAAGGTCTTGATGAATTAGCTAATCTTGCAATCATTGCTTATCCTGGACTAAAAACTATGAAGGCTGCTAGAGACTGGTTGAAAACTAAAGAGGGATTTAACTTTGCAAAAACCTATATTAAACCATTTAAAGATAAATACAAAAGTGCTGTTAAAGGTTTTGCTAAATTTACAGACCCTGCACTTAAAGCAAATCTTGTTAAAGCTGCTGCAACACCTTATGCAAAAGGTATTGACTATATAACAGATTCTGCTCAAGGAACTCAACTTCTTAATAAAGCAGGTCAAGTAATGGAAAATATGCCAGACTGGGCACAACCTACAGTTAAGAATGTATTAAGAGGATATACTCTTACAAAAGCTGGTGAAAATGTTTATAAAGGTACCGGTGAATTACAAGAAGGTCTTTCAAATGGAAGCAGAGAAGAATTTAGAGAAGGTTTAACAAACATGACTGATGCAGTAGTTGATTTAACAGGTGTACTATCACCAGCAAATCATGCATATAATCTTACAACCCCATTGAATGTAATAGCACGTAGTCAAGAGATCTATGATGATGTCTCAAAAGATGGTGTTGATGCAGGAACAGCCTTTAGTGTTATAAGATTAATTAATTCAATGTCAGGTCTACCAACAAAGAGAGCTGACCTTGTTCCAATTAACACAAAAGGTTTTAAAGGGTTTAACTATTTAAAACCAAAACATATAAGAAGGCACTTAAAAAATGCAAACAGTGAATTACCAACTCAACAAAAAGGTGGTATTGTAACTACCATGTCAAACAAGGAAATTCAAGATTATATAAAGAGAGGTTACATAGTAGAAGAGCTAGATTAAACTTAATAAGTTTAGTAGTTTAGTTAGAATTTATTATATTTAATATATGAAGAAAAAAGTAAGAATTTACAAAGCTCCAGATGGTAAAGGAAAATTTGTAAACAAAACCGCAAAGTTTTTACGGAAAGCACAGGAAGGTGGGCAACAAGATCAGCAATCACAAATAACTGATTATGTTTACAAAACCCTTGCAAACACTGATGAGCTTGATATGGAGATGACAAAAGACTCACTCATAGGTGAGTTAGTGGCTGCTAAAATTCCTATGGATCAAGCTGAGCAAATGGTAGAAAACATTGCTGCTAATTTTGAAAGTCAAGAACCAGTTCAAGAAGAAGAAGAGACTGATGTATATGATGAAGGCTTAGCAGAATTAGAACGTCAAGAGCAAGAAGCTGAAGAAGAAAGACAAGCTGGTCTAGCTGATGACTATGGTTACTATGATGATACAGCTGCTGATGGTGAATATGAAGAAGATGAAGATGATGATGATGACATACCTGAAGAAGCCTACATGCAACAAGGTGGTGATATAATTCCTGAAGACAATGCAGTAAGCTTTACTGGATATGATCCTTATGAATACAATCAAGACAAACAAAATTTTTATAAACAAGGTGGTATTACAAAAAGAAAGTACATAGGTCAAGTAATGAAATTACTTAAGAAACAAGCTGGAGGTGAAGAAGAAAAGCCTTCTGCTGGTTTTGATCCTATGGACACCATGGATAATAAAAAGAAAAATAAGAAAGATGAGTTTGTTGCAGCACTAGCAAGTTCAGCTCAAGAAGCTAAAATGAAAGAGAAAGCTGAAGCTATGTGGGAACAACAGCAACAAGCTATGATGCAGCAACAAGTTCCTATGCAACCTCCTATGGAACAAGTACCAATGGCTCAACGTGGTATGTCAGTAAGACAAATGCGTAGAATGATGCCAAGAGGTTTTGGTAGAAACCAAATGCAATCATTTGCAGGCATGGTTCCACAGGGTGGATTCTTTCCTATGGGAATGAATATCATGACATATCCTCAAATGATGCCTGAGCAAAAACCTATACATGTACAAGGAACTATGCCGGGTATGAAGTTGGATGTTAGAAAATCTAACTGGCTTACAGGAAGACCATCACAATATTCTATTGAGTTTGGCGGTGACTTTGCTATACCTGGATTTGGAATGATGCCTGGTGCTGGTTATGGTACTAAATCTAAACAAAGAAAAACTATAGAAGGTGTATCCAAGTTAGTAAACAAAGCTGCTGATCCTGGTAAAAATAATACTACAGTTTTAAATAACAATCCTGAGTATGATAAGGACGGTAATGGTGTTCCTGATAATGTTCAAAGTAATATAATACCATCAACTCCTGGTACAGCTTCTGCATATGACAGAAATGCAAACAACATGTTGGATGTAACTGAAGTTAAAACAAATCTTCCAGCAGTAAATAACAACCCTAATAAAGATGCAGTAGGTACTGGAGCTAAAGTACCCACTAAAACAGCAACAGCAAAAACAACAACAGCTACCAAATCAAAACAAGCTGGTCAAAGCAAACCTGCAGCTTCATCTGCACAAACTAATAAAGGTAAAGCTGCTGTTACAGCTAAATCTAAAGGCTTTGCACACTTAACTGAATCAGGTAAAGCCCCGGCAAAAGCATCAACATATGATCCTGTACCAGAATGGTTAAAAAATAGTATCAAAAATAATTCAAAATCCAATCCAGCTCCTGCAAGTAACACAATTGTAGATAGATATTTAAATGAACAACAAGGGAAGCTTGACATGTTAAAAAATGTTGGTCAGTCTGTTAAATCATTATGGGATTTAAAAAGAGTTTTACCTGGTGGTTTTGAGAGTGGTGGTTTTGTAGACAGCTCAAATCCAGACCTATACAAGTTTGTATATGGTGGAGATGATGTTACCACACAACAAGACCTAGACTATACAGACTCTAGAAATACAGGTAGTCCATTCTTTGCTAAAGGTGGTTTAGTAAAATATGAAAAAAAGGGAGAAGTAAAGGACTGGGACAAAGATGGTGATGGTGTTCCTGATAATTTACAAACTAAAAGAATAGTTGAAGAGAAAAAAGAAGAGAAAAAAGAAGAGGCTAAAAAACCAGAGTTCCAAGCTATTACATCTAAAGAAGATTATGATAAGAGACTAGCTGATGAAAAAAAGAAATGGCAAGATGATTATACAAAAGAAAATCAGTCTTCAGGTGGTGGTGGAGGATATGATCCTTATGGTGGATATGTAAGAGGTGGTTATAGACCAAATGCTTTTGGTAGATACTTCCCAGCTAACACTGTAAGAAGAGTGGGTACATGGTCTCAACAACAAGGTATGCCTTATGATCCAAGAACTGGTGGAGCTTTTGCTGGAGGTTTTGGACCCAACACTAATCTTACAAAAATTGATGTAAGAAAATCAGGCTGGTTATCCGGTAGACCTAAGAAATATACTATGCACTTTAGTAACTACAATGTAGATCCTAAGCTTGCTAAATTCTTAGAAGAGACAAGCGGTGCTAAACCTGGTAGTCAACCTTCTTCAGCATCATCAGCTGATTATTCAGATTCTGCTTCAGGAGCAACTGCAAATAAATCAGCAAAAGATCCAAAAGACTTCTTTGGATATTCAGATGCAGAATGGGATAAAATGAGTGCAAAAGAAAAAAGACAAGAGAAAAGAAATATGAAGAGTCAAGAATGGGTTGACTCATTACCTGATCCTGAAGCTGAAACTGAAGAAACTGCTTATGGACCTTCTGCTGAAGAAATTGCTGCAAGAGATGCGGCTACTGAAGCTAACAAAGGTGTTATAAGAAACTTCTCTGAAGTTGAAGGAGTACAGGATGATCCATTTGGTATTGGTATGGGTGGTGGAAATGAAGAAGGACCTTCAGACTTTGAAGAATCTACTACAACTTATGATTCCCCTGATTCTGCAAATAACTATGTTCAAGGAGAATGGGGTGATGTTATGAGTGATATTACAGAGGTACTTGGTGAAGGAGCTGATGCTGAGTTCAATGAACTATTAAAACAAAACCCTACAAAAGGTCAGATAGACAGCAAGCTTGAAGAACTAATACGTCAAAGAAATGAAGTTGTAGGAAAAGATGCAGCTGCAGTTGAAAGAGATAACTTAACAGCTGATGCTGAAGAAGAGATCATGAATCAACAATCAATGCAAAGAAACCCTATGTTTATGGGAAGTTCTGGTGCTCCTGCAGCAAATCCTAACTTTGGTGCAACTCCTGAAATTGCAACTGGAGAAGATTACCAATTATCTGACAGAGAAAAAGCAGCTATGGATTACTATGAGAAAAATAGAAGATCTGAACCTGTTGACTTTCAACCACGTAGTGCTAGATTAACTGAATCAAATATATTCAGCAATAGAGATCAAGCAATTCCAAATACTAGAAAACCTAGTGAAGATCTTTATAAGTTAGCTTATACTGATAATATCAATGCACCAACACTACCAGCAAGCCAATTAGAAGGAGCTAATTATGAAGATATGCTTCTAAATAGTTTTCCACAATATACAGATGCCTTTGAAGGATTTGCATCTAATGATGAGCAATATCTTCCGGGAACTATGGATGGTATGAGTGAAGGTTCTGTAAGAAATAGAGAGATTGCTGCTAAACAACAATATGATCAACAGCAAGCTGCTATAAGACAACAGCAACAACAAGCCTCATCTGGTTCTGGAAGTCAAGGATCTAAACAATCTAGAGATGCTGGTGCACTTAAAGAACAAGCATTTAATTCTGATAGACAAGGTAATCAGGCTGGTAACTGGACTGATGACTGGGATATTAAAGGTGTAATAAACAAAAACAAAAATCAACTTGAAACATTAAAAGATTCTCCTGCTGGACAAAAAACACTATATGCTATTGATACAAGGTGGCAAAACATGTCACCAGCACAGAGAAAAAATTATGGTGACTTTGATAACTATCTAAAAGTAGAAGGTTATGATAAGTTCTATAATACAATGCAAGGAAAAATAGATCAGATTGCAAAACCTAGAAGTAAAAAACAAAAGCAAGATTCTGCAATGGAATTTGTACCTGATTGGATGCGTGGTATTATAGGTAAACAATATGGTGGTGCACTAAGCAAGTTTGTTTATGGTGATGAAGTTACTAGGACTTCAACAGGAACAGAAAGCCCTGTATCAAATACAAATAACCCAGTGAACCCTTTTCTCCGTTATGATGATGCTGGTAAACTTGTTATACCAGGATTTGGTGAACCTAAAAAAGATGAAAATCAACAACTAAAATCTACACTAAATTACTATGAAGGTTATGGTGAGGGTGATGACTTTAGTGCTGCTCCTGCAGGTAGTACATCTACTATGGATGAATCAGGCAATGAGATTGTAATGTCACCAGATGAAGCTAGAAGAAGAATTGAAGAAGATTCTTTTGCAATAGACTTTAAAAATAAAGATACTTATGAACTTGATGCACAGGCTATGCTAAACTCTGGTAATGCTCTTGCCAGAGGTTTATTTGATAGGCTTGAGAAAAGAGATCAGAGAAGACAGAACAAAGACTTCTATGACAAGTTTACTTCAGATAATCTTTATGCTTCTGATCCTAGTAGAGACCGTGGAGACTATGATACTAATACTGGTTTATACAGACCTAATGAACAAGGTCAGATATGGAACAGTAGATCTAAACAGTTAGGTGGTTTCATGCAAGAGGGTGGTTTTGCAGAAGGTGATGTAGTAGATATGACTCCGGAAGAACTGGAAGAATTCCTAGCAAATGGTGGTGAAGTAGAAATTATAAGTTAAATATAATGAAAGTAAGAATTAAAAAAGTACCAAAAGCCAGAACAGGTTATCAAGTACGTGGAGCTTTAGCTAATGATGTGCCTGCAATGGGTGGTGCAGACTATGATTCATATATTGGTATTCCTGATATAAAGATGAATAGAACACTCAAGAAGGTGCCAAGAGAAGAGGCTAATCTTGAAGCAGAAGGTAATGAAACAGTGATGATGAATACAGGTAATATACCTGCATTCTACACTATTAAAGGACCAAGACATGCTCAAGGTGGTGTTCCATTAAATCTGCCGGATGATAGTTTTATCTACAGTGACTTTAGAGAAATGAAGATAAAGGACCCAGCATTACTAGCTAAGTTTGGTAAAGCTGTAAAAGGTAAAACCGCATATACTCCAGCTCAACTTTCTAAACAATATGACATACAGAAGTATAGAGAGATATTACAGGACCCCAACTCAGATGCAATAGATAGAAAGACTGCAGAGATAATGATCCGTAATTATAACATGAAGTTAGGAGCATTAGCATTAGCACAAGAGGCTAAGAAAGGATTCCCTCAAGGTGTTCCTGCTGTAGCTAAACCATTCATGGAAGCTAATGGTCTTTCTGAAGCAGACTTTGTACCACCTCAAGAAGAGGAAGAAGAGGCTACAGAAGCTGGATTAGAAGCAGAAGGTGAAGAAATGATGGCTGAAGAAAATGAAGCTCCTCAAACTATGCCTGATGGATCTCCCGTAGCTATGCCACAAGGTGAACCAATGCCAGAACAAGGAGCACCAGACCAAGCAATGATGCAACCACCAATGCAATATGGAGGATATCCTATGGCAGCCTATGGTATGGAAATGGGTGGTTATGGAATGCCATTCTATAGTGACCCTAATCAAATGGCTTATGGTGGTGCATTAAAGAAGTACGGACCCGGTGATGAGGTAAAAACAACAGGTAGAAAATATACTAAAGATGAATTAAAAACAAGAATACCAAAAGAAGGAGTAAAAACTGTAAAAACAGCACCCTCAGGATATGAGGATTTAGGTGGTGGTTATTATGGGACAGGTGATGTTTCTGGTGGTAAAGCAATTAAAAGTTCAACAACAGGTAAAGGTAACACTGCTAATTTTAACTTATCTGCATATGTGTCTGGTGTGTGTGGTAGAATGAAGAACGGTGATCTTAAAGGTTACACAGTTGATGAAGTTATTAATGGTGTACCAGATGAAACAGGTAAAATAAATAAGTTCTTTGATGCCGGTTATAAAGGAATTGAAGACATAAGAAAACAATTACAAGCATGTCAAAACATTGAAGAAAAAGTTGATATAGTAAAGATAGAAGGAACACCTGTTAATGAGCAGGAATGTATTTGTGAATATGAAGATGGTACTAAGTCAGAACCGATGCCTAAGAATGCTGATGGCACATGTCCTCCTTGTCCATCAAAGGAAGTTGAAGAAGAAGTAGAAGATGAATACTATCAAGAACCTGTAATGGAGGATGGTTATGCTCCATGGTGGTTACAAGATACTGTAAATACTATGGGTGCATTTGGTGATATGGCAAGTATAAACAAATACATGCCGTGGGCCGCTCAAGTTGATCTTGAAGAACCTAGACCTACATTCTTAGATCCTACAAGAGAGTTAGCAGCACAATCTGAACAAGCTAATATTGCTGCTCAAGCATCTAATGCCTTTGCAGGTAGTGCTCAACAAATGGGTGCAAGACTAGCTAACATACAAGGATCAGCTGCAGCACAAGCAGCAAATACACTATCTAACATAAACAACCAAAATGTTGGTATAGCAAATCAATTTGAAGGTCAACAAGTTGGAATTAGAAACCAAGAACAGTTGATGAACCAGCAAATTGCTAATGATTTGTATGATAAGAATGTTATTGCTAATCAACAGTTTGACAACTCTAAGAGACAAGCTATGAACAATCTTAGACAACAGTACAATACTGCTGTTACTAACAGAGCACAAACAGATGCGCAGAACCAATTAACACCTAACTATCAAGTTGATCCTTCTACTGGTGGGTTTGTAAGTTATAGACCAACAGAAAAAACTCTTAATCCAACTAAAGATGCAGATGATATAAAATATGTACAAAGTTTAGAAGCAGCAGGGATTGATAAAGATATAATTGGTAGAATGGTATCTGCACGTATGAGAGGTGCTGGCAGTGATAATTTACAAAGAGGAGGTTATGTAGGTTACTTAAAAAATGGAGGTTATGTCTATGCAGATACAATCTTCCCTTTTATTATGTAAACTTCTCAGGTTTATTAAACTTATAAAATTTTAATAGTTTTACACAAAGATAAATTACTATGGCAACATATCTACAGGGAGTCACTGATTATATACCGGAGTTTCAACCCTTTCAGCCTGATTTAAATTTCTATGCAAATGTTCTACAGACTAAACAAAGTCAGTATGACAGTAACTGGAAGTCACTTAATAAAATGTATGGACAGTATTTTTATGCTGACCTTACAAGAGATGGAAATATAAAAAAGAAAGATGAGCTTTTAAAGAACATGGAGTTTAATTTAAAGAGAGTATCACAACTTGATTTGTCTTTAGAGCAAAATGTAAACCAGGCTACACAAGTATTTAAACCTTTCTATGAAGATAAGAATCTAATGAAAGATATGGCTTGGACCAAGACCTACAATGCGCAAGTAGGAAGAGCCGAAGCCTTACAAGGTTCAGCAGATGCAGAAAGAAGAAAGCAATTCTGGGATACAGGACTTAGAGAAATGCAGTATAAAAGAGATGAGTTTAAAAAAGCTGATGATGGTACTGCAATGGGATTCCAAAATGTAGCATATACACCTTATGTAAACTCTATTGAGTTAGCTCAAAAGATTGCTAAGGATGCTGGTCTCTCAATTGAGTCAGTAGACTTTAGTCCGGATGAAAAATGGATTATTACACAAAAAAATGGTGAAAAATTAAGAGAGCCACTTAGTAAATTATTTGAAGCAAGACTAGGCTCTGATCCACAAGTACAAGCTGTGTATAAAACTCAAGCTTATGTAAACCGTAAAGACTATGCGGCTTCAAATGCAGCACAGTTTAATGGAGATCAAAATGCAGCAGAGATGAAATACCTTGAAGATAGCTTTAACATACTCAAAGATCAAAATGCTCAAAGATATAAAGCTGTTCAAAACAGAAGTACATCCTATGCTGATAAGATAAAGGAAATAGAAAAATCTATTGCTGATAAAAAAGCTGCACCATCTGCAGAGAAACTATTAAATGAATACAAACAAGCTAAAGAAATTAATGATAAGATTCTTGAGAGAGTTGAGAAACAAAATAATGAATTTAGTCAAACTTCATCCAGCACACCTTCAACTTCTACAGGATTTATTAATCCTTATGGTGATGTAAACTCACTGAGATGGAAGGTTGATGCAGGTATGGCAAGCATGCTTATGTCTAAAGATCTTAATGAAGCTGCAGAAATATTTGCATATAAAGATGCTAAGACAAGTATTAAAGAAAATCCATACAAAGTGCTTGAAGTTAAACATGCTCAAGCTATGCAACAAATTCATACTAGAGGTTCATACAGTACAAGAGCTGCTAGTATAAAAGCAAAAGGTGCAACTGATGCAGCTAGAATAAGAAATGCTGGTGAACTTGAAACATTAAAAACTTCTGAAGGTCTTAAAAAAGGTTATTTAAAATCACAACCAAGAATAAATCCAAAAACAGGTAAAATGGCAACTGATCAGTATGGTAATCCCATAGTTGACATTGTACCAAATGAGAATGAGGCATTTGAATGGAAATCAATAACAAATTCTACAGATGAATTAAATCCTGCAGATCTTTTAAATAATGCTCAGAAAAGAAAAACACAAGAGTTCCAGGCAACTAATGGTCAATTTAGTGTATGGTTAAAAAAAGCATTTGATAGTAAGGCTCTTTCTGAAGAGGAAATTGATGAGATCTTAAATCCAGGAGATTTTGGCCAAATAAATCCTAAAACAGGGCAACCAACAAGAAAAGCATCATCTAGATTTGCTAGTGTTACTGAAAGTGATGGTACTAGTCCTGATTATAGAGTGGATGATTATGTAGATTTTGATGATGAAAAAAGAGTAACAAGAGCACCAAGAGTAACTCTTGAGAACCTTGATAAACTAACAGCCCAAGATATATATAATCTAGAAAAAACATTTATACCTGTAGGAAGAAATTCTATAGCAACAGATAAGACAGGTAAAAAATATGTTGATACAAGAAACTATTATGATTATGTCACCGCTAAACTTGAAGAAACAATAAAGGACAATTATGATATTCCCTTTATTGCTGAAACAGCACCAAACTTTATTAATGAAACATTACGTCCAGCAAAGTTTTCTGCATATGTAAATCATGATATAGAAGATTTTAAATATCAAACTAGGCTAGCTATGGAAAGTGATCCTGAAATAGGACCAATAGCTAAGATGATGTTTGATAAAGATAACAATCTTCTAAGCAAAGAAGAACTTAGACAAGTTGCATCTAAAGCTATATATGGTGAGCAAATTCAGCCAGAATCAAATAAAAACTTTTTTGAGGCTGTTGGTGATGCTTTTATGTTCTATACTACAGGTGGAAGAAATAGTATGGATGCTGAGACACTTAAATATTGGAATGGTTTATTCCGAAATGAAGCACCTACTACATGGGTTGGAGAAAAAATAGCTAAGTATAGCCCATATGTGAGAGGTATTGCTGGTCTAGGTGGAGATACAAAAGACCAAGCATATGTTCTTTTAAAGGAACAACTTGAAAGCAGATATGATAAAATATTTAAGAATGCAACAAGTTCTGATTGGTATAAAAATAATAATTTAGCTGACATGCCTACTTTCAGAGTACTTAATGAAGGGGGGACAGGATTTGCTGCTACAGGCACAGGAATACAGGTATTACCTCAAGCACCTGGCACTAAGGGATTTAATTCATGGCATGGGTTCACAAATGATTTCCGTAACATGGCATCATTTGACGGTAAAGAAAATGCTATTTTGTTTGGTAATACTGAAGGTATAACTGGAACAGAAAAAACAGCAATGGAAGATCTAGATGTAGCAGTTGCACAAACTAGAAAAGGTCAAGCAATTCTTCAGGCTCTTATAAGTCAATCTTCATTACCAGATAATGATTTAAAACCATTTACACTTGCTGCGTTACCAATGGCAGGTGGAGATTATAATAAATCTGCTATGATAATTATGCCTGATGCTGAGTGGCTTAAACAGTTTAAAGCTACAGATAAGGATAATACAAATAATTTGTTAACCAATGATGAGTATAATGCTATTATACAAAATGGATTATCTGTTATATCCTCTTCAGATGCCTTTGGTAATCCGTTAATGAATAGTGTTTATAAAACACCACTAGAAAATATTGTAGATTACAGAGGTTATTATGAGGAATCAGTTCCGGATGGTGGTACATTTAGAATTGATAAAGGTACCACTGGTACATCAAAGTATATAACAACTACCACAATAGATACGTATAATCCCATTGACAAAAAAGTATATCAGGACATAGCTTATGATAGTTTCTCACCAAAAGATAGACAACTTGAGCTGTATCTTAAAAATGGAGTAGACTATTTAAATGCAAATAGAGAAGATAATATCCGTGCATTCAATGGTTATTATGATGGTTACTGAGAATAAAATTATTAATTATGGCAGAAGATAATGTACCATTTAGTTCACTAGATCCACTTGGTCCGGAATATGGTAGAGGTGATTTACCAATATTAGACACACAAGGAATAGCTCCTTTTGAAGGTGATAGAATTGAACAACCTAAAATTAACTTTCCTAAACCTGAGCAACCACAATATTTTAATGCCCTACCCCGTACAGGAGGTACAACTTATCCAAAACAACTTACTAAAAAATATACTGGTGCACCTCCAGGTCCAGCTGCACCAAATAAAGATATGTCTTTTAATGAAAGACGTAGAGCTAAGTTAAGTATGGCACAAGGTCTAATGTCTGGAGCTGCTTCTCAGGGTACTTATGGAGGAACTTATAACTATAATGCAGGACCTGCTGGAAATGCTTACTATAAAAAATATCATGCTTTAGGTCAAGAGCAGTTTGATAAAATTGGGTTTACACCCTTTCAAGATAATGAAGCTGTGTTTACGGCTCAAACAAGTAAGTTTGATGAGTTTAGCAGAATGATAACACACTCATTTATGCCGCTTGCTGGTCTTGGTTTTACATCAGGTATTAAGAGTATGGGGAAAATGTTACAGGGTGATTTTACTTCTGTAGATGCAGATGATGCTAAACTATATGAAGAATATGCGGCTATAGGGCAATCCTCTAAAGGTGGTTTGTTTGGATTTTTTAATAATACAGCAATGTCTTTTGGATATACTGCAGGTATTGTATCAGAAATACTGATGGAAGAACTTGCTGCCGCAGCACTTACAGGAGCTACATTAGGGGGTGGATCTGGAGCACTAGTAGCAACTACTGCAAATAATGTAAGAAAAATACCAGGTATATTTAAGACATTAAAAGGATTTGATAGAGCTGTTGATGGTACTAAAGCTATGAAGGCTTCATTAAAGACTCTTGATGATATAAACAATACAAGATCTTTTTGGAGTAAAGTAAAATCTGCTGCAGATACACCAATTGGCAAATTCATAAATCCCGCAGACAATACATTTGATGCTATAGAAAGTATAGTAAGAAATTCAGACAACCTTACAGGACTTGCTAGAACAACACAAGCTGTAGGTAAAACAGCTGGTGGTTTATATAGAGACGTAAGAGGTTTAAATATGGCTCTTTCAGAAGCAAGATTAGAAGGAGGATTTGTTCAAAATGATACATATGATAAACTATACTCTGATTTTTATCAAGAAACAGGTAGAAGACCAAGTAATAAAGAACAAGAACTAATGTATAAACAAGCTAAAGAAGCTGGTATCACTGCATTAGGATGGAATGCTGCTATTATACATGCCTCTAATAAAATAATGTTTCCAAATATTCTTGGACCAAGAGGTGGCATTAATAATTTTATAAGGGCAAAAACAAGAGATATCCTTGACTTAAAAGCAGGTAAAATTATATTTGAAAATGCTGGTAAAAAAGCAGCAAAAGAAACAGTTAAAGCAGGTGCTCAAAAAGGAATGAAAGGTTCTTTTAGATATGTAGAAAACTCTTTAATGAACTCTATTAAAGGTCTAGCTAAAGATCCTGTAAGAGCAATTCCTAAAGTATTAGGTTATGCTAAAGCAAACTTTTCTGAAGGTATTCAAGAAAACTTACAAGAAGTAATTTCTGAAACTACAAAAAATTATTATGTAGAGTCATATAAAGATCCTGCACTAGCTAATTTTAATTATGCAAAGAGTTTATTTAATACATCTTTAGCTGGTCAGTTTACAGGAAAAGGTCTTGAAACATTTGCTTCTGGGTTTGTGATGGGTCTATTTGGTGCTCCACTAAATCAAGCAATACCTCTATTAAGCTATGGTAAAGCTAGATTGTTTAACAATGAAAAATACCAAGAATACGTAGATGCCAAACAAAAAGTTGGTACTCAGATGGTCAATAATCTTAATGCTTTAGGTGCAGATCCAACTGAGTTTTTTAATTCAAAGATTACAAACTTTGCTGCTCAACACAGAGCAAATATAATTACTAAAAATGGTAATACTAAAGAAGTAAATGATGCTAAGTCAGAATCATTTATTAATCAACTTACCACAGCCTTTGAAACTAACACTCTTGACTTTTTTAAAGATCACTTAAGTTCATTTAAACAGTACACTCCTGAGGAATTTGAAGAGGCTCTTGGTTTTGAAAAAGGTACAGGTGCAGAATATCAAGCTAGAATAGATGATATCCTAAAGCATGCTGACAACATGCAAACTACTTATAAGAATCTGAACCAAAAGTACCCAGATCAAATAAACCTTGATGACTATAAGAAAGGTAGTGATGATTATAACAGAGCTGCTATATATAAGTCAGCTCTAGCAGAAGGTAAGAAAAATGCAGTGTTCTTTAAACATACATATGATGACACCATGTCACGGATGTATGATATGGCAAATACACTGTTGGCTGAGAAACCTTTAAAGAACATGTCAGCTGCAGAGATGCAGTCTATATTTGAACCATCTAGAATGAAATCTGAGATGGAGATGTTGAGATATGAGGTTGAGACACTTAGACAGTCCGGTAAAGCAGATGATGCAGCAAAGGCAGACAAGATAGAGACCAAGATATCCGCAATGGATAACTTCCTTAAAGCACTTAACTATAGAAGTAAGCACTATGCTGCAGATCCAAGTAAAATTAAATCTGACTTTATAGATACTCTTACAGATGAACAGAAAGAACAGATAACTGAGGAAGAACTAGATGAACTACTTGATAGAGAACTAGAAGCTCAGAATATGGTTAGAAGATCTAATGAGTCAGACAATAAAGTGGACTCTTTATTTGAGAGAGCATACAAAGATTATCTTAAAGCTGTTGCCGGTGTTAGTGATGATACCTATTTTGATGAAGCTGCAGAAACAGCATTTGAAAAGATACTTGATTATTATAATCTAGAAAAAGAATCTAGAGATATGGCCAAGTATGTTAACCTACTTAACAATCCAGGAGACTTTGCTGATCTTGTTGAAAGGCATTTTGAGTGGATGAAAAAGTTATGGGAGAACAGAAAAGATTACTATAAGGATCAGATCCAAGCTAGCATGAATGCATTTGCAGACAATGCTTTGTTAAACCAGTTAGCTGATGAGAACTTTTATGTAAGCCTAGATGACTTTGAAAGATGGCAACAAACTGGCCAGGTACCAGATGAATTCTTTAATGATCAAAAGAATATAGTAGTAAGAGAAGGTACAGCTGAGTATGATAGATTTTCTGCAATTTTTGATGCAGCATTTCTAGCAAGACAAGCTGGTGTTCTTGATGAGAACCTTAACTATGATGAGGAGCTTAAAAAAGAACTTGAAGAACTTGATGCACAAAAGGCTCAGGAGTTAGATGCCCTTCCAAAAGTAGAAGTAACAACTCAATTGGACCCTGTTGAACCAAGTAAAGGTTCTAAAGTTACAGCTAAAGACATAGAAGATCAAGTACAGAATACTGAGTATATAGACATTACATTTAAAACCAAAGATGGTCAGGATGAGATTAGTCTATACAGATCAGAAGATGGTACTTTTAATAATGTGAATACAGGTGCTCTTGTTGATCTTAAATCAATGAAACTAGATATTATTGACAATAAGAGATACACACAAGAGTTAAAACCAGATCCGGAACAAGCTCAAGAAATTGAGAATGTTTACAAAAACAAAAAGGCTGATGTTATAAACAAGTATGCTGAAAAGAAAACTGCTCAAGCTGAAGCAGAAGAGGAAACTCCGGCTGCTAAAGCTGAAACTAAGAAAGCTGAGCCTGCAGTATACAGTGCAACAGATGACTTTAGTACTCTAGATAAAGCCTTACAAGATCAATTACAAGAAGCATTTATCAAAAACTTTCCTGAAGCTGAAGAGTTTGATGATGAGCAGTTCTTTAATGAGCTTAGAGCATTTGCTAGAACAAGTGGTGTAGCTAGAAGAATTATTGATGAGTATAATAAAAAGTCTAAACTTACTGCTGCTACTGAAGTCACAGGAGTTCCAGAAAAATTAGTTATAAAATTATCAGGTAAAGAAGTTGATCTAACTGATCAGCCAGAGTCTGTAATTAAAAAGAACAGACAGTTGCTTATGATGCAGATTAACAATATGCAGAATAAGGATAAGAGAACTCCTGATGAGAACTTAATGCTAGCAGAAGCTAAGGCCGATAAAGCAAAGATTGATAGATACCTTAAGAGTAGAGATACTAAAGAGGTATCTGAAAAAATGCAAGAGACTATCAATAGACTACAACTTGTGTTTGATGCTCAGTCTAAGCTTGAAAAAATTAATGAAGCCTACTATGTAGAAAATCAATTGATGAGAAGGGTTACTAAAGCTATTGAAGAGCTTGGTGTAACTGAGTATTCTTATTCAGATGAAACTAAAGTGCTAGCATCTGTAAATCAGACACTTGTAAAAGGAAAGTCTGTAGAAGATTTCATTACAGACTTAAGAACTAAAAGACCTGGTGGCTTTAGTGAGTACACATACAATGAACTAAAAAGAGAATTAGAAAAAATCTTACCTACTTTAAAAGGTGGTAAACCAAAAGCTACTAAAACATCAACTATTTTCCAGCCAACCGAAGCTGAAATAAAAGAGGAAGATGGGGTTATTTTTGGAGCTGCTGGTAAAATGGGTAAAGATTCATCTAGACAGAATCAAGATGCAGTTTTTGTAGATAATAACAAAGGTGTATTTATTGTTGCTGATGGAATGGGTGGAGTAAATAAAGTACCTTTCTTTCAGCCACATGATGCTGCTAGATTGATGATAAATCAATTTAGAGGTGTTAAGGAAAAAAATCCTTTTGATATTATAGCAAATGCTTATAAAGCAAACAATCAAGTTACTACAGAAGAAATATTTAAACTATTACAGAGTAATGGTTTTATTTCAGATTCTGTAAAGTTTGATAATACAAGTTTTTCTGGTCTTGCGGATCCTACTATAATTGCTATAAATGGTCTACTTAGAATTTTAAAAGATCCAGAATCTATAACTGATAAAGATAGCTGGTTAACAAGAGCTGTTGGTGCTGTTGGTGTAAAAGCTCAAAGAGTTAGTAATAATAAATATGAGATTGAACATGTAGGTGATGCTGTTTTTTTTGTAGTAGATAAAAATAATAACATAAGACAAGCAGAAGGTCTGAGTACTTCACCTTTTGTAGATGGCTTTACATGGGGTGTTGATTCTAATGGTAACACAAGTGCTGAGCCTGCTAAAAAGATATCAAAATATACAGTTGAACTTAAACCTGGTGAAAGACTTGTTTTAGCATCTGACTTTATTGAAACTAAAGAAGCAATACAAGACTTTATAAAAGCAGGTTTTGGAAAGAGCTTAAATTTTGATGACTTTAGAAAAAATCATAAAAATGATGATGCAAGTTTTATATCAATAGAGTATCAAGACCCATCAGCTCAAACAAGTGGAGACACAAGTAGTCTTTCAGATGAGATTAGAAATGAGGTTATGGCTATAGTCAAAGAGAAGACTTATGAAGCTTCTAGAATTGCAGGTAACTACATTGATAACCAAATCAAAAACATATTTGACCCTAAGATAGGTAAAGCTGTATATGATGAAAACAGCATAACCAGAATAGCATATAACAATTTGTTTGGTCCAGAAGGTATTGTTACAGATCTTAAAGCTAAGTTTGATAGAAATGAGATTGCTGTATATACCAAAGACATCAGAGTATTTGACAAGGATGCTGGTATAGCCGGTGAGATAGATATCATCATAGTAGACAGAGATGGTAATGTTAAGATAGTTGACGTTAAAACAGGTGAGGCTAGTAAATGGAATAACTTCCAGGACAAAAAGAAATTTGGCTACCAAAAACAAAAAGACTATATCTTACAGCAAACAGCCTATGCTAACTTGTTATTCAATATGACAGGTCTTAATGCCTCTATAGGTATATTCCCAATTGAAATAACTAAAGATGATGAGACAGGTAAAGTACTAAGTGCACAGTCTCCAAAAGTTGCTTCAGGATTATTACCAGGTTCATATGAGATACCATTAGATAAAAGCATTTACCAGAAAGAAATTGACTCTATTATACCTAGAAAAGGTGTGGCTGTTGAGTCTAAAGAATCTGCTGAGGCCGCTAATCTAGAAAGCATTCCAAGACAAGATGCTGATGATGCTCCGTCACCTGCAGTTAAAGCTCAAGAAACTCTTGAAGAAAAACCTATTGGTGTTGGAAAAGGAGATCCTGATATGGCTGCACAACTTGCAATGAAGATCAGACTTGCCAAATCTAAAGATTCTATTAAAGCAGCACAAGCTAGTTTAAATAAAGCTGTTAAGAAACTGAGTGCGGCAGAAGTTGTTGAATTATCTAACCAGTTACAAGAGAAACTTGACTCATTATCTGAAGGAGTTCTGAAATTAAATAAAGAAAATCTTAAAGAAAATGACAAACTTATTGTAAAAACACCTATATTTATAAGAGGGGCTAAGTGGGCCATTTATGGAAATACTTTAGTGATAACTGATGTAAGTGATACAGGAGTTACTGTTAGAAAAGCTAGAGGTAAGAAAACAGAAAACCTTACATTTGCACAAGTAAATGCATTAACAACTTTAAAAGATAGTCTAGAAGACATGAAAGCTACAACTGAAAAACCTTTAACTAAAAAAGAACAAGATATAGTTGCTAAGTCCAAAGCAAATATTGATGAGTTTGTAAAAGACTTTAATAGATTAGATGCTATTGAAGCTGAGGCAGATTCAATGAGTATTGAAGACTTAGAAGAAAGATTATTTAACCAAAATATTTGTGAGTAATGGCTATTACATGTACACTGGGAAACCAGCAGTTGGAGGTATTATATGCTGTAGTTTATAAAAACATGCAAAATGTTCCTGAAGGAACACCCTTTGATGTTAGAACTTTAATGTCTAGACTATATGAGCAACTTAGAGAAAGACAGGGTGAAGGCCCTGCTGTTGAGTATGTTCAAGCAATACCTTATCTTGCTGGTATATTAAGCTATAGACTAGATGATGTTGAGATAAGTCCAGAGACTGATCTTAGAAATCTAGCTAGAACATTGATGAACCCGGAGACTGGTTATGCTGAAACTCTTAAAATGGTTAGTGGAGGTTTAACACCAGAACAACTTAGTATTATAGCTGAGGCAGAAGAAGAGGCTAGTGAAGATGAAGAACCTGTCCCGGTTAAACCAAGACCAGAGTTTAAAGATACAGATGATTACAAAGCAGACAGTGCTTTTAGCTCTACATTTGAAGAGTATCTTACAGTAGATCCAAATAAAAAACCTGAAAGCTTTGCAGAACAAATAGACCCAGACAAATCATATATCTATGCTACTCTTAGAAAGATAAATGATGAGATGAGAAATGATTTAGGCAGAGATCTTAATACTGATTTTGTTTTCCAGGGTAAAACCTTGAAACTAAAAACAATATTACTATCTAAGCTTTCAGTAAATGATAGAACTGAGTACAGTAATAACTTTGTACTAAGAGCTAATAGCATTAAGAATCCGGATCCTAAAGTAAAAAAACCAAATGAGATTGTTGCTTTAGTGGTTACTGATGAGAAAGGAAACTACATTTACTTTGACAATAATGGTAATGTGTCCACTAAAGAAAAAGGTGGTAGAATAGTTTACCAAATGATGCGTGATGCCAGAAAAGAAGGTAACAAATATAGAGTTACTGATATCTATGGTAGAACAGATCAAATTCAAACTCCTGAACAGATTGCTGAGAACATGATGAACTTCATGGGTTACAAAGACAAGGCTGCATTTGAAAAGGGTGAAAAGATGTCATTTACTGATTTTGTAAAAGGTCTTGCTGAAGATCAACAAAAACAATTCAAAGCTCTATATGAGTTAAGAAACTCTATTGTAGAAGGAGGTAAATCAAAGTTACTTAAGTTAACTAGTATCTCAACAGGTGTTAGAATTAAAACTGACCCTAATCAAAAGGTAACTTTACAGAACCTTACCGGACAATTTCCTATGAATAGTAATGAGATATTAAGTAGTATGATAATACTTAATACTCCATCAAAAGGATTTGAAGCCGGTGCTGCAGTATTAAACATTGAAGGTGAAACATATAAGGTAGATAGATCAGATATAACAGAAGACTTAGCAAGAAAGATAGCTAAGGCTCTTACATCTAGCTTATCTGATGAAGATAAGAATACTTACTACTCACAGTTCTTTGTAGACAAAGGATTCTTTGGTACTAAAAGACACTATGCTGCATTTAAAAAAGGACAGTTCTTGTTTACATATGATACATATACTGAACAAGAAATGAAAGCAGACAAAGCTAAAGCTCAGTCTAATAAAAGACAAGCTATAGATTTAAAGTCACCTACAGCTGAAGAAGATATTTATAAGATACTTATGTCAGGTAAGTCTAGTGCTAGTGGTGCAAAATTCCCAGCCAAGATCAGATATGATGATACAGCATTGGATCAAGAAGTATATCTTGACTTTCAAGATGGTAAATTAGTTCCTGCTAACTACCTAGATTTCTTAACTACTCTTCCTGCTCAGATATTTATAAATGGTGCTAAGGCTGTGCCTTTCTATAACTCATATATGAGATTCAGAGTTCCAACAGAACTTAGTGAAAAGATAGATGCTGCTGCTGAAAAGGCCAAAGAAGATGCTGAAAAGAAATCTGTTGTAAGAACTAACAAAGATGATCTTGCTGATGCTATCAAAGCTTCATCTACAAAGAGTATGACTACTACAACTATTGGAGCAACTGCTGCAGGAACCACTGTTGATGGTAAACCATATGCTAACTTTAAGATTGCTAATCCAATCAAAGAAGGCCAAGGAGTTAAAATATACTTGGAGCAAAAACAGGAATCTGAGAACTTTAAATTTCCAAAGCATGGACAGAAAGTTCTTCTTGAAGTTGCTACTATAACTGTAGATAATAAAGTTATACCAGATGTAGTACAAGTATTTGATTATACAGGAGATAAGAAGGGTGTATTACTTGGACAGGCTGCTGAGACTGACTATGCAAAAGATGAGCCTGAAAGAGATTACACTGCAGAACCAGGAGATATAGTTGAAGAAAAAGTAGAGCCAAAAACCTCAGTTGAGGAACAAGTTAATAAGGTAATAAACAACCCTAATGTTTCTCAACCTTCAGATAAAGGTACTGGTATTAGTGGTCTGTTTAGTCTTGATAGAAAGATTACCTTACCAAAAGGTGTTACAGCTAAACAAATAGATGATGCCAAAGAATGGTGGACCAAATCTCCACTAAACAAATATATTGAGTTATCACACTTAGCAAACATAGTTAACTCTGATGCATATGCCAGATTTATAGTTGACGGTAATACTCTTGCTAATGGTGGTAAACCTGCTAAGATAGAAATATACAAGTCAGGTTCATTCACTGATGTATATCATGAAGCATGGCATGGATTCTCTCAGTTATATTTAACCAGAGATGAGAAGAAAGCTTTATATGCTGAGGTGTTTGAAACAGGCCTTGTTCAAAATTATTCATTCCGTGAAATGGAAGAACTCTTAGCTGAGGATTTTAGGAAATATGCACTAAATCAAAAGACTAAGAAAGGTTCTCCAGTAAGAAATACATTGTTCAGAAAGATCTGGAACTTTATTAAAAAGTTATTTGGTATACCTGGAGTACAAGACATGTCTCCAAATTTAGCAGAACAGAGTGATACAGTTAATGAATTATTTTACAGACTGTATATGGCTGGTGAGAACCCAAATTTATTGAACATATACACTCCACTTGTAGATAATGTAATGTTTGATATACTTAACAGAGGTATCAATAATGTTAGTCAACCTAAGGAGGATTCATTAAATAAACAAGATGCTGTACTAGTTTCTGAGTCTATAGATTCTGTTATATCAGAAATAGTTGATGAGGTAAACAATGACCCATCTAATAACTATGGTAAGTCCGGTACTCTAAAACTTTTGACCAAATCTGAGAACAAAGTTCAGTTATATGAACTTGTAAGACAAAGATTTCAAGAAAGACTTAGACAAATACAAGGAGAAGGTCCTGGTAAGATCACATACATGCCAGAGAAACCTTTTAATAGCTTCCAAGATGCTGATGCATTAGAGAAAAATGCTGCAGCTGTTATCAGAGACAAAGATGGTAATCATAAATATGTGTTCTTAAGATCTCAGATTGATGATTATAATAACTTAGATTTAGATACAAAAGCGGGAACTAGACAGAAGGGTGAATTATATAAAGAAACCATAGAGATAATCTCAGACTTTTACAAACATAAGGCTGTTAATAATATTAATGATCAGCCTGCTGATATATTAATAGTTACAGATATTGAAGAGGCTAAGAACCAGTATGATAATTATATTAAAGGGAAAGCCAAAACATTTACCTCAATAGATATTAATGAAGATGTAGTAAATACATTACCAGAAGTACCATATGAGCAAAGTCAAGAATTAGACAATGTAAGAATTCTACAGACTGCTCTAAACAACTGGGGTGATCCAACTACTGGTGTTATAAAGTATCATATTGAGAATAGTAGATTTGATCTTATCAGACAAAAAGTTACTGATATAGATGCTGAGAAAGATGCAACTGGTGATGCAACAGCTAGTGAAAAGTTTGAAAAGAAAGCCGGTGAAATGTCTCTATTAGAGATGGCTGACCAAGAGATAGTTTATATCTTAAAAAGTTTATTTAAACAAACTAAGAAAGGTACTAAGTTTATAACTACTAATAACAAACTAGGCTTCAAAGACTTAGGTAACTTTAACCAAAACTGGAAAAACACTGTAAGAACTTTGAATGGTATTACTGATCCAAAGCAAATGTATACTGCAATTGTTGAGGCTTCAAAAATATATCCTGAGTTTGAACAGTTGTTAAACAAGATACCTGATCCATCACTACCTACTACTCCTGCAGAGAATGACATTATCACTTCTATGTGGCAAACATTCCAGAAACCTGCAGCTACATTGCTACAGTTAACTGGATTCAAACAAGATGATGGAAGTATCATAACTGAACTTACAAATGCTGCCGTAGATGTAGCAAATACTATTAGAGAATTTGGTAACAGATTTAAAGCTGATACTAGAGATGCATACATAGAAAGAATAGATAATCAATCTATGTTAAATGTAACAGCATTAATAAGAAACTTTTCAGATGCTAATGGTAACTTAGACCCAGATAAAACATTTAAGTTCCTAAATGCAATGGGCTTCTATCTTGATGACCTCAAAGTTATAAAGGATGAGCTCAATAGTATACAGGGTGTAAAAAAATATGGTGTTAATTATATATTCAATACAATAAAAGCTATAAGCTATAGTGAGAATGCTAAGACTGTAAGTAAAGCAGCTGCTGATGTTATCTCTGAGTTTAAGAAAGATCCTTTAGCTACCTTAATAAAAGGTATCTCACCTCAAATTATTGGACCACCATCTAGCTTTGTATATACGGCAGGTTCTAAACAGAAAAACTTTGTTGAGAAGATAGCTGGATTACAAGTTAAGTATGGTGTTGATGCCTCTAACTTTACAGCACTTAACCCAGAAAGAAACTTAGTGAACAAACATATAGAGCATAGTAGTGCTAGTATGATCATTAATGGTTTTAATCAAGCTACCAAGCTTGAAGACTTCTGGAAAAAAGATGAGTTAAAATATATGAGCTCATTCAATCCTGCAGTAAATCCTTTTGTTGAAGACTTACAAATTACTAAATCCTTATTTGATTTAAGCAAGCCTGAGAAAGCAAGAAGAACAAGCAGATCTCTTGACTTAATACTTGACATGGGTACTCAAATTGCTGAGTTCACTGTTGAAGATGATGAAGGAAATAAAATTACCAAGTCTATTGGTACTAATACTACATCATTAGATCAGTACAGTAAATTCTTACAGGAGTTCCACACATTCTTTAAAGGTGGTTTACAGGAGTTCCTAAGAGCTGGATCTAAGTCTACAGCTATGGCTTTGAGAATAGAAGGTGGAATTATGTCTGAGATTGGTGATAGAAAAGACCCAAGATACTATGTTGATTTAGATAAGTTTTTACCAGAGGGTAATGCTGAATCATTTGCATTTGACAATATTATTCTGCCTTACATATCTGCAGAGACTGAAAGAATCAACAGATTTAAAAACTCTTCTATAGCTAAGAACTATACTGGTTATAACAGAGAGTTTAAGGATGGTAAAATGTATGGAGAGTCATATGTGTACTTTGATTCTATACTTGATAAAGATTTACAAGATGATATTCTAGCTGTGGTTAATAAACCTGGTGTGAAGTTAAAGGATTATATTAAAAATGATCCTAAGCTTTATGATAGAATAAAACAAAGAGTAACTAAATACTTTAATGATAGTACAGAAGAAGTCTATGAATACTTACAAAAAGCTAAGTATATAGATAAAACTGTCATGGATAGATTAAATGTACCTAATCTAACTAACTCTGAAAAAGAAAGAATACTTGCTAAAGCTTATATGTATAATGCTTGGATTCATAACTTTGAAATATCTCAAGTTATTTTTGGAGACATTGCACAGTTCAATCATAAGAAAGAGGAGTTTCATAAAAGAACTTCAGGAGCTATTTCCAGTGGACCAAAAATCAGAACTGACAAAGCATTTAGAGATTTCATAAATGATGTCAACAGTAAAGAAACTGGATTTACATGGGATAGAAATGCTTATGCTAAAACTGTAGGTAGCTCAGACTATGTTAAGTTTACTTACAATGGTACTGTTAATACAGCTATTATGCAGGATGCAGATAGAGATAGTATTTACAAACCAATTATTGAAAAAGCTATCAGAGAGGATTATGAAAAAAGATATGCTGGTAAACCTAATGCTGCAGAAGAAGTAGAGAAGAGAGTTAAGATTGAAGCTGATAAGTACTTGAACATGACTGAGGCTGATGGTCAAGGTTATATTACAATTGATGCATACCGTACACTTAAGAAGGGTATGAATAAGTGGAGTGATCAGCAAGAAGCACTTTATAAAAAAATAGTAGCTCGTCAAGAGATTACAGCAGCAGATGTTGTAAATTTCTTCCCTGTATTTAAGTTGCAGAACTATGGTAACTTAGCTGGTACAGTGTTACCTGTAACAGCAATGCATAAGTTTGCTCTTATGCCTTTAATACCATCTGTAATTAAAGGATCTGACTTAGAGACACTACATCATGAAATGTTGAGAAACAATATTCAGTATGCAACATTTGCCAGTGGATCTAAAGTTGGTGGTGTTACTGCTGACGGGAAACCAGATAACATTTTTGCTGACAAAGAGCAAAAGATTATAAAGGACAAACTGACTCTTACTCCTAATACTGTATATGTAGAGTATCTTAAAGAATCAGCTAGTGTTCCAGATTATTCTAAAGGTAAAGTTGTATTTGCAACTCAGTTAAGAAAACTACTTCTTAATGGTCTATATGAAAGCGGTAAACTTATCAATACTAAAAATGAGTCTGCTGCTAATAGATATAAAGCTGCAGTAGATAACTACACTAATCTATTAAAGCTTGAGCTTCTTGATGAGATTAACTTTAAGAAAGAAGGTGATAGTTACAAAGGTAATATTGAAAACTTACTTAGATTAATCCAAAGAGAGCTAAGAAGAAAAGATATGCCAGAACATTTAGTTGAGGCTATTGGTCTTAATGAAGATGGTACTTTAAAAAATGACTTGTCAATACATCTTGATGCTCAGACAATTGAGAAGACTATAATGTCAATAGTAGAGAAAAGATTTGTTAAGCAAAAGCTTTATGGTGAAGCACTGGTTCAAGTATCAAGTACACTTACTAGAGGTATGTGGTCTGGTGGTGTTAAGTTTACTGAAGGTACTGAAGCTGAGAGAGAAAAACTACTAGGTAGTAATACACTTCCTTTCTATGAGCCCGGAAAAGATGGTAATACAAATGCCATGAAAGTTTCCATTGGTATCCAAGGTGAGTTCAATAACTTACTTAATAAAGAATGGAAGGGTGAAAAGATAGGTACTATCCAAAGACTTAATGAACTTATCAAAGATGAAGAGTGGCTTAATACTGATGATAACAGAAAGTCAATTACATTAAGTGCTGTTAGGATTCCAGTTCAAGGTCTTAACTCTATGGAGTTTATGGAGGTTTATCATTTCATGGATCCTAGTGCTGATAACATGATCTTTGTTCCATCTGAACTTGTTGCTAAGTCTGGTGGTGACTTTGACGTTGATAAGTTAACTACATTCTTTCCACACATAGCTTCTGATGGTACATATGTTACTAGTAAAGAAAACACCAAAGACTTTATCAATAAGATAAATGCTGAGAGAGAAAAGACTAATAAAAGTTTTGCTGGCCAGATTAAAGCACAGAAGAAAGCTGCAGAGAATGAGATACTTGAGTCAATTAAAGGGGTACTTGAATTACCAGATAATTACGTAAACCTTGTGAGACCAAATGATACATATATCTTACAGGACATTTCTGAAGAGCTTGAGAACATAGTAAGTGACTATGATAGATTTGTAGGTGGTGATAAAGATGGAAAAAAGATTACTCCATCTATTACACTTCATCCACTGTACAATGTACATAAGCATGGTGTAAACATGGAAGGTAAAGATGTACTTGGTATTGCAGCTAATGAAAATGCTATCAGTCCAGTCTTTGATTCTATTGGTGCGGCAATGCCAAAAGATTATTACTTAACTAAGTTTAGTAAAAAACTTGGAAGAGATGTAGAACTTAAAGATAAACCAAAAGTTCCAATGAGATTATTCCTACCTCATAATAAAACAGATGATGGTAGAATATCCCTTTCAAAAATCTATGATGCTGATGGTATTAATAGTGTAGCTGAATTATTTTCACAGGCTATTAATGGTACTGTGGACGTTGAGAAAAACCCATGGATATTCTTTATTCAAGGTAACATGGAAGTAGCTAGTACACTGTTCTATTTATTTAAAGCAGGGGTTCCGGTAAGAGATGCTATCTTCTTTGTTTCCAACCCTTTAGTAAGACAGTATGTAGATAATCAAAAAAGATTAAAGAGTGCTTATGGTGAGTTCACTGGAGATGCTCCAAAAAATCAAAACTTTGTTAAGTATAACTCAGCTGAGATGGTTGTCAATGGAGTAATTTCTCAATTGCTTAGAAATGTTGTTAAGGAGCACAAAGGTGATATGTTTGTTGTTACTCAAGGACCTTTTGATTTTAAACCAAAAGTTAACAGGATGTCTGTTGAGGTATTTATAGAAGAGGTCAGAAACGGAAACCTTGAAGTATCTTTAATAAAAAGACTTGAGAAAATCTCAGGTAGTCCACAGACAAAAATACTTTATACTAAACCTGAGATAACAAGTACAACGTATGCTAAGTCTGTAAGTAATTATGTGAACAAACCAAATGTTCTTAAGAATGGAGTATTTAGTTCGGCTGACATGGAAAAACTAGTAAAAGAACCAGGTCAAGAAAACTCCAACCTTGCTATCTCTATGTTCTTACATTACTTGGAAATAGAAAAACAACTTAAAGGTATTTCTACTGCTAAGTCAAATGCAAAACCGGATACTCAAACATTTAAGAGCCCACAAGAGATATTGTATAGAGATGTAAACATTGATTTGTTAGCTAATAACTCTAAGGTAGATCCAACCTTAATGACATCACTACAGACTGATTCAGTTCTTAGTTCATTGTTTGACAAGGAAATCATCATGTCTATGCTTAACCCATTGTTTAAGTTAAGAGACAATACATTACTTAATGATTTTATATTGTCTAAGATCAGATTAAATGCTGATCTTATCAAAGCTAACTTTGGTCAAGGTAAAGATGGTGCTTCTAGGTTCATAGATGAATATAAGAATGCTATGATCAACTTTATTTACCAGAACTATATGTCCAATATTATAGATTCCAATGGTAAAATAAGTAATAGACCTGATGATTATAGAGGTCATAAAGTTACTAGTAATAACTCCCAGGAGAAAGATGTAATTATAAATAAAGATGCAGAAGGAACAATAACAGGTATATCTGTTAACTATAACTTAATTGAATCTGACTATAATAACAACTTATACCTTGGTAAGAATAATGCGGTAGATAACTCTTACTTTAAGAGAGGTCTGAAGACATTTAAAGAGGATGATGCTTTATTCCCAGACAAAACAAGTTTTATAAAGTATGTCATAGAGAGAGAATACTTAAGAGATATTTATAAAGATACAATACCTGCAGCATCTTTAGAGATGTATCTTGCAGATAAAGCTCTTATGAATACATTCAACAGAACTGCAATAATGAAGGATAATGAACATTCATATACTGATAAAATTATGAATATCATTAAGAATTTTCCTCAGCTAAAAGCACAGTTCCCAATACTAGAACAAATATCTAGAGTACCAAGTAAGACTGGTGATAATATGTTAACTCTTAATGACAGAAAAATTATCTCTGGATCAGAGGCTCAGATATATGTACAGAATATAAAACAACTTGCTGATCCTAATATTAAGAAAGTAGAAGACCCAATATCAAATAAAGTTATTAGTGATGTCTTTGGTTTATTCCCACAAATGATGGTATACCAGCATGGTGTAGGTAAATCTAAATATGGATTTAATTCAGCTCTTCCTGTAGATAAGTATAACACCATAATGAAGTATGCTTCTAAAGTGTTCTCAGATAACTACATGAATAACAATGCTTTCCAAATTATATTTGATAGACTTACACAAGTTAAAACTCCATTCAAGTCATACATGCTTGATGCTGAAAAACTTAGTGAAGCTGGTAACAGAAGATTATCTCCTGAAGCACTTAAACTTGCAAATGAGGTTGCACCAGGGTTTATACAATCATCTTATGATGAAGACCAGATAATAGAATTCTTTGATGAATTATCAAAAATTAATGAACCAATTGAAAGTACAAAAGAAACTGCAGATGGTGCAAGAGAGTTCTTAAAAGACTTTTTAAAGAAGTATCCACAATACAATGAAAAAACTAAAATAAAAGAGAGAAAGACTGCAAACTTTGCTATTGCTCAGATACTTATTTACAATGAACTTGTAAAAGAACAAAGTGAAACAGATGAAGAAGGACCTACACCAGGTACTCAGTTAAATTTATTTGGAGAAGAACCTACTCAACCTACTGTACAACCAGTAGGAGAAGTTAAAGAAGGTGTACCAGAACTATTTGATTCTAATCCTGAATTAGCTAATGCTGTATATGAAGCTGCTGGGTTTATTAGATTAGATAATGTGGTTGATGAAGTATTTGGTAGCAAAGATGAAAGCACTATAGAAAACTATTCTAATAATGGTTTTTGGTGGGTTAAAAAAACATTACCTTTATCTGAAATCAAATTAGGTAATTTTGGACAAAGAAGTGAAGAAGAAAATAATAAATACACTGAAAGTTTAAAAAAAGAAGGGCAAAAAGTACCTGGAATTGTTGACTCTAATGGTATATTAAATGATGGTTATCATAGATATTTTTCTTTAAAAAACGCAGGAATAAACATTATGACTGTGTATGCACCTATAACTCCACAACAAAAACAGCAAGCTCAACAACTATACTCTCAATATGTAGAACAAACTGGTAAACAAGATATAGAAGGATTTAAACAGTTTGTATCTACTCAACCTACAGCTCCTGTAAGTACTGGCTTTCAAGGATATAAAGGTGGATTTGAAAATGTAGGTAAAGGTACTCCTCAAGGTGATGGTAAAGATAAAGCAATGAGACAGATTGCTGATGGATTTATTGGTGAAGTACTTGATAGAAATAAACAAACATCTAGTAATTTTTCAGCCAAATCTATATATGAAAAGGATAAAACCAATAATACATTAGATTATTTTGATAATGCACCAACAGTTGTTGCATATAGAGAAACTGGAGTAGATGGTAATAAAGTGGTAATGCTAGCAAGAAATGGTGAATTAAAAAATAAACCTCTTAGTTCTGAAACTAAAAATCAAATAGAAATAGCATTTAATAATGGAGGTGAGTTTGTAGTAGGAGATATGCCGGGAGTAGACAGTCAGTTCATAGATTACTTACAAGAGATAGGTGCTAAGTTTACTATATATCATACTGGTAGTATACCAAGAATAGAACTTGACAACACTGGAAATTTAACTAACTTTACTGAGAGAAAAGATACTGAAGAAGATGACTCTGATGATCTAGATAATAACTGTACTAATCCATTTTTAGGAGAATAATTAATTGATATGGCAAGGTCTGCATGCACAAACAAGAATTTAAGATTTAAGTCCTCTGAAGCCTCTACTAAAGCTAACATGAGATCACTAGGTATTGTAGATAAGTACCTTAATATCCAGGACTTCAAAAAATTTCTGGAATACAACTCTAAGTGGTCAAAGTATGCTAATGAGAAATATGGTATTGAAGGTAGGTTGTTTACTCCAGAGTTTGGTGGAACCAGAGCTTTACCTAACAAAGAAATGTTTCATCAGATAGATGCTTTCAAAGGTATCTTCTATAAAGAGAATGCATATCTTAGACCAGATTATTTACCAGAAAGATCTAAGCCAGACATAGTTCCATTTGAGTTTAATAAAGAGGATGTAAGTCAGGAGAGAGCAGAGAAAGTTCTTAATGCTCTTGCAGAAAAAATGATGCTTACTTTAGATGTACCATATCAGTACATAACAGAAGAGGAAGCAATTGAGACATTATCTGGAACAAGCACTCCATATAAAAATCAACCAGGGTTTTACTATGGTAATATGGTATATCTAGTTAAAGGTAAAGCTAACATGGGTACAATGATCCATGAGTTTGCCCACCCTTTTATTAAAGGTATATCAATCCAAAACAATAAGTTATTTAATAACTTGTATAACAAAGCCAAGCTTACAGCTACCGGCCAAAGTATTATTGAGCAAGTGAAGGCTCTATATCCTAATCTACAGTTTGAGTCTGATAGATTTATGGAAGAAGTTCTTGTTAGATCTCTTGAGAGAGATGCTGAGAATAAAATCAATAAGCTTCAGCAACAGGATCCGGAGTTCAATAACTTTATCAGCATGCTTGTATATGCTATAAAAGAACTCTTCAGAAAAATATCCAAAGTAATTTCTGTAAAAGATCTTAAGTCAGATACAACCATAGATCAACTTACAGACATGTTACTGTTTGAGGACATTAAGATAGCTAACTTAAAGTTTGATCAGACAGACTATGCTGAGATGAAGAATGAGTATGATGACCTTGTAGATGCTCTCCAAAATGTGAGCACTAAAAATCTACAGAATGCCATCAACCAAACATATGTTGAGGCTAAGTACCAGATTCAAGTATTGAAAGACTCAGGTAGACTTAAGAAAGAACTTGTTGGTGAAGGTGGTCTTGCTATACTTAGTAATCTTAAAGGTTTCCTAGCTAGATACCAAAATGTTGATGTAAAAGATGTTCCTGTTGAAGATGTGGCAGAAGCATTACAAGCTCAACAAGAGGAATTCAGAGTGAGAGCTACTGCATTAGTTGAAAGTTTATCCCAGGTAAAAGTCTTTACTACTAAGATAGAGAACATCCTAAATGAGATGGAGAACAATGACAGTTACTTAACTGAAGATGGTATATCAAAAATCTTATACTTTAATGACTTCTTATCTAGACAAGATAAATTCTTAAAGGCTATCAAAAAAACTATTGGTCTCTCAAGAACCAATGAGTTTGTAAAAGAAGTATCTGATATATCTGATATAGTTTCTGTTGCCAGAGATAAAGTAAAAGAACTTCAAAAGGAATATGCTCTTCAGTTCATGGAAGACAATACTGCATTTATGCAAGATGAACTTGAAAAAAGATTAACTGAAAGAATCAATACTTATCTTAAACAGGATAAAATACCACAGGCTCAGATAGATGAACTTGTAGAAAGGATTATATCTAATCCTGATGGTAAGACTGTTACTGTTAAAGACATGGGTGCTGGAATCAATTCAGCCCGTGCTGCAGAATTAGTTAGAGAAGTAGGTGAGTACTATCAAAAAAGACTTACCAGAGATTCATTAAACAATTGGATAGAAGGTAATACAGAAGACATAGGTATTATGGAATCACTTCTTAACCCATACATGTCCATTGATGATCCGCTAGGTAGTTTTGTAAGATTTATGAAAACAAAACTATCTGATGCTGAGCAAGTTAGCCTTAGAGAAGAGACTGATATGCTTGAGACACTTATACCACTAATGCAAGCTGCAGGTCTAAATCCTACAAACATTGAGAGATCAGGACAAGCTTTACTATCTGTGGATAAAGTAGGTAGTACAAATGATAAAGGTGAGTATGAAGAGTTTGAAGTCTACAAAATCAAAAGTAAATTTGGTAACGGATGGAGAGCTGACAGAGATAGATTTGAATATGAATTCCAACAGGCTCAAGAAAAAGGAGACAAGACTGCAATGAAAGAAATTCTTGCAAGAAAGTGGGACTGGGAAAAGAAATATATGCATCAGGAAAAAGTTCCTGAGTATTATGCTGTGCAGGATATTTGGAAACAAGAAAATAAAATCACTAATCCATTTACAAAACAAGTAGAAACAATCCCTGCTACTATAGCTACTGAGTCTTATCTTGAAAGACAGAAAGCACTTGGTGAGATGATAGTATACAAAAGCCGGGACTTTACTACTATGGATGACATCTATACCTTTACTGAAGCAGATGAAGCTCAGAAAAGATACAATGAGTTATTCCAGATATATGATAGCAAGGGTCAACCTAAAACTGGAGAAGAGCTCCAAAGAGTTTTAGTAAGACTAGAATATAGAAGAAGGTCTAGTAAGTTCTATGAGTATATTCCTAATGAAGATAAAGTACAAACAGATTTAGATTCTTTTGTTCAGGACCTAGCTGCTAGAAAAATTACAATGGAATCTAATCCTGAAGAGTTTCAAAAAGCTCTTGAAAAGTTTGAGGAAAGAAACTTTAGAGTAGCCTATACTCCAAGCTACTATGAAAGTAGAGATACTATAATGACTGAGATAAAGACCCTTACTAGCAAAAGTAAGAAGTCTGCTATTGCTACTGAGTTAGCTGATCTATACCGTCAGAGATTTGCATTATCTAATCTTGTGACTGATAGAAACGGTCAGACTAATGCTCTTGAGTATAAACCTGAGCAGTTTAAACTTATGAAGGACATTGAGGAAAAGATAACTGATTTAGAAAGTAAAATAGATACCAAGTCTGGTTTACTTGCTGAAGAAGCTGATAAACTCAAAGCTTATGAAGAAAGACTTGCAGCAGGTTATGACTTATCAGTTACAGAACAGACTGATTATGATGAACTTACAGCAAGAAGAAATGAGTTAGGTCTGTCTGAATCTGAGTTCAAAAAGCTAAAAGAACTGTTTGCAGATTTAAGAGGCTTGACACAAAAGACACCTACTGAATACTACTATATAGCATTTAATAATATGCTGGGTGATACAGAGGTTCCTCATATTACTTTAGAGAATGCAGATGACTGGATAAACTCTGAAGATTTATATACTGCAATGGAACTTAATCCAGAGTTTGCAGAATGGTTTGAGAATAACCACTACAAGAAAAAAGTCTGGAACAATAGTACCAAACAAAAAGAAGACAAGTGGTTTAGAACTAGAATGTGGACTTCAGTAAAACCTGTAGATGAAAATCATTACAAGAAAACTACTCTAGTACATCCTGTTACTAAACAACCATTAATTATCAATGGAGTACCGGGACCTAAGTATTCTTACCAAAGAGTCAAAGAAGAGTACTTTACTGTACCGTTTGATGCTGAGGCTAAGAAAAAATATATTGGTACTATTATAGATAATGATGGTAACTACCTTCCTAAAGAATACAAACCAGGTGATCCAAACAGTGCCTATGATGATAAGTACATGGATAAAGAATATGCTCAAGCTATTACTAATCCTGCTATGAAAAACTTACTGGATAAAGTAACTGAGTACATGTTAAAGATGCAGGAGAATAGACCAGGTTCAGCTAAACTCTATCTTGACTTACCAAGAAGAAGAAAGGCTAGTAACTTAGAATTACTTAAGTCTGGAAAAGCTGTGTCTGATGTTAAAGAAAAAGGTAGTGCTACATGGGAAGCTGTTAAATCTACATTTGCAAAAAGAAAAGATGACTACCAAAACTTTGGTATAAACTATAATCCTAATACATTATTAGTATCAACTGACTTAGAGGGACAACCTATAGCCAGAATTCCAGTAGACGGTTTATACAAAATGGAACTTAATGAAGTTTCTACAGATGTATTAAGTGCTATGTTCATGTATAACTACTCACTTAACAAACAGGGAGTACTAATAAAAGAAAAAGCCAAGGCTGAAACACTGAGATCTGTAATGAATGATCCAGATAATGCTATCAAAGATCTAAATAAAGCTAGTAAGCAAGTAGCTAAGAATACTGGTGTACTATCTTTTCTTAAAGCTGGAGACAACAGAAGAGCTGCTGCACTAGATTACTTTATAGAAAAGACATTCTATGGCCAGAAAAATAGTGCATGGGAATCTGAATATCCAGGGTGGCTTAAGTTTGCTAATAGCTTAATGAGCAATGCAAGTAGATCATTTATTGCTTTTGACTTGGTATCAGCTGTGAAAAACAGATTTGGTATGATAGTTCAGAACTCTATTGAAGCTGCAGCTGGGGTTTACTATAACCCAATCTCATTTGCTTCTGGTAGAATGTGGGCATATCAATCAGCTATTGAGCTTGCAGGTTTTACCGGAGGAGGTATCTATAAGAAAGGAGCTAAGTCACTTAACCTACAAATGATAGACATGTTTGACCCTGTTATAGGTAAAGTAGAAAAGGACTATGGTAAATCTGCTACTAGAAGTTTTATCAGAGATATGTTTGATGTTACCTGGGCTTATGATGCTAGAAAACTTATGGAGGTTGAAGGTGCTTTCCAAGTAATGGGTGGTATGATGTATCATAAAGAAATAGAACAAATCCAACCAGATGGTTCTGTAAAGAAAATAAAGTATATAGATGCTTGGGAACTTAATGATAAAAAAGAAATAGTTCTTAAACAGGGTATTAATCCTGAGTGGGGTAATAGATATGTTGACCATACTGTAGCTCCTAATGAAACTCTAGAGGCTATAGCTAAAAAATATAGTATGTCTGTTGAAGAGCTGGCCGCTAAGAATAAAATCAAACCTAGTGCTAAGCTTACTGAAGGACAAGAACTTGTTGTATCTAGAAATACTAATTTCAATGACTACAAGTTGAAGATCCATTATGTACAGAAAAGACTTAATGGTGCTATGGATGAACTAGATTCTCCACAAGCAGAGAAGTATATTGTATATAGGCTATTTACTTTCTATAAAAAGTTTGCTACTGGTATGTTCCTAAACAGATTCCAAACAGACTTGTCTAAGAATAACCGCTGGGGTCATGTGTACAACTGGGAAGCAGGTTCACCTGTAAAAGGATATTATATAGCAGGTGTCCAAGCAATGTATAAAACATTGAGAACCGGTGGTGCTTATTGGTCAGTAATGACTAAAGAAGAAAAAGCTGCATTCAGAAAAATGATTACTGAAGGTATGACACTTGCATTAATGGCAATGGCTATAACTCTTATATTTGGTTGGGATCCTCAGGATGAAGATAGATTCCAGAAACTAGCCAAGAGAGAAGAGGACTATGGTTACTTTGGATGGATGGGTAATCATATGTTGTATCAGTTAATTGCAACCAAAAGAGAGAACCAATCTTTTATTCCATTACCATGGGTTGGCGGACTAGAAGAATGGTATAAATATGGAGATGCTACTTCAATTGCATTTGGTCCTACTATTGGTCTTTACTTAAAGATACTTGCAGATTTAGGTTACATGGCAACCGGTAGTGAGAAGGCTGTATACCGTCAAGAGTCTGGACCATATCCATGGCAAGAAGAAGGGGACTATAAATTATGGAATCACATATTAAGCATCTATGGTATTAAAGGTAAGAACCTATCTCCTATATGGGCATTAAGAAGAGATGAACAATTCCAAAATCTTAAATAATAAATAATGGCAAAGGCAACAACAACAACAGTAAAAGCATATATCAAGCCTAAAATTTCTAGACCTGGTGTTCATGCAAAGACAAAGACTTCTAGATCTAAAAGATCTAAGAACTACAAAAAAGCATACCGTTCCCAAGGACGGTAAAAAAAAGGGGAGAACCTTTTACAGCTCTCCCCCTTCATTTTCATAGAAGTCTAAGACTTCATACTTGTCTTTAAAGTGTATTACTTTAAAAATATTTTCTTCAAAATTATATCTTACAACAGATAGTGTACTTAATGCTTTGTGAAAAGAACATGCTTTACAAACTATACACTTACCCTTTGCACTTTTTACTTGATACTTTCTGTTGTTATTCTTGAATTTTTCTAATGGTTTTTCTACACCACAATTAAAACATTTAAGAGTCTCCATCTTCATCCTCTTCACAACAGTCACAGTCTTCTGACTCTAGTTGTCCGTACTCATTATCAAACCAATCCCTAGCATCTTTTTTGTTAGGTTCATCTATATCTCCTGAGGTCATAGCTTCTGCTCCGGCCATATAGGCCTCAATCATTGCTTTTCTAAATGTTATTGGATGCATCTATTTCAACTTTAATAAACTTACTTAAATCTGGTCTAAAATATCCAGGACCTTTTAATATCTTATTATCCTCTCTAAGTATAGGTTTTCCATCCTCACCTAGTTTACTCATATTACTAGCATGTATTTCATCAAATACTTCCTCTATAATATTCTGCATACCATGTTTAAGAATAGTTCCACATAAGATATATAACTGGTCTCCCAAAGCATCTGCTATTTCTACTAATGAGTTTTTGTCACATGCATCAAGGTATTCATCATTTTCTTCAGCCATTAGTTTATGTCTTAGTACTGCTTCATCTGGTCCTAAATTTTGTGGCCATGTTCCATTTTCTTGTCCAAAAGCTTCATGAAACTTTTTTACTTTAGTTAATTGTTTTTCCATAATGTAAAGATAAAGAAAAAAAGGGGATACATTTCTGCATCCCCGATTGATTATTAACCTGTTTACATCAACAGGCTCCTAGAAAAAGTCCGGTGTGTTATCCGGTTCTTCTTCAGTTTCATTAAAGTCAAGATCAAAATTATCTTCCTCAGCAAAATCATCTATTACTATAGGAGCTTCAAATGTATTACCTGCTGTGTCAGTATAGTTAACTATACCTTCTGCTTCAAATTGAATATGATCTTCTACAGTTGGTTCAAGACTTAATACATCTTCCTCAGCTTCATCTAAAGTACCAAGTATTTCTTCTACCTGGTGCACAATCTCTAACATTTCAGGGTCTTCTTGCACCATTTGTGAAAATGTCTTTTCTTCAGCTTCAGCTTCAGCAATCTGATCTAGAATATTAGTCTGTCCCGGATCTGCATACAATGGGTCTATTACTTCTTCTTCAACAGGTTCACTAATTACAGCAAGTGGTGCATTAGGAATAGCTGGTGCACTAAAATCACAAATTGTCCCAATAAAGTAATGCAAGATTCTTTGGTCTTCCATCCATGTTCTTGGATGTGAGGACTGTAATGCATTAGTTACAAAGTTATAAAAGGCCCATAAGCTATCAGTATTCTTGAATACTTGTTGTGGTCTCTTCATTTGATCTCTAATCATACTAGCTTGCTCTGTAGTAAGTATCTCATACTCAGCAAACAACACGCCTAATAACTGAGACTGTTTTCTCTTATTCAAACTTATTACTTCCATAGCAGCTTTATCAGCACATAGCTGATTATAATACATATATGCATTAGTGATATAGTCATCAATAGTGGCTTTTGTCTCTGTGTCTGCCGTACCTGTGTGTTTTCTAACCCAGCTACCAACTTCTCCAGACATCATAACAGATCCACTATTGTTTATATATGCACCTACTACACATTTAAACTTTACTTGTTTATTATAACTGTTTGTCCATGCAAACATCATTGACAACTCAGGGTCATTATTAAAATTTAGTTTATAAATTCCTTGAGCTATTTGTCCGTCAGCAGTACATCTGTACTCCTCATCTACAATACCAAACCCTGCAGCAGCAAGGGCTTGATAAGCATAATCAATAACAAACTGGTGACTAATCACAGTATAAGTAGCACCATGACTTGGCAGTGGTACACTTATTAAGTTTGCTTTAGTTGTGTTCTGTATTTTCTTTGGCATATTAAAATAAACTTAATTGGTTTACATTTGGTTCTAAACCTTCTATTTCTTTCTTTATATTTTCCAGATAGTATTTGTAGTTAATCTCATACTCATCAAAGTCCATGTCATCTATGTGGTTGATATAAATTTGCTGTAGCCATTTACCGGCCTCAATGTTTATTTCTCTACCATCAGACTTATTGATCTTCATGATCTTAGATCCTGTATTACATACATAATATCTTAAGGTGTGTTGTAGTTCTTTTTCTCTATACTCACCATTCTTAATACATCTCTCTACATATTTCCAATCACCCTTAATCTTCTTGCCTCCACAATAATCAAAGATATTTCTGTTGGATTTAAGATAATCTTCAGGCTGGATACCTTCTACAAAGTATGCATGCAAAGCTTTAGGTATAACTAAAAAACTTTTGTTCTTGTGTAAAGCTAAGTCAGCATACTCAAATCTACCCTTGCATTTAGATTTACCGTCTTCAGTAACAGCAATATAGTTATTTACATCACCCAGTACTAGCTTACTATATGTATCATGTTCTAGTTGAAGACTTGTCATCTTCTCCCATATCTTGCAGATTTCCATATACTTATCCATCTGGTCCCTAGGTATCATAGTTTCCAAACCATCTGTATTTTGCATTAGAGGAATTGCACCCGGGATACCTTCACAAATCATCTCATACAACATAGTAAGACTCAACTGACCATTAATAGTAATCCTCATAGTAAACTCAGGGTCATACAGGAAACTATTCTCATCATTGCTGAGACCATAAGTAGAGTTTAAGATAATCTTATATACATAGTTCTTTGGGTCCTTTTTAGGTATAACCTTTCTCTCATCAAAAAACCATTCATACTGTGTACAGAATTCATCTTGTGGTAAATGTGCCGGAGCCCATCTGTTTCTAATAGCTAGATTAGGATAAAAACTTATAACATCTGAAGTCATGATAACCATGTCTTCTGTTGCATTATATACCCTACTTGTTCTAGCACCATGAATACCACCAAGACCATAGTCTGTTTTAACTCCCTTATATTGTACAGAATATTTAAAGCCTCCTTTTGTTTCACCAGTGTGGATAACCACATCCTGGAACTTTTTTAGAAGATGCTGGAATGTAGCTGTTTCAAAACTTATATAAGGTAGTATGATATCTTTTACAACAATCTGGTTTCTTTGGGTTCTCATCTGACGGAGATCATACTTCTTGATACCAGTTTGTTTACTTAAGAAATGCAAAAACAATTCTTTAGCTATCCTAGGTTCAGAGGCTGAGAATAAATCAATACCATATTCTTCAGTAAGTGCTCTTCTCAATTCAATCTGACCCTTACTCAAACTCATGATTTGCTTAGTAGACCGGACATCATTAATACAATAGTTTACTATAGATGCTATTTGACCTTCTGTAACTTCAGTATAGTGAGGAATAGGCATATCTTTTATATTCTTCCAATCCATGCTATACTGAATCCACTTCAGGCTAGATCTCTTAGCTGGGTTATCCCAGTGATTAAGTTTAAATACATCTATCTGCCTAATCTGTAAGTCTCTAGAACCAAATTCAGCAAACTCTCCTGCATTACTTCTTTGTATAGTAGCTTGTGCTTTTTGATATATAAACCTAGCAATAGTCTCACCGTCCTGTTCAAGTAACTGTTCTTTATTCCGGAGAATATGTTCAGTAATCTGACTGTCAAATGCAAGACCATTAAAGCTAACATGCCATTCTTCAAGAGTTATGTTTCTCTCAAGGAATGTTACTAGTTCTAGTATATCATTTTGTGATTTGTGACAGATAAATACTTCTCTGTGTTCAGACTTTACATCTTCAAAGCAGGCTATAAAACAATTGGATAATGTTTCATAATCCATGACATAATGTGTTCTCATACCTTAGTTCAGTTAAGCTGTTCCCCCGTTTAATTAAATAAAAAAAGAGGGTGCTGTTTGGTACTCACCCTCTTTCTGGTTTTTTGGTATTGTTTAAGCTTGCTCAGCCATAAACTTCTTATAATCAAACTTCTTAGCATTAACTGCAAATAGTTTGATAACTTCATCTATTGCTGTAGCATCTTCTATATAAAACTCCTGAAACACTTCAATCTTGTGTCTCTCTTGTTTCACACCTTTTGTACCAGTAACAGGCTGCCCATAATCATCAACTTTTGGTAACATATGTAATGATACTTTTCTAATCTTAGAAATCACTACAAATACCTTAGTATCCGGGTCCATGATACACTCTACATAAGGACAAGACTCAGTAATAGGAATCATTCTGAAAGTTTGCTTGTCATTCCATGTGGATTGTACAAGCATCATTGTGTTTTCACTCATTTTTTGTTGGTTTAATTTTTTACAAATTTACTGTTTTTTCTATATTTTCCAAGTTTGCAACTTCCAATACTAGATTTTCCTTATCTAAGTTGGGTTTATCACATAGCTCACCTACTGATTTTACAAGAGCAACCGGCACATCCAGCAGCTCAGCATACAGTTTAAAATGAGGAATGGGAAACAAATAACTATTCACATAATAGTAATTACCACTGTTGCTGTCAAAGAAATCTAAAATTCTACGCTTTATTTTTATATCCATTTTGCTATACCTACCATTTATAAAATGGTCCCAATCATCACTTAAATCAGAAAAATCAAATGTGAATATACTTGTCACAGCATCAGCCTTCACATAGTCACAGAGTCTAGAATGCTTTAGTAAAACATTCTTTTCAAAGTTAATATACTCAGCATCAGTGCGGGTGTGATAAACACATATCAATTTCATATCCTCAGTTGTGCAAGTATTACTCCATGAAACATAAGTCTCTTTTGGAACAACACTTGTACCTCTTTTAATGTCCAAGAGCGGATATAAAAATATCTTGGACTTTTGAAAGTACTTCTTATAAAGCGTGCTAATAACCATAAGTTCTACAATTTAATATTACCAACTGCAAGATCAAATGGTAAGTCATATCTCTTCTGTGTATAATGCCACTGGGCTATTTGTATAACAGATTTGAAATCACCCTTCCACTTGGTCATTGTTTCTGTAGAGACTTGGAAAGGATAAACTAAATTGTATTTGTCAATTACAATAAAGGTTACTTGAACTTGCCAGTCTCTAGCATCTGGTCTGTCTTTCAAGAACTTATCTGAAGCTAGAATAGTATAGATAACAGCTTGCATCCAATACTTATAGTACTCAACAGCTTCCGGGAAATCCTGAATTGACTTGCCAGTTGTCTTAAGGTCATTGATGAATATCATCTTTGCCTCATTGTCAACAACAACATTGTCAAGAATTCCGTGAAAACCAAAAGGTAATTTGTCATGGTCAACCCTAATATGCAACTCATTATAGGTCTCAATGTGTGTGTCTTCCTTAGTAACATCTAGTGCTAATAGTGTTCTCACATCACTATTACTCTTTAGTATCTCTACCTGTGCTTTGCAGCCATCCAAAGTAGGTTGATCCACTATTGATTTGTCTAGACTTTGTTTAAGGAATTCAAAATACTCTTTGTGGTCATCAGTAAGAATTTTGTCAAGTCTTTGCTGATCTGTTTTAAGATTCTGATAAAGATTTGCTGTGAGTAGCTGTGTGAGTATATCTTGTGAGTAGTCTTCCAAAGTTAATGAATTATTTCCATATCCAAGATGTGTCCTAAAAATATTATCAATAATTTTCTTTGGGTTTTCACTGGGCAGTTTCCCAGGCATGCTAATAAACTTATCATCATATGCTTCTGGCTCAAAGAGTAAACAGTGCAGGACGCTCCCTCCTACAAGGTGAGCATCCTTACTATCTTCTCTTTGGTTGAGCACATAATGATTGTAAAATAATGCAGGAGAATAAAGTAACTTATTCAACCCACTGTAGCTAAAGTAAAACTTCTGTTTGTAAAATCTCTCTAGTTCATCAGAACCATTCAAAGTCATTTGTGTCATTTTTTTCTTCTGTTGGATTAGTATTTAATTCTTCAGCCGGGGTCCCTGAAATTTCATTTAATTCAGATTCGGAAACAGGATCTGACTCTTCTAATGCTATTAACTCTGACTTGAGTTCATTTCTAACAATATTAGTAAATGCATCTTCTATGTCTTCATCAGCTAGTTCTTCCTCCTGTGCAGGCTCATTGCATACATCAGCAACCTCCGCCACCCCTGGAGACAAAGTGTTAAGATCTACAAGGTCTCCATGCAATTCAGATATCTCTATACCATCCTCTGGAACAAAATCTGGGAGCTCTTCATAAACATAGTTAGTATTTAGCAACTGCAGAGTTTCTTCATTGACAGTTATACTTTTTACTTTAAAAAATGTACTGTCTCCTCTTCTACCAAGTTCATCAGAATAATGCTCCATAAGAACATCTATTTTATCTGTATCAAGGACATCTTTGTTAATAAGAGACTGCATTATATTATCCACACTGGTATCCATGTTGCTTTTACTTTTACCTAGATAACTAAGTAAAGACTTGAAATTCACATGGTTCTTAGTATGACAGTTGTACATTTTGCCAGCATGATCCTTGAATAACATCTCTAGATACAATAAGCTATCTATATAATTACAATTAGCCATAATCTCCATTGCAAGTACATGATTGTCTCCATCTGAGCTCTTAAACATATCAGAAATCTGATTGAACATAGTTGCATCTATAGTAGCAGCATCTTCACCATTAATGTGTTTAATTAACTTACTCTCATCATAAATATCTAGGGTTAAGATATCTGGAAATAAATCTGTGTGATCACTGTCTACTGAATAATATACACTAGAGTGTCTAGAAATACTATTATAAGTGTATCTTTTTACAAATGCTAATTCTGAATTTCTAAGTTGACCAGCTGCAGAATAATCTATAATAACTACATCTTCAGTATAAAACTCTAAAGCTTGTGTAAGATTTTCTTTATAATAGTCATCCATAACTAGTTCAGGGTCTAGAAGAATAGCTCTAACAGCTGAAGTTTGTATAGAATAATACCAAGCTCCACTTGTAATCTTATCTTTAGTGTTCTTACCAACAAATACATGTGTAGCATCATTTATATTTCTGACAGTTTTAATACCATGTTGCAAAGACAAGTCTTTTAGTTTTACTCTTGGGATGTTTACTCCCGGTAGAAAATAAAGTTTATCTCCTTTTGAAGGGGTATAATCTTTATCAGTTGCAGTTATTATGTTTGTACTACTATCAGCACAATATAAAGGTTCTACCTTTATAATTAGCTCATTGGACATTGCATCTGCTTCATAAATATGTAAGTATGTTTTCATTCTTTTAAGTTTAATAAGGGGAGTTTTATCTCCCCCTATGTTTGTTTTAATTAAATTTTAAGTTCCTTTTGGTGGGGAACTGCTTGATGTTTGCTTTACTTGACAGCCATCTTCACCACGTCCTGATTCATCATGAGCTGAGAGAACTTAACTTTATTACCGTTAACAATCTCTTTGACCATATAGTATCTAAGGTCATCAGTAAATGCTTCACAGTCAGTAGTAAGTTTAGCTATCCTGTCAATGATTGGTTTACCTACTGAACCTTTGTCAGCTAAAGTAAGAGAATAGTTAATCACCCTGGTAGCAATAACACTAGAGATGTCAGCCCGGAAATCATCATCCTTACCAACAGCATTGGTTAAGCTATTCATTACATACTGCTCATCTTTAGTCAGGATGTCTACTGGAGAAATAATTCTATCTAGCTTATTATTAATAAACATAGTAAACATTGAACTAAAGTCTACACCAACAGAACCTTCACCAATCATTTGGATTAGAGGCAGGTCTGCTTCAAACTTCTCAATAGAACTAATAGCATTAAAGAAAGTAGTAATAGCTCTTGGATTAACTCTTTGAGTTACCAATTCCGGGTGCATCAACATGAAGTTAATACATCTACCATCTATGTTTGCTTTCTCTGCCCACTTAGCCCATACATCAGAATCATATTTTAACTCAACAGAGATAAATCTAGTCTTCTGAGCTACGTCAAGAGAAGTAACATTATAATCACCATTGTCTGGATTAGTAGTCAAGATTACATGCCAGTTCTTTGGTAGCTTCCAAGATACATATTCTTGTCTGTCTAATATCTCCATAGTTGCTTGCATGAATCTTGCATCAGCTCTGGTATAATCATCAAGAATCAAGAAACCACCCTCTCCTTTACCCTGAATCCATTCAGGAGCAGCATGTGACATTCTCTTACCTACAACTTTATAACCTTTAGCACTTGCTGCAGATATCTGAGACTCATTAATCCATCTTGTCTGACCTTCAGCATTTGCAATTTGAAATTCTTTTACAGGAAAACCAACCAAGTCACCCAATTCTTCTAGCTGAGATAAATTCAGCTTTACAACTTCCATTTGCAATTCTTTACCCAACTGCATGATTGCAGAAGTTTTACCCAAACCAGCATCACCCTCAATATTCACTGCCACAGGAACTTTACCTTCAGCTTGGATATGTTGGTTATTCTTAACCATATGTTTAATAAAATCCTTTAACTCATTTACATTCAATTGCACTTGATTCATAATCTTTAATTTTTATAATTCTAATTTAATAACTTTACCTGGTAACTCTGTATTCATATAAGACCTTTCTGACAAAACCCATAGAGTATTACCTCTAGGTTTTACAGAATAACCACATTCACCGTCAGTAAAATACACCAGGCTTGTATATTTTTTAGTGTTGGCATTAAAATATTCTAGGACAGGGTCAAACTCAGTTCCACCTCTACCTTGCACAGCCATTTCAAACTTACCTTTGTAAGGTTCAATAGATCTAATAACAGTATCACACTGTACTACAGTAATATCAACACCACATTTGTAAATATGGTAGATTTCACTCATAAACTCCTGCAACTCAGAATCACTTACTGAACCTGAAGTATCAATAGCTAACAACATATGCTGTCTCATTTTTACCTTCAGACCAGGATTAGCATCAAATCTGCGGTTCTCTTTCCTCCTGATTTTCTTAGTAAATACCTTAGTACTTACTCCTGTAAATCTTCTGATATAACCTCTCCAATTAAACTTAGGCTTTACAACTTCTTCAATAATAATTACTCCTTCAATTTCTCCAGGAACATTACCTTTCTTCTTAAGAGTTTGTTCTTTAGCATCACCAAGAACCTTTTGTAATTGTTTATCAATTAACTTCTGTTCTGCCTCAGTCATGTCTTCAAACTCCTCCCAGGTAGCATGTTCATCAAGTTCACCATTTGCCATAGCATCTAGTAACTTGTCCATAGGTTCATTACCACAAGTACCCTTCTGATTTTTCTCATCCTGTAGTTGTTTCAGCTTGTCATAGTAATATCTACAACCAGCTTTCCTATCAAGATTTAAGTCAGCATAATTATCTATATCAATACCACCTTCCGGTAGCCAGTCTTTAGATATATACTGATTGATTTCCATGTCCATTGCTACATTAGCAAGTTTCTTATCACTAAACTTAAAGAAAGTAGTAAGATGTCCAAATGCAATATGTAGCAATTCATGTTTAAGTAAACCAAGTCTGTGGTTATCACTAAGAGATTCCCAGAACTCAGGATTAATAGCAAGTTGATAATTAATATTATTCTTACTAACACCTGCTGTAGGAACTCTTTTAGCATCCCAGACTTTGTTTAGAGCAATAAGAAAGAACCCGTAGAAGGGCTCTTTCAGCATTAACTCTTTTGCAATTTTACTAAGACTCTGTTGTCTGTCCATCATCTTTAAATTTAATATCTATTTCAAATTTGTCAGTAGGATAGCCAATAGACTCTAACATCCTTGACATATCCCTAATAAAGAATTCCATAAATAGCTCAACCGAAGCTTTAGAACCTCTGTGTTTTGTAATCAAACTTAATGTTCTAGGACTGCTTAGTACAGCTTGATCTAAAATCTTATCAAGTTTATCAGTTACTTTTTTACAGTTAACTTGCCAATTGTTTAAACTGTGTCCACCATACTTATAAAGCACTAATAATTCTCCTATATACTTATTATAATCAACATTCTTCAAGGATTCAAATGCTATAAGATGATTATCTGCATCCTCAGATTGCAACATCATCATTAAGTTCCTTGTTTCTTCTTTGTCAAAAATCATCTTTGCCATCAGTCTTCAATTTTATAACCTAAAACTTTTGTTACATACTCTTTATACTCTGCTCTAGTTAATACATGTAATCCCTCATATGTCTCACCTGCATCAAATATTTTTTTCACAGCAAACAAAACATCAACAGTTTTCATATACATTTCACCCATAAATGATGCTTCTCTACTAAGTACAGAAGGATCTATACTTACTGAGGTTATTTTCTTTTCTCCATCTCTAGTTATAGTAAGTGTCATTACTAAGTCTGATTCATTTGAATCAGCTTCATTTGTAAAAACCACTTTAATTTTTTCATTTTCTAGTTTAATTGCCTTTACTTCTTCCATTAGTCTTCAATTTTTAAAGTTTTTATTGCCCACATATGTGGTTTACCAGATTCAATCATATCCACCCATTCTTTTGCAGTAGGGATATAATTATTGCAATCTTCCTTGACATGCTGCTCACCAACATATCTTACATATACATCTTTGCCATCAGAGTTGGTAATCACCATACCAAATCTTTGCTCACATTCAAATATACCTTCACTATGATGTCTAAACATTCTGTGCATACTATGACCTACCCAGGCCTTAGTTTCATCAAACCAGTTATGTATTGCTAGGTAATCCACAGGAGAACCACCAAACTTCTTAGCTGATGATTTTGCATGTTGCCAAGGATGTGCCATTACATTTTGTTTAATAACTCAATAAGCTCATCTCTAACCTGATTAGTACCTTCACTATATCCCTCACTCTGAGCATCATCATACAATTCTCTTACCCTTTCAAGTATTTCATCTTTTAGTTCATCTGTTAATGTTTGAGTCTCCAACTCATCTATTAACCATCTTTCAAAATCTTCCATTAGTCTTCTTCTGCTTTATCTAGAATACTACCATCATGAAAATGAGTCTCATGGTCAGTAATTCTAATATTATTATTAATAATATACTTACCTGAAGGAACACAAATACATAACTCTCCCCAACCACCTTCATTATTCCACCAGTCTTCTATGTCATCAAGAAGTTTTTCTTGAGCAAATTCTTCAATTGCATTATGGGCATCTGCAGAAATTTTTGCTAATAACCAATCATTTTCCCAATCTTCTATATTATCATTTACATCTTCTGGAGTTTCACAAGGTTTTTTTGTATAACCTATCCATTCTATGGCACCTGAGTCTCCTCCACCATCATATTTTACTTTAACACCTGTAATACCATAGTCAGCCAACCTAAATAGGAGGCTTGTTAATTCTAATTCTGTCATAATCCTGCTTTTTGAATAAAATGTTTTGCTACTTCAGGAATGTGTTTCTTATAATAAGGCTGTTCAGACTTACACCAGTTTTTAACTTCTTCCTTTGTAGTAAATTTTTGGTACGGAAATGTTATTTCCAACTCATTGATAAAATCTTGTACAGTCCAACCTTCCCAGATGTGCCTGTCATTACTCATATTATTTGATTTTATAAAACCTACCTAGAATGTTTCCATTCAAGTACTCTTCTTTTTCAAGAACCTCTCTCAAAAATTGATACTTAGTCTCAAAATATGTAAGTTCCATTTTAGAAAAACATATCTTGACCATATACCTTTTGATTGGTATACCAGCTTTGTGAGCTTCTTTAAGAACTGCATTACTACTATAGTAGTTCTGGTAACTAGCTTTAGAAACAGTCTCATATTTCTTGTTTCTTTTATCAGTCATCTGAGCAACAGCTCTTTTACCAAACTTCTTCTTTGTAGTAGAGTAAAAATTCTTCTTACCCACATACCTTACAGACTTACCATCAATAATGGCTTCCATCTCATACACAAATCCCACAGCTCCTTCAGGAATCATACTGTTAGTAAACTCTTTACCTTGATATATCCAACTCATAATGCTTGTTTTAATAATGGAAATAATACTTCTCTTACTTTATCTATACCATGTACTTTAACTGAGTCAGAAAGATCTTTCTCCATTGGTAGCAGTATATAGCTAAATCCATACATATCAGAATATCTTTGAGCAGCTTTAATCCCAGGCTCATCATTGTCAAACAACACAACTATTTTATGATACTTAAGTTTTAGTTCTCCAATAGCCTTTTCTCCTATCATAGTATTCTCACTGTCTGGTGCTATAGCCTCAATATTACTAATACCTAATTTGTTGAAAGCCATAAGATCCTTAAGTGAAGATGTGATGATAAGATACTTGCAATCATATCTCAACTGATCTGTGCCCTGAATATAGTTTTCTACCTTGATAAACTTCTTCTGAGTACTCTTTGGCATATATATCTTATACAAGCTACCATCATTTCTAAAATATCCATAAGTATGGGACTTTCTAAATGTATGTGAAGTTATACTACCATCTTGTTCAGTTTTGCTCATAGTAAAGAAAGCCAGAGGAACTACATTATATCTATCAAGCATTCCAGACCCAATCTTAAAACCCATCCAATAAGTCTGATCAAAGTTATTCCAGTGTCTCATCTCATAATCTACTACTCTATACTTATCATGAAACATAGCAGCCTCAGGAGTATATGTAGTGTTATCTTTAAGATACTGTTGATACTCAAGAAGTATTTTGTTTGTAGCTTGTCCTCTTGTAGACATGTTAAACAAATACTTTACCAACTCAATGCTATCTCCCTGATAACCAGATGAAAAGTCCTTGAATTTATAGAATCCAGAGGCTACATCAAAATAAACAAACATGGATGGAACTTTGTCCTTGGCATTAAATGCAGATAACATTTTTACATCTTGACCTGTTAGTTTTTCCTTTAGGTTAAGATAATATTCAAAGACCCATTCTCTGGGGACTTGTTCTAAATCAGTAATTAAATTCTTTGTTGAAATCATACTACCTAGTTTAAAAATTAAGGGGAAGCCATTTCTAACTCCCCCTATAACTTATTAGTCTAGGCTGAAGTCAGAAGATGTTTTAGATGGAGGTGTGAAGTCATCATCCTCTCCAAAGCTTTTTACTTCTTTTGTCTCTAATTTTTTCAAATGTTTGGATTCATCAAAAGTAATAACTTTTCCTTCCTCTACCTCACCATAAGCATACTTTTTATTTTCTCCTTTTGGCAACCACATATCATAGTTTGTATAACCTGTCTTACCTTCATATTCTCTACCAGCAATACAGAACTCAAGAAACTTATCTTTGATAGGTGCAGTAGCATTAAATGCTTCTACAAAGTCTTCAATAGTGTCATGCTTACCATCTTGTTCAGTAAACCACTCATTGATTCCTGCAGTTTTACACAAGCTTTGTAGAAAAATCAAGATAGATCTATCTCTCTGAATCTTAATACCTGTTTTAGTTACACCATCTGCATATGCATATTGGCTAGCTTTAACTTTACCAATCTGACCAGCATATCTACCTTTGCTTTCATCATCTTTGTCAAGCATGAAGCCTTCAAAACCATCAATAGGTTGTGTTTCCACATGCAAAAGCAAATGTTTTGCATTATCAATGAATTTAAAATCTTCTAGCTCCACATAGTTAATCTTTAACACATGATTTCCTGGAGAAATTGTTTTAGGTAGCCCACTGCCACCAGTTCCTAAGTCAGTTGTACTTAATCCCATTGTTTTTTATTTTTTATTTGTTATTATACATAAATTTTATCCCAGTGAAACTGCAATTCACCTTTTTCATTCATCTCAGTTACTACTATCTCTTCATTACGGAGATGTTCTGGTCTTGCACCACAAGTAACTTCTTCATTAGTCTTAAAGCTCAGAATAGTTTTATTTCCTTTTCTGTACATGTACCCAATAGCATCAGCATTAGCACAAATCAAAGACTTTATTTTACCAGTTAAGTCTATGTTAGCAGACATAACCATCTCACCTTTATCATCAACTACCTTGTCTTTAATATGACCAGATAAAATAATGTGGGGAGCTAAGGTATCAATAAAATCTAAAACTTGGAAGAATGCTTGACGGATATATAAATAACCAGCACCATTTGGTAGTGTAGTTACATTGTCTCCATCATAGTTTTTACCCATTGGTGTCTGACGGTAAAGTTTTATTGCAAGAGGTTGTATCATATCCTCTAATGCAGTTACAGTATCTACAGTAACATACTTATAAGGATTACCAGCTGCTTTGATAGCTTTACCAGCATCTAGCAACTCTTGCAAAGTATTCACTTTAATCTTCAGAGCTTCAACATAATCAGAACCACTCTCCAAATCTAGGATTAAATTGTCATCAAGACCAGCATAGGCTGTTGTCTTACCAGTCTTAGGCTTGGAATAAATAATCATTCTTTTTGGATTCTGTCTTTCAGCCTTAACCTTTTTAGTAGGAAGTACTATACTCATATTTCACTTTTTGTTTGTTTAATCAGATCATTCAACCATGGTCTATTACTTACAGGCTTCATTAACATGATAGCTGCAAGATCTCTTATAGTAATCTCTGACAATGGTACATCTTTATCAAGCTGACTGCTTAATTCTATTTCCTTAGCGGAACCAAACTCATCTTCAAAATCAGGAAACAATGACAAGCTTTTCTGTAACTTAGGTAAAGAATCTTCTTTCTTGTTCTCTTCCTTTCTCTTTTCATAAAGAGCATAAGTTATCTCAGTACCATCTTCAAGAACTGCTACCAATTCAGATGTAGGAACAGTATAAAGAACATAAGGCTCACCTTTAAAGTTTGTACCCTCTTTTGTTTCATACTCCTCAGCATAGAATGGATTAGCTTTGTACTTAAACAACTGCCTGTCCTCATTGAATGGGGTTACATCAGTTACAGTACCTTTATCATCAGTTACATTGTCATAAAATTCAATATAGACATCTTCACCTTTACTGATTTCAGACTCAAATAACTGTACTTGTCTACCAAATTTACCTTTCTGGAAGAATGCAGTTTTAATTATAAAAAACGGATCTGACAGACCCAGCTTTTTAAAAGTCTCCATGTGTTCTACAAAGAACTCTTTTTCTCTTTCTTTTCTTATATTCATACTTAAAATTTACTGTGTTGATACTTTTTTAGTTGCACATGCTGGAGTAGGTATCTCTACTATTCTCATCACCTCTCTGTCAAGTTTAAAGAAACTTATCCTTGTGGTACCATTTCTAGATTTCAAAAAGTGAAAAGCTAATATATCCTCATCATTTATGATATATCTGTCTGGTCCATACTGTCTTATTTTTCTCAGAGAAGGTTTGTTTATACCCAGCACAACGTCTGCATGTTGTAATAATGCATCTGACCCATAAATATCTGAGTCCAATACATAATTACCATAATCACCATCCACTGCTCTCTTTGGATCATCTATGTTTCTATTTAACTGGCTAAGGACTACAAAAGCTACCGGATACTTTTTCTTTAACATGGTGAGTGCTTCACCTAAAGCTCCTAACATTTCAAATTTATCTCTTTGTCCCTTACCATTTTTAAATAAAGCTGAGTGATCTATTGCAACAAGCATATTAGTGTACTCTCTTTTCTGATTACCATCTGCATCCACAGTCAACTTAGAATACTTTTGCATTTGGTAATGAATAGTAGCACACATTTCATCTACAGTACAAGCATCATAGATTACATCTATTATATCCTTGTGAGCTGTATTATCATAATAATCCTTGCATTTTGCATAAAGAGTTTTATCAATCTTCTTACCCTTACTCATCAGGGTGTTGTAATCAGCACCTGTATTCAGACTAAACTTTCTTATACCACTGGTCTCATCAACCATTTCCATTTGAAACTTTAATACACGGAATCTTTGATCTCTGTTCATCTCAATAATGTCACTAATCAATTGTTCCATGAATAAAGTTTTACCTGTACCAGGTCTAGCACCAACTACGGTGATAGTTCTCCATTCTAATCCATCACAAAAGGCATCATTAAATTTGGGCCAGGCACTTCTTAAAGATTTTATATCCCCCCGGCTTCTAGCCGCCATTTTTGCTAATGCTTTGTATAAAGCATCTCTTTCACTTACAGGTTGTAGTGGCTGTGCACCATTAAATAATTCTGCCATATGTTTATGTGTTAGTTAAATATTTGTTTTTAACATAGTTATAAAAACTATGTACAACTGCCATGATTACTTCAATTATCAAATACTGCCAGAAACTCATACTTACAATAAAGTAGTCTATAACAGTAAAGCAAAATAAAGACCCCACCACAGCAATCATAGTCAGTTTTAGATTTATCATACTACTCTCTCACTAAAATATACTTGTTCTTCATTACCACCACTTCTGATTATCTCACAGTATGTTGCCAAATCAGATTCAAAAGATTTATCTGGATCCTGTTTCCTGATAAAGTATTGTGAGTTTCTCATAAAATCATATCTTCTTACACTGAATTCATCAACATATCTTTCTGTGGCTTTAATTACCTCCTCCCAATTGTAATTAAAGGTCTCAAAGAACCATCTAAATGGTGCTTCAAGATTCTTAGCATTTACTCTAGCATATTTACCAGATGGGAGTTTTATGTTAGGAAATATTTCTACATATTTCTCTATATTTCTTACAAAGTCTTGCCCCATTAAATCTTGTGAAGTTTTCTTCTTGGTTCTCTTAAAGTAACCATTAATTTCTTCCATAAAGATAAGACTTTTGCTTGTTAATTCCAAACTTTCTGTCAACCATTGATCCGTTTGCAGTCTTTTGCATTCTAATTCTTTGTTGACAGATTTATGTGGAACAATTTTCTCTCTTATACAATGTAAAACATAGTAAGTATTGGGTGTTAATCCTTCTTGGATCAACCTTGTAAATATATCTGTCATTACCAAGTTATTATTTCACCTGTGGTGTTAGTTACTATTGTAGATATCTTAACAAAAACATCATCTGAATCCCATTTAGATCCATTATATGCAGCACTAGCAGGATGCTTTACCATAAACTTATAATCTGTATTAGTAGTAAGTTCAGACCATTCTTCAGCCTTCTTACCCATGTATACATAAATTAGTCCGGGGTTGTAGTTATTAAGCCAGTCTAATAGATATGCGGTAAACTTCTTCCATATATCATAGTGACTACCTATTTTACTTACCTCAGTTGTAAGAGCTGTATTAAGCATAAGTATACCTTGATTAGACCATCTGGTAAGATCTACATCTTCACTTACTGGATGACCATTGTATACTGTCCTGTTTACTTCTCCTAAGATATACTTAAGACTTGGTTGTAATTTACCTGTGTTACCACAACTAAATGATATACCGTCTGCAACTCCTAACTGTGGATATGGATCCTGACCCACTATAACTACTTTTAGCTTGTCATAAGGACATTCTTCAAATGCTCTGAACACTTGTTTTAGTGGTGGAGTAAATCTCTTATCATCCTGACTCAGTGTATATAGCTTAGTAAGTATATCATCAAAGTCACTGCTAAATATAAAAGATTTAAATACCCTGTCCCAGCCGCTGGGTCCAAGTTTAGTAAACATTTTTTGTTTAATTTCTTCTAAGTCCATTTTTTTTCTATTTTTGTTTAAAATTAATACAATGGTAAAGGTTAAAGAACTAAAGGATGATGTTATAGTTGATGTCAAAGTTAACAAAGCTTTTTATCTCATGGTAAAAGGTTTGTCTTACTATATCTTCAAAAACCTTCCAAAAGAAACTATTGAAGAGGATCTTAAAGCTGTAATGACCAAAAAATACAATGAGCTGGAAACTGAACTACAACAACACTTTTATACAACTACTCTCTTGTTAGCTGAAATTGAAAAACAAGCTATTGCTAACAATATGTTTGAAGAAAAAGAAATATTAGAACCAGGAGATGAAGGCTATGTAGAGCCTACCCAAGATTAAGATTAAACTGTTCTCTTCCTATTTGTATACAAGCTTCTATAGCTAACATAAGTTCATCCTTACTACAATCTGCAAAGGATTTACCTCCCAGACCAGATGCTTCTTTTACCACATCTTTCATTTCATCAAAAGTGTACCCGGACTCTTTTGCCATTTCTCTAATACAAGCATGTACTTTTGCAAGTTGTGCTTTACTATGATCTGCATTTGCAAGATCAATATACATTTCTACTATCTGACCCTCTTCTAATTTGCTAATGAATATGTCATAAGCCAATTTATCTTGAGGGCTAGCATAAGTAAGTTTACCATCTTTTTTAATTAATCTTCCACTAAACATAATTAACAAATTATATTGTTCATCACTTCAAGAAACTGATCATAATGATCCTTAGTGCTGATACTAATAGCCGGGATCTCAAAACATTTCAATGTCCAGTTATCACCCTTAGTATCTATACTATCAGAGCTGTGTAACACAACACCACTGCACATTTCTTTTTGGTAGTAATAGTAATCATATCCATTCTGGCTTTCATCATCAGTAATACTTACCTTTTCAAAGCCTAATTCAACTAATTCTTTTTCTGTCATTATTCCAGATTTTTATAAATAATACTGATGATAGCTGTGTATACACAATCAATCATCCCAGTTATAATAATTTTCATTTCTTAAGCTATTAATTATTAAACCTGCAACTGCAAATACTACTACTGTTATAATCACAAATTCCATCACTTATCTTTTTTAGGTAAATACTTTTTCTCAAATTTCTCCCAGCCTCTTTTGTCAAACTGAGCTACCATAAGATCCATCATAATTTCATCAGTATGCTCAGCACACATTCCTATACCCTTGATATCAAGATCAGGACTATACCTCTTAGTTGCAGGAGCTCCACATTTTACACAAGTCATGATTCTATATTTAAGTTACTGTCATGTAATATTTCCCGGATCTTATCTCTGATAGCTTGATAAGCTTCATCTGCTTCTGCAGATAACTTCTCATTATACTTTATCTCACTTCTGAGATGTTGATCAAGATCCCACATAGCCATTTTCCATTTCCAACCATCCAATGCTGTTCTAGCATCTTCAAGTTCATCTTCTCTAAACCTTAAAATTATTTGTGCCATTGGTTCATAAATATTTCAGTGTTAATAATATCTCTAATGTAATCAATTTCACTGTATTTATCATTATCAGGAGTCCACAATCCCATATCTTTTATTCTGTTGCTTCTTAATGTAAGAATAGAATATGCCATTATATTAGCATTATCCTCATCTGAACTAAGAAACATACCAAGCATGTTCTGCTTTTCATCTTCAGTAGTATAACCTGTTTTAACTAGTAAGTTTAACTCTGCTAAAAAGATAAAGGGTCTAAATGTTCCTGCTTTAGTACCTGCTGCATACATAAACCATAAATATCCAATATTACTATCACTTGGTTTTGCAACCAGTTGATGTTCTGTACAAATTTCCTGGATTAATTTCATAATCTTAGGATCTTTAAATGTTTTTATCATCCTCTTAAAAATTTAAACATTGCTATTAATTTATCATGTTCCTCTATTACCCATTCTGGAGTAAATACAGCCTCATGGTGATTAAACTTTACCATTGTACAATGATCAATATGATAAAGAAAATCTGCCACCCATATTGAACCATATTTGATAAACTTTATACCAATACCAGTACGAGCATGTCTTCTCAAGCACTCATAATTATGATGATTGTTATTAGATCTAAAAAACCCATACTTTACAAGTCTCCTACCTATTAGTTCTGTATCTCTGAGTGTCATACATCTAAAGATAATTTCTCATGACATCTTTTATTACATCCAAAGCAGTTGCTCTGTGAAACAAATATTGTACTGATTCCAAATCTCTCATTGTTAAACAGTTTATGTTTATTGAAGGAGAATAGTCACTCAAATCTTGTTGAAGCTTTATAAAATAATTACCATCTACTCCATAATTATGGGATAGAAACAATCTATATTTTGATCCAGCCCAATCTCTAGAGTAACTAATACCCTCATTAATCCAACCATCTTGAATTAATGTTTCATTTGTTATTTTTTCTTCCATCTTATTCTGATTTAAAGGTTAATAACTATTTGGGTGTTGAATTTCATTAGAGAGATTTATTGATTCTCCATTATTAAGCACTTCACATTCATATCCATTTGCATTAAGATATATTTTCCAAGTGTGAGCTTCATACATTGATTCACATTTTATTTCTCCTATATTTTTATCATTACATTTTACTATTATCATTCTATTCTGATTTAAAGGTTAATTCTTCTCCTGTCAGTGCAAAGTATAAGTTTTGTAGTTGGTGAACATATTTAATAGATTCCTCTAAAATAGCCCAAGAATTAAAATAAACTCTACCTTTTTTATGACGCTCTAATTCATTTGATACTTGTATTGTTAATTTTTCTTTGTCAAATTGGCTACTTACTTTTGACTTCTCAAACCCAAACTTTAACAACCATTCTTCAGTTAGTGGTATTGGTTTAACTTGATTATGTGGTTCTTTTACAATATAGGTAATTGCTTCTAAATCTATTTTATTTACTTTACCTAAAGTATCATAAACATAATTTCCTATTCTTAATTCATTTGCTTTCATTCTATTCTGATTTAAAGGTTAATTTTCCAAGATCCAAGTAGTTCAGGATGAAAATGAGCTACAAATAACCATATAAGAATAGCCATAGATATTATACCATCTATCTTCTTAAATAGTATCAAACTTTCCCAGTGCTTATTTTTCTTAAAATATTTGGCCACAGGAGCTTGTAAAAGAGATAATACAAAAATACCTAAGTAAGCATACCATAGTCCACTAATAGCCATTCCTAAAATTAACCACATCAAATAAATTGCTGAAAAACAACCAGTTGCAAGTTTTATTGATTTTTTATCTTCATCATCATTTGGCAACATGTAAATTACTTTTACAAATGCTCTTGTTTTAAGAAACACCCACATTTCATACATAAAGGCTGCACCTATCATAAGTGCTAAAACAACATCTTTCATAATTAATAGTTTTCAGGTTTACTTTCAAATTTATGTTTCATAATTCTTTTGATCAAATCTACACAGTAGTCTACATCATGTAGTGTAATTCTACCTGTTTTAGATTCTACTTCAGCACAATGGTGTATTACTTGGAATACCCACTTATCTACTTCTTTAAGCATGTCTTCTTGCTCTTTATAAGCCTCATCTAACTTAGTTTCTAAGTCTGCAATAACCTCATCCTTAACTTTAAGCCATGCCTGTGCTTTTTCTAAGTTAAGTTCCAAATCACTCTTCATCATTACAAAATCATCATTCTTAACCTTCTTAGGCCTTCCTGAATTTTTTACTTTATTGTTAACTGCCATTTTTACTTGTTTTTTTGTTCTAAATAATCAATAATAAATCCAGCAGCAACTAGTACATTCATACCACAAGATGCTATTATTTCATGAATGTCCTCATATATAGTGGACATCAAATGTACATGACCAACCATCCAAAATGGTACAGATAAGTTTTGGCTTATCCATACCACTAGGTACTTAATAAAGTGAAGCATTAAGGTATACAATAAGTATCACCAAGTCCTAAGCTATTGTACAGCTCCTCACTAACACTTACCCATCTAGACTCACGAATACAAGGATCATAAAATAGTATAGTATAGGAAGTTCCTATGACATTACCAGATGAGCTAAGCATATGATCAATATCTTTATCCTTTACATCAGCACATTTGCACTCTTTTTTTTTACAGCTTAAAAGGACTAAACTTAACAGTAAGACACTAATTATCTTTTTCATGTTTGCTTGTTTTAATTATTTTAGCATAAAGTCATAAGCAGCTTTGCTACCACTCATGTTAAACTTATAAGTTTCTGTTGTACAATAACTCTCATTTATCCTAATTTTTACTGCAGATGCTGCTTTAAAATCTGCAAGCATCTCAGGTCTCAATTCCAATGACCAGGTTAGGAAAACTATGTTATTTTTCTCAGACTTATCACAAACTTTTCTATACTTCTTATCTACACCATTCACTACAAATACTATATCTACTTCAGGCTTATCATCACAATAGTAACCACCTTTAATAAAAAGTATAGTATTGGTATCCACTCTTTCTAGCTTAAGAAAAGCATTGTTATCTGTTTCTGTGTATGCAACCTTGTAAGGGTCATCAAAACCATTATCTATTTTCTCATAAGTCCATTGAGCACTAACACTTCCTGTAATTAGTATTGCTCCTAATAAATTAATCACCTTCTTCATTGTTCACTGTTTTTTTGTTCTTTGGCTTCTCCATATCTCTGGGAGAATTTTTTGCTGACTTGTTCAACCTTTCCAGTCTCTCCTGTATTTTCTTGTTGATACTGTTGTAGTCTGTTTTTCTCTTGTTGTCGTTCATACTCATGCCAATTATAATTTTCTAACTCTTTCATTTTGACTACATCTCCTATAGTCATGCCTTCAGGTATACCACCATTGGCTTCAATAATATCCATACAAAGTTCTTTCATTCTTCCCATATTTTTATACTTTTTTCTAAAAAAAATTTGATTGTAACTCTTATGTCTGAGTGACCTTTTATATTTCCAATTGCTTTTAACTTGTTATAAAACTTTCTATCAAGATCAAGTTCAATTCTTTTTGATCTATGGCTACCAATTTCATTTGGTTCAATTACACTAAAATCAAATGGAAACATTTGAGCATACACATAGACATTTTGCTGATAAGACTTATCTGCATGTAACTGTAATGCAAGTTTTTTATTGTAGTTTACTTTGTCTCTTTTAAAACCAGTAAGACTAGCAATAGTGTTTTCAGTTAATAAAAATCTATAAGCTAAAATAGCCACTAAGTAACTTCTTTGATCAACTAATACTCTATGTCTTGACTTGTTAGGGATTTTTAAAAGAGCTTCCACTACATCTTCTTTAGTGTACTCTTCCATATGTGTTAAGTTAAACTAGTTCTAGATCTGCAGAGATTTCTTCTACTCTTTCTTCTTTTAATGCTTGTTTTAATGGCTCTACTGGTACAAATCTGTCTGCATTGTAATATTCATATGGAAATGACTGTTCTGATAGTTGCACTTCTTTAAGTTTATATCCAAATTTACCGGCTTGTAAACCCATTTTAGATACTTCTACAACAGTATAGGTTTTACCTTCCTCAATCCATTCATATGGAGAGATTCTTTTTGGCTTATTCTCATCATTAATACATATCACTTGCATATTCCTCAATTTCAGACTTAATGTCTAGATCATCAAAAGTAGTTTTTAACTCAAACATGTCCAAGAAAGCACCAGATTTTACTACACATTTTCCTACATTATGTGCTGTAATAGCACATTGTTCTGCTTGTATAGGATTATGTTTACATAACTTAATAAGACATGCTGTAACATAATCATAGGAATTTACATCATCATTGTAAATTGCCAGCTTGTGTGTTTTAGTCTCTTCCATACTATTAATATAATGAAATATTAAAATCTTTCCAAATAATTTTAGTCTGGTCAAAGTTCTCCAAGGCTTCTTTTACCCATTTTTCATCTATTGAATCCATATAACATAGTATGTGTACAATAGCTTTGTCATCAGGGTTTAACCGGAGTAACCTACCAATTCTCTGTGCAGCTTTTCTCTCATTACCATACGCATGCATAATGATACCTTGCTTAAGATTGGGTATATTCACACCCTCATTTAACTGCAGTACCGTAGATAACTTAGTAATTTCACCTTTCTTAAACAGTTCTAGATTATCCTCAGACTCCTTATTACCGCTATGATAGCTGTATTCACATAATCTATCAGCCTGGGCTTGAGTATTAGCAAATATAATGCACTTAGTACTAATGCTTTCCATTAGCTTTTTAGTATATCTTTCTTTACTAGGATACTCCATCATAGCCTTCATTCTCATCACTCTGAGCATATGCACATTTCCTGACCCTACATCTAATCTTCTAGACCAGTAAGTATAGTTATCTATCTCAGATGCTAAATACTGTTTATTGCCTACTTTGACTGGATACACCTTTTGATCAGTTAATTGAATCTGGTGTACTATAATCTGATAGTCATTTAGTATTCCATTCTCTACAGCATCATCTGCTTTGAATGTATATACTACAGGACAGAACTCATTTACTAACTTACCTTTCTCTGAATAATCACGCTTAGGTGGAGTACCAGTTAGACCAAGGATTTTACCTTTGTATAACTGGAGGAATCCCCGGTGACTATCCAGTAGACTATGCATCTCATCCAAATAGACAGCATCATAATCATTAGGATTGTGTTTGTTCAGACTTAAGTAAGTAGTGAATGTCATTCTACCTAATAAATTTTGTTTACCAAATTTCACAGCATCATCTTTCCATGATTGGAAGATTGCCTTCTTTGGTGCTACAATAAGACACCGCATCAACTCTGTAGTGTTTTGCTCTATATGAGTTAGGCCAACAAGGGTCTTGCCGACCCCTGTGCCAAGTACCACTGAAACACGTTGTTTACCCTCTGTAGCTTTGATTGCTTCTTCTTGGACTTCTTGCCTGTTCATTTTTTTAAATTAAATTAAATACATTCTTTTGGATAAACTGGTTAGCCTCAGATACATCTGTCATAGCTTTAATAGTCTTGATGTTATCATCAATATTCTGAAGAGTAGCTTTATGGTCATAATTTTTACTATTATAAGCCTGTATAAATACTCTCAAGAAGTTATGCTTAACCCATCTATCAGCTTTACCAATCTTAATAAACAAATCACTAAAGTCTTTACACATTGCTTGAGCTTTTGGATTTGTAACTCTAAAGTTACCAGTTTTAATTAAATCACTTGCAGCAGATACACCATTGTAAGAATCTGAATTATTACAAATACCTGCAATCATTAGTGGTTCCAAGTTATACAAGTTCTTAAACTTTTTCAGTGTAAGGTAATCAGGGTGAATATATAACCAAGCATTTACATAATCCATAAGCTTCCAAGACTTGGAAGAGTTATTGTAAAATGCCATAGTATGTACTATATCATCAAGATCAGTTACCTCAACATATTCATATCTAACTGGAACGCCTTCCCTTTGACATGCATGTAACAAATGCTGACCATCAATAATATAAGTTTTTAACTCACCATCAATAAGATCTGTTTTAATACACATTACTGATCTTCTTACACCAATCTTGCGGAGACTCTGTACTAATGCTTCTACTTGTTTTGCATCAATAATTCTGTTCATTGGTAAATAGTTAAACAATGTATAATCTGTTGTTGTAGCTATTTGAATAAATCCTTTTTTCATAATCATAAATTTTTAAATCATTAATAAAATCATTTTAACCATCCCATGGTCCTAGCATCTGCTGGATTAGCACTTTACTACTATTTATCTCATTCTATTCTCATTTTTTTTGTTCTACAATTTCAATTAAATTAGCTAGACAGGCTGTTTGTGCTTCTTCATAGCTTTTAAATGATGAGCCTGTGTAGGTATCATTAAATCCATCTAAAACTTCAAGAATTTCATAATCGTAAAGATTTTCGGAAAGGTCTTGAATATCTACCCTGTGATGTATTTTATACTTCTCTCTAAACCATCTAAATGCTTGTTGCCAAGTTGGTGCTGAGTAAAATGGTACACCTAATTTTGAATATTCATAATCATTAAAATCAGATGCCATGTTTGTAAAACTAATAGGTAGTATATTATCATTTCCAATTACAGCTGATTTTTGGTAATATGCAATACATTCTTCATCAAATCCAATTTTCTTCATTCTTGAAGCTAATTCATACGGTACAAATTCTTTTGTCATTTTTATTATTTGTTAAAGGTTAAATAAATTTCCAAATATACCCAGCACTTGTATAGCTCTTTTGTCTTAAACAGTTGTTAATACCTGTTCTAGATATATTTAATTCTCTAGCTGCTTCAGAAGCACTTTCCCAAATTCTCAACGGAGTAGAAGATTCATGTGAATATTGAGCTACTTGTTTATTAGCTTTTTTCTTTTCAGGTACTTTACCTATACCAACTTTAATTTCATATTTTCTCCATTGAAAACCTGCAATTAAGTGTCTCCTACCATTAATAGCTCTTGTAATATCAGCATGTAAACAATCTACATCTTTACATGCATCATTTATACTACTATATGTTTTAACAAAGTTTCCGTCTTTATCATATGCAGTTACTGAAATACTGTATGGTTTTTGAGCTTGTTTATAAACATGGGATAAATGCTTTTTGGAATGTTGTATCTTTTTTTTCAACTGGGGACCTGGATTCTTTAATCCTGCACCTCCATCACACTGATTTATTAAAGTTCCAGTATTAAGATCTTTTCTACCATACTTTTTAATAAGCTTCATTTCTAATTTAAAAGCTTCTTCTTTAGTAAGTTTATCTTTTACAATCTTAACATTATATGGACATATTCTTGCATAATTATGCCAAGCTGTTTTTCTTTTTTCAAAAGCAGATCTATATGCTCTTGAATAAATTAATCCCTCTTTACTAATTAAAGACATTCCAACATAAAAAACTTCATTTATATCAGTTCTAACATGGATATATACATAATAACTTCTCATAACATTTTTTTACAAATATATGACAATTATTACATAATAGCAAACTATTTTAAATATCCTAGTATTCTTGCCTTTTCTGGGTTCAAATGCACCCAAGAATGGCAGTTACGACACACAGCTAAAAATGTACTTTGAACTAAATAAAATGCATCTCTGTTAGCTCCATTAAAAGTGTGGTGCACATCTGTAGCAAAGTGAGTACAGCCTTTAACTTTGATCATACATAGAGGATTCTCTGTAAGATATCTCTGTCTTAGTTTGCTATACTCAGCATCTTTCTTTGCCCTTTTAGCGGAGACACGGGGGATTTCAGAACTTGTTGGTTTCTGTGTATTTTCTCCGCTTTTGTGGCAACTCCAGCATTGTTTGCATAATTTTAGTCCCCCGGTTCCACTACTTTTCCAGATGGGTTTTTCTTTTCCACACCCATCACATACTTTTAACTTCATGCTTTAATCTTGGTAATTTATTTGGATTCTTATCTAAACTTAAAAAGTTTTTAGGTAAGATACCTTCAGTGATAAAGATACTGATAATATCCTCTTTTGAGATGTTTAAATCTTTAAAAGTTAAAGTATTTTTAAACTTCTCATCAAACTCAGTACATGCTAGTAATGAGTCAGTTAGAGGGCTATTTGGAAACAAAGTCTTGAAGATAAAATTAGTATATCTTATAGTAAACTCCTGTTTAAGTTTATTGATCACTACTTGAGCTCTCTTATAAACATTAACAATTCTCTGTTTCTTTTTACTACACATTGTAGCCAGTTCTTGTTCAGAAAGAGCATTTAGACCATAAAGTGCTCTCTTGTACAAATAATTTTGATACTGTGAATATCTGTCAGTCTCATACTGCATATAAGTTTTGCCTGCATTTAACTGATAATTTTTAATTTCCTGTTTTAACTTTTCCATTTTATACATTTTTAATCATAAATAAAAAGAGAGGGATATTTCTACCCCTCTCATATTAACTAATAGCTTAGACTATCCTTCAATAGACAAGTCTCCAGCTGGACGTGCATTTTCTATAGCACTAGATTTTCCAGATTGTGCTGCATAAGCATTACGCAATTGCTCAACATTATCATGTTTGATTAATGTGTCAGTTGCATTAGATACTGCAGTATACAAAGTTCTACGGTAAATAGGTTGTCCTTCTAAGGTACATACAATACCTGTTGAACCGGCAATCTTAAGATCCTTTTGTGGTGCTTTCTCATTAAATGGTGTAAGACGCTCTTGGATCACAATTTGACCAGTTAACTCCTGTCCTTTGTAAAAACCAGCAGCTTCAAGCTCAGCAACAGTACTATGTAATAAAGTACTAACCGGTTTCACACGCAAGAATCCATTGTCATCTACAATTGATCTTTTTTGTTCTAATTTTACATATCCATAAAGAGGATTTGCTGATAAATTAATAACTGCACCTGTAGTAGCATCAGCTACAACTTTAACTTTACTTGTGTTCATAACATTAAGTTTTAAAAAATAAATAAATAAATAATTGATTGTTTTGAGTAGATTTTTACTATATCATTAGTTACTCATGCTAAGTGATAAGTTGTTAATACCTTATTGCAATTCAGGTATTATATATCCAGTGGGCCCGTTAAGTCTATGATATCATCAAATGGGTCATCATCTGATATCACATCATCATCACTTTCATCATCTATTAGATAATCAAAGTCATAATATTTTTCTTGTTTGTTTTTCTCTACTGCTGATCCTGTAAATGGATCTAAGATATGTTCTCCATAGTCTAGAGACATAAGGTACTGCACATCTTCATCTGTAAGATCAAGATATTCCTCTATTGAGAGATTGACTACTTTCCCATTTGGGAGCTGATATTGCATTACCGGCATAAAATTATGCTAGTAAATGTAATCTATTTATCCCAACAGTTAAAAGTTTAAACCAATAAAATTTAGCATTATATAGCTAAACAATGAAAAGGGAGATATTGCTACCTCCCATGTCATTTTGGTCAGGAAAAGCATATTCACAGAATACACTTCTTAAAACTCTTCTATAATTTCTAGTTGATCTTCTCTAAGGTAAACAGTATCAAGTTTAGTGGTTCCAGTACCTACAACTCCTGTATATTCTACAATATATGGGCTGTATTCATGATAACCTCTAAACTCTTTTATAGTCACTACAATTTTGTCATCTTGATCTGCAAACTTTTGTCTAGTAAGTTCTTTATCTATACCATATCCAACATTAAGCACATCCATTCTGCATAGTGTACCAATGGGTATAATGTCCGGCAACTTATTACCAATCATAAGCTTGAAGAAATGATCGGTACCATAACTAGTACCACATAACATAGGAGTAAGTAACTTGACAAACTCTTCAGAATTTGGATCTTTGATGATCTTACTGAGTGCTTTTGCTACATCAGTATCATCATAGTTTACAGATATTTTCATAATGCTAAATATTACTCCTTAAATCCCTTATTTTAGCTAACAGAGCTTCATTATAGTTTGTAAAGAACTTTTTATCCAGTATTCTAGACTTAATTCTAGATTTCTTTCTTGGATTAATACATCCTTTACAACCTGTTCTAATAGCTTCACCGTTAAGATCAACTATCTCTGCCTTAAAATCAAATCCTAAGACAGAGGTAATTAGTGTCTTATCCATTGCCAAACATGTTTTTGAGCATATTATGAATTCTTTCATGTGACTCATTCTTCTCAATAACCTTAGCCATCATGAGAGTAGCAAAGACTACTTCATTAGTATGAGTGCATATGTCAACAACCTTTTCCATTGCAACATGCACACGTTTACTACTCTCAAAAGCCTCTAAACAGGCAGTTAATAGTACTTCTGCTCTTACATCATTGATACCCAGATTCTTATGAATCAGCTCAGCTTCATCATCAATGATAAGTAGCTTATACTTAACATCAGTGTTGTAACTCTTTTCTTTCTTCTTGAACAATTTTCCTAACCAGTTCATAATTACAAATTTTAATTAATACTCTCTACCTAATGCTATCCAATCCTCATCTTCTAAAATCCACATCTCATCAATGTAACCTAGATCATTAAGGGTGTACATAGTGTTCCAAAACTCTACTACTATGATACCATCATTTCTTTTAGTTACACCTACTAAGACATCATTTGTAAGCTCAATTACATTCTTAACAAATTTCTTCTCAGACCTTGTTAAATTTTTTGGTAAGTTTTGGGAGTAACCAGCTCCGGCAATCATAAGTGCCACAATCATAAATAACTTTTTCATCTTACATAAATATTAAAATTGTTAAACCTAATACAACCATTGTGTATAGTACCACAAGAAATGCAGCACTCACATTGTTGTTTTCTCTTATTGAATCTTTCTCATCTTCAATACAATCCTCAATACAAGCTATAGTATATTCTAGCTCATGTCTTTTTGTTTTGTACCACTCTTCATTTGGCTCATAAATATGGAGCTCTTCTAATTCTTGTTGGCATCTTGCCCTTTCTTGTTCTAGTTCTTCTAGTCTACTCATAATCATAAGATTTAATAATACAAAAGGAGCCAAGTTTCCCCGGCTCCTATAACTCTTAGTACCTTAGATACTAAATTCTTTCTTCTGTGTCTACCTGACCATAGGCATCACATGCATGGCCGCTTGTACCACAACTAGCAAATAATACTGCTATTGTAGTAATTACTGCAAACCATACAACTACTGCTGATATTGTTTTCATACTGTAAGTTAATTAATTAATAAATATTATCCAAATCTGCAGGTGGATATGTTTCCTCTTTCTCATACTCTTGAAGTAACCATATCTTATCATTTAACTCCATGGAAGTTAAAGCTAGTTTTTCAGAAGTATTTAATGGAATACCATAATACTTCTCTGTTGCCCTAATTAGCTTACTGTTGATTTGTGAGCTAAAGTAGTGTTGAGTTTCTACAAACTCTCTGTTGTTAATCATAGTTGCATTCATATTTTTTGTTTTTATAAGTTACTAAATAAAGAAAAATGGTGACTTCTGTTGCCAAGGTGTCACCAACCTCCGAATCTTATTCAACTCCAATACAGGAATACCGTGCAGTGTCCACAGCATCAAGCATCAATTGCTCAGGAGAATAAATCTCACCTTGCAATACTGCCTTCAAAATTGAAGGACTGAAGCCTGATACCAAGCCAATGCCTGAATCTTTACTAGATGCAGGAACATTACCAAGTCTACCGTTAACATTCCAAAATACTATTTCAGGCATTTTGTATCCTGCATCAGAATACTTTGCCCTAATAGAATCTAGGTTGCTAACACCTTGACATGCACTATTAAATTCCATATCACTAATGATAAGAATTTTAGTAGGCATCTCAGACTCTGGTAATGATTCTCTAACAGCACTGTTAAGAATCAAGTCAAATGTGGCTTGAAGATCTGTAGAATAACCCCAGCTAGCATTTATCAACTGTCTCATTCTCTCAGACAAACTACCTTTTAAGTAATTCATCTCAGGTCTCTCTGAGAAAGTTATGAATGCATCCTTGAATATACCTTGGTTTCTTTCAGAGATATAAATCCCCAAAGAAATAGATACATCCATAGGAAGCCCTGTCATACTACCACTGACATCACATACAGGAATAATCCTTTCTGTGCTACCAGCCATGTAATCAGGCAAAGCATCCCACTGAGCTTCTACAGCATCAATATACTCCCCATTGCAAACTGCTTGATACAGTTGGTGAGGAAATAATACTGAAGCATTGATCTTCTGCTTACCAGCCTGAACATCAGCAATATACTCTGCATATCTTTTACCATCACGGTTAAAGAATGCTTGTCTATGCTTGTTCATAGCAACTGAAGGCACTTGACCATAATTGATCAAATCCCATTCATTGGCACACATTTGAGTTTCCACTACTTTGGTCATACCCACAATTTTCTTTCTAAACTCTTTTGGAGTTAGTTTAAGATACTTGTGCATGGCTGAAAACCACTGACCTTTTCTCGGAAACCATTTAGCTAAGAGGTTAGCATTAGGTGATTCTTCAAGTTGAATAGCCAACCAATTGAGATTGTTCTCATTTGGTTTTTCAATCTTGAATACATCCTTCCAATACCCAAACTCAGGTATATGTATGGCTAATTGATCATAATCATAAGAATCAATCTTACTAATATGTTCCATAACCACTTGGAAGAATCTCTTCTCACCTGCACCACCTCTTGCATCACGCGCCCAGAACAGAATCTTGTATGCCAAGTTCTTATTCTGACCACGTGCACGGTCAAAAGCAAGTATAATATCAGACTCTGACATATTTCTACTTGCCCCTGCTAAGAAAAACAAATCCAAACAGTAATTCAAACTAGTTGAATGTGTGACAGCTCCATTAGCAGTTGAAGCATCATACTGTCTTGTTGCATTGACTAATCTAGACATAATATATAAATTTAATTGGTTACTAATTAATTGTGGGAAGGTACCTGCCCCCTTTCGGAAGGCAGGTCCTTGGTGCATAACAGAATACTATCTAAAAACCTGCCTAATTACTTAGACACAGACACCTTCCCTGGTTAAGTTCTCATAAGAGAACCTTGTTCTGATTGTAGTTTATAGATTTTGTGCTGAAGTATTCTTCACACCAATATTTTTGGCCCCTCTGCACTCAGTTGTAATAATACTACTACACTACATTGAAAGTGTATATAACCCTTAGTCTAAGCTATTTTATCTCTAGTTTCAAGAGTGGTTATTAGTGTTATCACAACTGCCTGACCTTGGGAATCAGGAATGGTGCATTAACCAGGCTACTATTAACTTATTTCCTATAAAGTAAATATTGCTGTAGTAGCCTTTCATTTGCAGAATGCTTTTTTATTTATAACCAATTAAATAATATATTAATTGCTGAAGCATTCTTTGTACTCTCACAAGGTTGCAACCCTTGAACACTACTATTCTCACCATAAGGATTATTGTCAAGTGTTTTGTCATCTCTTTTCTCTAAGGTTGGAAAAGATTCCTTCCTGCAATTGGATGAGAGTAAATAATAAATTAACTATTAGTTTAATCAGTCAGCTGTCTAATGCAAATCTATGCTTCAACATAATATCCTTTGGACTAATAGTCAATTTAGTACCCTCACAATACCTGCTTGGATGAGAGTAAATAAACCACAAGTCAACCTCTGCTTTACAGAATGAGAGGTTATGCCTGAAACCTTGTGGTAATATAAATTAACCCATAGTAACAATAGTAGTATTGTACACAGGTCTTTTAACCTTACTTTCAATTAATCTTACTGTATGTGTAGACCATTTAATACTTAAGTTTTTATAGCACCACAGAATATAATCCGGATACTTATTTACTGCTTCTTCTACAGTAAGATTAATAATATGTGGTTTATTACTAAACCAACAGTTATCCCATGGTCTAGTTCTTTTTCTAGTTTCATATGTGCTACTTCTTTCATTGAGTTTACCATTAAACCTTTTATTCTCTGGTCTATGAGATTGTTTAAGTTGTTCTAATTGATAGTTCATCATCATAAGTTTTAATCAGGTTAATAATCATATATAGTGGCGGAAAACTAATTCCGGAAGATATTGCTGTCTAACACTAACTAATACTAATATATATAGTAGTAGTAATGATAAGTGTAAGACTAAGAGTGTGTGTAGTATGGTTATTGTAATAGCCATATATACTATATTGTATGAGGCTGTTGACTGATTCTGTGACCAAGGTCATGACCAAATATTGATGGAGTGTTTATTACTCACACCCACTTTCATGCACACTTATCCTAAAAATATTTACCACAAAATTACATTTGCTACACATAATTCAGGTATCCTCCTATGACCGGTATGCACTAACTGTGAATAGGCTGTATGACCGTAGACTGATGACCAAAGGCCAAAGCCTTTTTCTACTGGATTGTGGTTAAATACCCAATTCAGTAGAAAGATGTTTCCATAAGCTGTGATAACAAAATGAAAAGACAAAAAATAATACAGGCAACACTCCCGTTACCTGTATTATCCCATTGAGCTTGTTAGCCAATAACAATCTCAACTTCGTCATAGGATGCCGCAACACCTATGCCGTGTACCATGTACCCTTCTCTGTCTGATGCAGCGTCTTCAAACCAAGACACTTGCAACTTGGTAGGGTCAGCCACCTCTTCTGCTGAAAGCTTAGAGGCAATGGCAGCCTTGGCATTTGTGGCATCTCTGAACACAATATGACGTTTACCATAATTCTTATGGTTTTTGTCATTGTTGGTTCGGAGCACATATACAGGCTTCCCATCTTGGTTAACACTACCAATTTCAGCACAGAAATCGGCCATACTTTTTGTTTCTGTAAACAACATAAATTAAAAGTTTAAATGGTTAATAATCCATTTAAGTAAAAAGATGTTTGTATCCATAAGCTGCGTAGCAAAATGAGAAAAGAAAAAAAAGGGGATTACTCCCCTGTGCTACTCTCCATAGCCTCTTGAAGATGTGCTCTAGAAGCTCTTAAATCAGATAGCTCACATAGGTCTCTATAGGTTTTACCTTCTACTTCTAGTGTAGCAATTTGTTCATCTAGTTTTTCAGCTATGTATAACTGATGCATCTTCTTTGAAACTTCTTCTATGAGAGCAACTAAATCTTCTTTAGTGCTATTTCTGTTTACTTTGTCTAATAGCTCACGTCTCAGTTCTAACAATATTTTCTTGTCCATAATATATAGTTTTAAATTAATACTAGTAAAAAGATGTTAAAGAAAAAAGAGAAGCTTAAAGCTTCCCTTGTCTCCATTCATTGTGTAGAGTTCTTGCTATGATAAACATAGCACCTCCTGCTAAAGCTAGTATAGCAGCAGTACCATAATCTCTACTAAATGCAGTATGATATACTACACTAGTAACACTCATGATTGTACATGCATAGCATGCAAACATGTTAAATAATCCAAAAGCTTTCATATAATATAGATTTAAAGATTACAAAAAAAAGCATTGAACTAATATTTCAATGCTAAATAAACTACAATAGCATCTACTGCTATGTTTATTATGAGCCATTCAGGATAAAACTCTTTTCTCCTGATGCACTCTCTGATATAACATATTGTATTCATTGTATTTAATTTAACTTAAGTTATAAGATGTTTAATAAGAAAAATGAACACCCTAGCATCCCGCTAAGGTGTTCTCTCACTTTGGTAGAGATGTCACCCTGTGGCTTCACCCGCCCTAATTACACACGTGTAATAACTGGCACCCTAAGAACTTATAAAGTTCTATCACAGAGTTTGCCCCCACTAGTTGTTGTGTTCTTGCAAGGTTGCAATCCTTGAGTTTGATAATCTCTATATGTTACTGTACTTCACATAACATTATCTTGGTATAGTATCCACACGCTCAGTATAACTGATTGTGTTTACCTGCTTGGACAAGAACAATTTAATATAAGTATTAAGATGTTTAACAAGAAAAATAATAACTCCTGCTTTTACACAGGAGTTGGCGGCTTTGTACCAGCTTATGTTATGTAGAGGCCAAACCATAACAGCTGTTTTAAATAATAATAATTATTATCCATATAAGTATAAAGATGCTTAAGCTGCGGAGCAAGATGAAAAAAAGAACAACCCATTACAGGTTGTCCTTATTTAATACACTTGAAATGCTGTCTTGATGGCATTTATATACTCTACCATATCTACTCTCAACAATAGCATTGTCTCCTTGTAGCTCAAGATAATACTCTATCTTGTTGCCCATTGGAGATTCTACTCTTGGTTGATATGTATAGGTAAAGCCTATAAATAATCCACTACCAAAGGCTAATGCAACAGATGCAATAGCCCATTTAAGATTCTCTCTTTTCATAATATTAAATTTTAATTTAAGTATTAAGATGTTATACAGGAAAAAAGAAAGGGTGTTACCCCTCTCTGATTTAGTATACTTGTTCTAAATCTGCCTCTACATATCTTGGTACACCTAGAATATTTAGTTTCTTTGAAACTAGTTGTTCTATTTTGTAATCCAAGATAGCAAGAGATAAAGATTGTCTGAAAGCATATACTTTATCAGAGGTTAAACACCCTTCTATTCTGTAACCAAACTTGCCATTGTCATTGGTCCATACACCATAAGTTTTTGTAAGTAACTCAGCAGCAGCTGAAGTTATCTTAGCATTTAACTTAATTAATGTGTGGAATCCTAAGTGAGAATAGCCAAAAGATAAATTCTTGTTCATAACGTAAATTTTTAAAGGTTAATATTTATGGTAAGTACAAAGATGTTTAAACAAGAAAAAAAAGAGAGCTCTATTGGCTCTCTAAATAAAATTATGCATTTGCATTCTTTAAGTATTCTTTGATGGTTAACACACCATCTACTATAACATAAGTAATCATAATAATAAATTTTAATTTACTATGAGTACAAAGATGTTAAGAAGAAAAAAAACAAGGGCTTAAACCTTCTAGCATACCGCGGGGTTCTTTCTCTAATAGGTAGTGATTGATCTATCACTACACAGGCTAGCAAATTTTAGTTTTTAAACTAAGTAACAAGTTGTTACAACAAGAAAAAAAGGGAATGCTAATCAGCACTCCCAAGCATTGGCATAAGCATACAACCCCAGAATAAGGACATAAATCCTATATGCTGTACCATATCTTTACCAAAGCTCATTAATAATCCAGAGAAGCTCCCTAGCATTAGGGTAGCAAACAAGTACATAAGTATTGATTTCATAGTAATTAATTTTAATGTAAGTACTAAGTTGTTTGTAGAACACTAGATCTTTTTCCTGTGTAAAAAAAATCTTTTTTCACAGTCAGATTTTCAATCATTCTCCACAGATTTGCCGGGGGTACACCAGCTCCAGCGTGGGCCCGGGGTGTCATGATGTAGGAGCCACCACAACCTACTATATACAATATCACCTCATTCTCTTATATAAAACATTTGCAATTCCAAAATATCTGGTATCTTTGTAATCAGATATGTGTTTCCTGGTCAACGGACTGGGTAAGAAGTCCCGGGTGTTACAGTCCGGGATTTTTTTATATCTTTGTTACATGGCATATATAGAACACAATTTTTTTCCACTGAAGGTATATGTTAGGAATGAGTACATGTATCAGCACACTAAGGGTTTAGGAGAATTTACCCCGGGGGTTATCATTTCAGTTAGGTGTATGCCGGGACAAGCTGCACTGTTCCAGGTACTGTTAGACAATGGAGTGCTTAGAGATAAGCTACCAGCCCATGCATTACTTACTGAACCAAAGCTACCTGATCCTGATCTGCCGTTTCATTACTTACAGATATGGAATTGTTTTTCCTATAACTTCACTCTACTACATCTGTCATATCTTTATGATACTCCAGTGGAAATTTATATGAAAGATAAAAAGTTCCACAAAGGAAACTACTATGCTACTATTAACTGGGGTAGTAATGATATGAACACAGACTTGTCTCTGGCTGAAGATGCACTAGAACATAAGAGTCACCATATTATTCTCCTGGACAATGGTCAGATAGCACTACAACCTAACAACCGGATTAAGTGGTCTGAACCTAGCTTTGTTACTAAGCCTTTTCCTGAGAGACCTGACTATCTGGTTAACAAAGACTACTACAATTGTGAGGGTTATGAAAAATGGAATACAGAAGATTCTGAAAGAATGTTTTATGATACAGAATAATTTATTATATTTGTACTGTTCATTTTACTAAATGATAAACATAATTGATTTGATTTGCTAGAAGCCCTGGAAATTTTCCGGGGTTTTTAGTTTAAACAAAAAAAATTTATATATTTGTCAGATCAAGTTTATTATATGAGATGACACTAGAACAGAAAAAGTTATGGTTGCTTGTTGCAGAAAAGACAGGGTCTAACTTAGAGGCTAGGATGGTATATGATGAACTATTAAAAATATTAGATATGGAAAAAGATACAGTGATTGTTTCTATCACAGAAACAGAAGGAGGTTTGGAGGTAAGAGTTAATGAGGGTGCTTATGGCAATCCACATATCATAGGTATCTTAGAGAAGATTAAGTTTACACTCTTGTCAGAAGATCCTCCTATGGTAGAGAAAGTACCATCTTCTACTACCACTAACCAAAAGTATGATGCGTAAATTTTTAAAACCAACAATATGAGTGAAAAGAAACCGGTATATGCTATACCAGATCAAGCTCCAGAAGTACTTGAGCACAAGATCATCCCATTTGGACATCAGTTAATGGGATTAGATCCAGATAACTTAGATGATACCACAGTAACTAAAGTAAAGTTATTAGCAGCTGAGATGGCTGAGATCTTAAAGAAAGACTATGAGAATGAAAGAGGTCCGTTGAAAAGCCTGCTTTTTGACCATGCATTAGGTGAGATATTAAATGCATCTATGTCAGTAGTAAAAGTATTAACTCTAAAAAATAAATGAACATGAAACCGTTTAAGTTATTAAGAGGCCGCACTATTTTATTAAGTGTACCTGAAAGAAAAAAGTCAGCACTAGAATTATCAGCTAAGGATGAAGAGGCAATGATGCAAGAGGCTGCTAAGCTTTGGAGTAAACTTACAGTTTATGCCACAGGCGATAAAGTAGAAGAAGTAAAGGAAGGTGATCAAGTATATGTAAGAACCTCAGCACTTAACATGGAACAAGTAGAGAGAATAGAAATAGATGGAAGTATAAAGCTTGTTCTTAATGAAGGTGATGTAATTATAGTGTGGTAAGTCATGAGTCAGGATAATAAAATAAGAGCTACTCTTATTGATGTTACAGATAGAGTGCTCAATCTACAACCAGATAAAGGACCCCGGCCGGAGTATTATGGCGGCAAGGATAATATATATGAGGTATTCCAAGTATTAGAAGCTTGGGGACTAGACAAAGACTTCTATCTAGGTAATGTAATTAAGTATGTTGCCCGGGCTGGTAAGAAAAATATTTCTACAGAAAAAGAAGATTTAGAAAAAGCTTTAGTATATTTACAAAAAAGAATTGACTCACTATGATTATAAAAGGAATCATGTTTATATTTGGTGTAATAGTATTAGGGTTCTTGTTTTTAGTAAATAATGCTATGAGTAAACCCTTATATAATAAGATGCACAATGTCTGGGAAGAAGACCCAGAAGGAAAAAAATATGCTAATATAACTTTAATTGTAATGCTGCTGATAGCATTCTTTATGGGCTTGATGTTTTAACCTATATACTCTCCAAACAAAAAGATCCTTAGTTTTTTAGCTAAGGATTTTTTTATATCAAATATTTTTTGTATATTATAGTATATTATAAATGTAATTACAATGCCTACTCCATTATTCCCATATACCTGGCAATATAATAATCAATCTATTGAAGTATTGGCAAGCAATGTGAATTTGCTTTTGCCAGCATGTAATGACTCAAACAAGTATAGTACAGAAGTTACTTCTTCTCAAATACCTTATGTTATTAAACCCAGCATGCTCAGTACATGTCTGAAGGTTGAAGATTTACATAGCATAGATCCTAATTTACCTATTGAAAATTTATCAGGATGGAAAGTTGGAGGGTCTGTGGTTTTACAATCAGCCGGAAGTTATGCAGTTCCGTTAGGAACAATACTTGTAGAAAATGGATTTGGTTTATCAAACTTTGGAATTTATCCATGGAAAACTTCTGGTGTTGCATATGCAGATGTACCAGGAATATCATTAAAACAAAAAGTAGAACCTCTTGGATTATTTAATACTGTAACTGATCTAAGTACCCTAAGTGGATTAAACTATGCTCAGATTACATTTGAACATACATATAATGTTGTGGGTAATAATGTAGAAGTTATACTTGAACTGAAGGTAGATCCTTGTCCACTTACAGTTCTACCTGCAACAACTATTGAGGTAAATGTCTCATTTGAAATTGAATACTTAATCAATAATACATGTACCGTATCATACACTGGTGTATAATATATAATTAATAACTAAATAAATAAATCATGGATATCTTAAATTTTATTTCTTGGATCAGAGGCCGCAGACAAGTAACATCTGTAGATCCTGCTAAAACAGTATTACCAGTAGGACTTAAAGATCCTAGAAGAGATGACGCTTATCTGGCAGGAGCAATTACTGTACAGGACTTTATAGGTCAAATAACACCAGGCGCAACCGGTCCAACTGGACCACAAGGACCTCAGGGGCCTCAGGGAATTGCCGGACCTCAAGGAAATCAGGGAGCTACTGGACCAGCTGGTATACAAGGACCTTCTGGAGTACAAGGTATTCAAGGAAATCCAGGACCTGTGGGACCTGCCGGTTTAGTATGGGAAGGTACATGGGTATCCGGTACATCTTATTCAATAAATGATTCAGTTGGTTATAATGGTGCTTCATGGTACTGTATTGCTCCAACATCAGGAACAACTCCTCCAAACTTAGCTACTGCAAACTGGGCATTGTTAGCATCTCAAGGTGCACAAGGTCCTCAAGGTATTCAGGGAGCACAAGGTATACAAGGTGCTGTTGGACCTCAAGGTATACAAGGACCAATTGGTTTAACTGGAGCTACCGGTGCTCAAGGGCCTCTTGGACCAGTGGGACCAACAGGTCCTCAAGGAATACAAGGTGTGCCTGGACCAGTAGGACCTGCTGGATTGAATTGGCAAGGTGCGTGGGTTTCTGGAAATTCATATAATGTAGATGATGCAGTTGGTTATGCAGGTGCATCTTACTTTTGTATAACAGCAACATCAGGAACTACTAGTCCAGATATTGATCCATTAAATTGGGCTTTATTGGCATCACAAGGTGCCGTAGGACCTGCAGGTGCAAATGGTGCTACAGGTGCAACAGGAGCACAGGGTGCACAAGGACCACAAGGAGTTCCGGGACCAGTTGGTCCAGCAGGATTAAACTGGAGTGGCGCATGGTCTAATGCTGGTACATATGCTGAGAATGATGCTGTATCTTTTGCAGGTGAATCATTCTTTTGTTATAATCCATCTGGTGTAGGTCCATCTGTTACAGATCCATCTGTTGATACTGCAAATTGGGCACTACTTGCTGCACAGGGTGCTACTGGTCCTCAGGGTCCTCAAGGGATTCAAGGAATTCCTGGTCCGGCTGGTCCTGTACCACCTGATTATGTTAAAACTATATTTAACCATCCTGATTTTGGAGCTGGAGTTACTGGAACTACTGTTCCTGTTATTTCAGTATTTAAGGATATAAGTGGTATGTTAGCAACAGATTCAATTCTTGAAATATCTTGGGGTTGTTATAGAACTACTGCACTAGGAAATGTTCAATCTCAAGTATATTTATCAGATACATCAGATTTTTCAGGTACTTTTGTAAAAATAGCAACAGGTGCAAATCAACCTGCAGCAGCAAATGCCTATTTAAGAAATTTTAGAGATGTTAAAAAAATAGATACTGTATTTACAATGTTTAATGGATTAACACAATCTGCAAGTGATTTAAGTAATACAGGTAATACTATACAAAATTCAACTGTAGACCTAGGTCAGCTTTACATTTTATTTGCTATTCAATTAAGTAATGCTGCTGATGAAGCATTTATAGACAGAGTTCGTATAACTGAACATGCTGCATATATATAATTAATAATATTTTAAATTTATACCATGGATATTTTAAACTGGCTATATTTAAAAACAGCAGGTCTGATTAAAACTAAAGCTGTAGATCCTAACACAGACCTAGTAGCATTAGGTGCTAATGTAGGGTTTAATAGAAGAGATGATCAGTATCAGACTTATGCTATGCCTCTTAAAGATGCAGTGCAGGCGGGTAATATAGGTAATACTGGATACTATACTATTGATTTAAACTCGGTATTAGTACCTGTAGTAGATGTAACTACTTCAAGAGGGGTTATTGAAATCATTATGGCAACACCTGAAGTTGATCCACAACCAGCATTTGCTACTGCCGTTCCGCTTAGTATTAATAATGCAGAAATGGATTTTACAAATCCAGATAATGTATATATGCAGTTTTCTGTATACTACAGTCCTGCAATATCTGATTCTTTTATTCCTTATGTTATTGCAACAGGCTTTGCACCAACAGGAGCGGATTATGCTATCTTTAATGCAAATCCAACTTTGACTGGTGCAATAACTTCTTTTACACCAGGTACAGGAACAACAATCTTAGCAGAGGCTGGACAAACCTATTCAAATGTTGGGGTATCAGTTGGTAATGCTACATTTACAGTAACACGTGATGGAGCTGGAGTAATTAATTCAGTTGTTCTAGTGAATAGTGGAACAGGTTATGTAAATGGAGACACTTTTGTTATTGATGGTGCAAACATAGGTGGTGCTAGTGGTGTAGATGATTTATCTATTACAGTGGATAACACTACTTATGCTAATCAATTTGGGGGCCGTTTCTACTTATATTATGAACTTTATAATTTCTAATTACTGTAGATATACTAAACTTCATATCATATACAGGAATAAAAATTTATTAAAATTATAACTATGTCAATAGGAAATTTAAAAGACACCGGAAACCAAGGTAATAACTTACCATTCCAGTGGAAAGTTCTACAAGGACTTCAGAGTATAATTAGTTCAACATTTAATGTTGCTATTAAAGCTCCATTAGGTCAACAAAATAATGATAACTCAGTTTCTACTGTATTATCTAATGAACAAGCAAATGTTCTAATTAATACAGCAGCTAAAAGATTTACTGCTGCTGATGACAATGCTACTTCATTTAGCAATACCATATTTTCTATTTCTTTTGCTAGTGTTGGAACCGCTGATGCTAGAATATCATTTGATGGAGGAACTCTTTATTTAATACTAAAACCAGGAGAAACATTAAATTTAGATGCTGGAGGAGTTATGAATTATTATGATGGGGCACTTATAACCTGGGATACTACTACTAATGCTGGCTCTTCTTTATTAGTTGCTGTAAATTATATATAATGGGTATAGTTATAAATACTTCTGGATCTAACCAATCAATATTGGCTAATCAGCCAATGCTTGCTGATGCTTTTGGTAGATTAAGAGTGTCTCAACCTTTAACACTATTTGACTCCAGCCACAGATTTGATGATAATGGACTTTGGTCTACAGCTACCGCTACAAGTGGTACAGCGGTATTTAATAGTGCTCAAGGACTTGTAGATTTAACTGTTACAGCAGCCTCTGGTTCCTCAGTAGTAAGAGAGACAATTAAAGTTTTTTCTTATCAGCCTGGTAAATCTCTTTTAGTACTTAATACATTTGTAATGTCTTCTGCTAAAGCAGGACTTACTCAGCGTGTTGGGTACTATGGAGTTGGTAATGGTTACTACTTAGAACAAGTAGGGACCACAGTTCAATTTGTAGAAAGGTCTTCTGTAACAGGTTCTGTTATTAATACTCCTGTATTACAAGCTAACTGGAATGGAGATAAACTAGATGGTACTGGTGCTTCAGGACTTACTTTAGATTTAACTAAAGCTCAGATTCTATTTTCTGACTTTGAATGGCTAGGTGTAGGTTCTGTTCGTGTGGGATTTATAATTAATGGACAGTATATTATTTGTCACACTTTCCACCATGCTAACTTAATTACTAGTACTTATATTACAACTGCTTCCCTACCAATACGGTATGAGATATTTAACACAGCTGGTACTAGCGGTTCTTCTGTTTTAAAACAAGTCTGCTCTACAGTTATCTCTGAAGGAGGTTATGAGTTACGTGGTCTACAACAAGCAGTTGGTACTCCTATAACAAGTGCTAGAGCATTAGCAACTGCTGGAACACTTTACCCAATGGTTTCCATAAGACTAAAATCTACAAGACTAGACGGCATAGTTGTTGCTACGGCTATTTCTATTATAGGAAATACATCAGCTAATTATAATTGGCAAGTTGTAGCAGCAGGAACTACTACAGGTGGATCTTGGGTAAGTGCAGGAGCAAACTCTTCTGTAGAATATAACTTAACAGGCACTTCGTTTGCAGGAGGTAGAACTATAGCATCAGGATATTTTACAGCTACAGCAAGTACAAGTGTATCTGTTGATATATTAAGAGCAGCTTTACTTGCAACCCAACTAGAAAGAGATGGCCTAACAGGAACAGCTTATGAGTTTAGTCTAATTTTAACTGCAGGTACAAATACTGAAACTGCATTTGCATCAATGGACTGGGAAGAAATAAGTAGATAATATGAGCACAAGAATAGAAATAAAACCAGTATCTGACCCTCCTGTGGGAGCTACATTGATGAAAACAGGTCAGACAACATCATTCAGAACTGGAGATGATGGAGATCTTGAGGCTGGAAGAGCAACATCATTTAAAATATTAGCAAGTAACAATCCATTTGGAAACACCAACAGATTTACTGATGAGCTTGGAGGTCAGACATATACAAATGACATTGTAATTGATTGGAGTACTTATGATGGTTCAACTGTGTTGGGTATTTCAAGAGTTGCAATTGCAACGGGTAATACTTGGAATCAAGCTGTTGATAATTCACTTTCTTATTCAGTTGGAACTTTCACAAGCGGATGGAGGTTAGCAAATATAAAAGAGATTTTTAACTTGCTTAATTTTGCTAATGACCAAAATAATTTGTTAAACTATTCACCCTTAAATTTATCTTCATCAGGAAGAGTTTATTGGACTTCCAATACAGTATTAAATGCAACAACACAAGCGTATGTTTTAAATAATATAGGTCTAATGAGTGTAGTAGCTAAAACAACATCAGTAGCTTTTACTTATTTTCCAGTAAGAACTTTCACCGTAACAGGAACAACATTATCATAAATTATGGCAACTTATAAATTCCCTCAATTCAACGTAGAGATAATTGATCCTACAGTAACAGTAACAACTGTATTAGATAACATTATAGATAAAGTATGTAGTACTGATGTATTATTAACCACACCATCTACTGTATTTGGTGTAACCTTTTCTGGTTATACTTATACTGAAGATTGGAATGATCAAGATATCATTGACTGGGTTAACAATGTACAGTTACCTCAATATGAAGTTTAACTAAGTATTTTTACTTATTTTGCTTGGTCAGTTTAATAATTTTTTGTATATTATAAATATATATTTATAACATAACAACAATGGAAACTTGGTTAATGACACTCATCCTTTTTGTAGCTAGTTCAATTTTTGCTATATTTGGATACTTTTTAAAAATGATACACTCTGATGTTAGAAAAAATACAGAAGAACAAGGTAAGTTAAAAGGTAAAATAGAATTGGTACAGCAAGAAAGTCAAATAAAATATCAAGCACTACAAGAACTTACACAGCTTGAAATTAAAAACTTAGCAAAGAATGTAAGTGAATTATCAGATGCAGTAAAATTATTCATAGTAAACAATAGACATGACTGATATAAAAAAAAGATGGAATGCTAAAACACCTAAGTTTTGGAAGAATGTACAGAAGGTTGCAATAGCATTAGGTGCAGCTGCAGGTGTAGTAATAGCAGCTCCAATAACATTACCAGCTACAGTAGTAACAGTGGCTGGATATTTAGTAACTGCAGGAACAGTAGCAGCTACTTTATCCCAATTAACAGTAGAAGATTACAAGGATTTAGAAACAGTAATAACTAAAAAAAAGAAAAATGGCAAAGAAAGTAAAACCACAAGTGGAAATTAATGCTGAAGTTAAGGTAAAGAAAACCAGAGTAAGTGTTAAGAAAAAAGACAAGAACTTAGATGTAGTAGTAGATACACCTAAAGTAGATGTTACAGTAAAAGCTAATGAAGAAGAAAAGAAGTTTGTACTAGACTCTAGAAAATTAGATGTAGAAGTTACTAAGACAGATGAAGGCACTACAGTTAAAGTAGAAGCTGAGACTCCAGTACTACAAAGAGTTGGTAAATGGGTTGCTCACATGATGAGTAAAAAATTTAACCGTAAGTAACAATGTCTGTTTTAAAGAAAGGAAGCAAGGGACCATCAGTGGTTACTCTTCAAGAATTCTTAAAACTTACAGCTGACGGAATCTTTGGTCCTAAAACAGAATCTGCAGTAAAATCTTACCAGAAGAAAAATGGTCTGGTAGCAGATGGTATAGTAGGTACTAAGACTTGGGCACACATGGGTATCCTTAATACAGATAATGCAGAGAATCTAGAAGTAGAAAAAGCATTAGAGATCAAGAAACATTACATGATTCCGGGTACTTATTTTGCTGGCCCTGTTCCAAAGAATTGGATATTCTTACACCACACAGCAGGATGGGAGAATCCTTATCAAGTAGCTGACATGTGGGGAAGAGATGACAGAGGTAATGTAGCCACTGAATTTGTATTAGGAGGACAGTCTGTTAGAAATGGAGATACTAAGTATGACGGTGAATTAATTCAGTGTTTTCCAGAAGGAGGATATGGGTGGCACACAGGTACAGGTAACTCTGTTATGCATAGAAACTCTGTAGCTATTGAGGTATGTTGTATGGGTCAGATAGTTAATGGTAAAACATATGTTGGTACACCAGCAGATCCTAATCAAATAGTTAAGCTAGCTAAACCATTCCGTGGATTTCAGTTCTGGCACAGATATTCAGATGCTCAGATAACTGCATTAAAACAATGGATACTATTTGTAGCTGAGAAATATAACATAGATCCTAGAGTAGGTTTAGTAGAGTATGTAAAAGCTAAAGGTGCTGATGGATTTGATGTGTTAGATTTGGCTAAAGCTAATTCTACACCTGGAATGTACTCTCACACTAATGTATTAAGAGGTAAAGTGGACATGTTCCCGCAGCAAGAGTTAATTGATATGTTATTAAGCTTATAGTATGAAACTGAGAAACAACTGGAATAATTCAAAGAAGCAGTGGGATAAAGTGATGGTAAGATTGAGATTATCTAGTTTGGACATATTCTCACTAGAGATAGATATATCAAGAGAGTTTTACCTGCTTACTGTTTTAAACTTTACAATTAAAAATAGATAATATGAAACATGGATTAAAAGGAGTTACAGATGCTACAGTATTCTGTAAGTCAATGCAAAAAGGAGGACCTGCACCAATGATCAGGTCAATGAAAAGTTATGAGGTTGGCGGAGTAACAGGTTTGCAATCTCCTAATGCAGCATCTGCAGAAAGTCAATGTACTGGTGGACCAGGTGATCCTCCGGGTTGTAGAGGAAGCAAAAGAAAAGTTAGACAGAAGAAGTATATAAAAAGAAGAAGAGTTCCAGGACTATGATTAAGATATACTAGATATACTAATCCAGGTACTTTGTATGCCTGGATTTTTTGTTTTAAATATATCTTGTTTAAACTTTTATTGTATATTTGTCTAAACTTATAAAATATATACAATGGAAAACATGAACCAACATGAACCAGAAATGGAATTATCTGCAGAAGAATTAGCTGCAAAAAAAGCTGACATGCTTAAGTTTTATGAAGACTCAATTCCCTATCTGGATGCTCAACTTAATTATGAGAAGAAACTTGCTGAGATAGATGAAGTAAGATTTAGAAGAGCACAGTTCCAAGTTCAAATGGCAATGATGATGAATCCTCAGAACCATGAAGAATTTGAGGAAGAAGAAAATGAGAGAGAAGATCTTGTTCAAGATGAAGTACCTACGCCAAAAGAAAGAAAGCTTAAAAAACAATAAACCATGGCACTTGTAAACCAAGTACAAAAGCGGGTCAAAATGCCCAAATGGGATGTTGTTAAATTTCAGATACTAACTCATTGTTACATTAACCGTGTAACAATGAGTGAATCTGATTTAAACTGTTTAACACTATTAAGCTTTAACCAGCCAATTGAGCTAACTAACTTTTGCTATGATGCATCTTCTGAGGAGGAGTGGATATTTAAAACACCACAGACTGTCAGAAACTGTATTAATAAAGCTGAGAAAAATGGCTTAGTAATAAAGGATAAAGACAATAAAAAGATAATCAGTTTAAACCCAGATCTGAAGATACAAACAGATGGGAATATATTATTAGATTACAAATTCTTTGGTCAGAATGATACCCAAGAAAGCATCTAGTTTATATAAACATGTAGCTGAAGATCTTGATGTAGATCAGATACTAGTTGAAAATTTTATAGACTTTTACTACAAAAGAATTAGAGAATGTGTGGCAAACTTAGAGCATCCAAGAATAAACATAGATGGTTTAGGTCAGTTTATAGCAAAAGGCTCTACAGTAAAAAAGTCTATACCAAGATTTAAAAAGTCTTTAGAAAACCATGACACATCCACTTTTGGAGCATACTTTAATAAAAAAAGAATTGAGTCAAAGCTTGACTTGCTTATTGTATTAGAACAGAAGATTCTGTTAGAAGAACAAAGAAGAGAAACTTTTAAAAAAGAAAAAGATGAAAAACACACTAAAACTAATTTGGGAGAACAGGAACCAAATAATTGAAGGCATAACTAACTCAGTTATCAGAGATGAGACAGTAGAGGAAATAGCTAGATTAAGATACAGTATCTGTGATGAATGTGAACACAAAGGAAAGAAGTGTGCTGTAAAGGGCACAGCTCCTTGCTGTAATGAATGCGGATGCTCACTTAACTTTAAAACCCGTTCTTTATCCTCATCATGTCCATTAGGTAAATGGGAAGCACTTACTACTGAAGAGAAGGAAGATGAGTTAGATGCTTTAGATGAATCTGAAAATGCATAACTGGGAACATTTTCAAACAGATGGTATGGCTGCACAAGGTCCTAACATTATGTATAGTACAGATACTAATGATAAACTTGCACATTACATGTCTATAGAAAATTCTGTAGGCTTTGTAGAGTGGATGGAGAGCAGAGGTAAAGTAGATTCTGAGACAGCAAAAAGTTTGATAACTATGTTGAGGTCAGAAGACATAGATAATTTTAACATAGCAATACTTGCTATAGAACAATTAAAGAAATGAGTATAGTATTTAATGCAGCAGATCATAGCTATAAAAGCTTAAGCTCAGAAGAAAACATAAACTGGACCAGTGTTACTTCTGTAGTATCAGCTTTTAAAAAACCTTTTGATGCAAAAAAGACTGCAGAGAAAGTTACCAAGAGTAAAAAGTCAAAATGGTTTGGTATTGATCCTGTATTAATACAGCAGATATGGATTAATGAAGCAGACAGATCTACTACTCTAGGTACATGGTATCATAACCAAAGAGAAGATGATATATGTTCCTTAGCTTCATTAGAAAGAGAAGGAGTTACTATACCTGTATTTAAACCATCTGGTGAGAATAATGGTATAAGAGTAGCACCTAATCAAAAATTAGAACCAGGCGTGTATCCAGAACATATGGTCTATCTTAAGTCAGCAGGCTTATGTGGCCAATCAGATTTAGTTGAAGTAGTCAATGGTAAAGTAAATATCACTGACTACAAGACTAATAAGAAGATAGATATGGAGTCTTATGTAAACTGGGAGGGTATGCCGGATAAAATGCTACCACCAGTAGATAACTTAGATGACTGTCATTTCTATCATTATGCTTTACAATTGAGTATTTATATGTATATTATATTGAAGCATAATCCTAAACTAAAACCAGGAAGAATATTTATACACCATGTTATGTTTGAGGTAGAGGCTGAAGATAATTGGGGGTATCCTGTAACTAAGAAAGATGAGAATGGAGACCCTGTAATAAAAGAAGTAAAAGCAATTGCAGTACCTTATCTAGTAGATGAAGTACAGGCTATTATTCACTATATGAAAGATAATCCAATTAAAAAGAAATGAGTTTTACAAAATTATTTGATGTACAGAATGGAGTAGTAATTCCTACTGAACATTGCTATACACTCAAGGCTCTTAAAGATGTAATGGATGAATACCCAGATGAGTATCTTAAGATATACATGTATTTATTCTACATGTGCTGTCCAAATCCAGATATGAATCCTTTTTTCTTTACACCAGACATAGATAAAGAATCATTGATACTAACACAAATTGACGGAGAATTCTCTACTGAAGATGACACAATCTTTGCAGCACTTAGATTCTGTGAAAAGATGTATGAAACACCTACATCCAGAGCATATAAAGGTATTGCATCTATGCTAGATAGATTAGGAAGATACATGGAAACTAGTCAGATTACTACAGGTAGAGATGGTAACTTTAACTCTCTGATTGCTGCAGCTAAAAACTATGATGCAATTAGACAGTCTTTCAAAGCTACTTATAAGGATCTTCAGGAGGAACAACAAAGTAAAGTAAGAGGTGGACAAGGACTAGCATATGACATGTAATGAGTGAAATTTACCAAGACATACCAACCTATGACAACGGAAACTGGACAACCACAAGTTTTGAATCCAGAGAAGAGTTCAGCAACTTTATCTTTGGAGTATTTAAAGAACCAGGTGAGTACAACTTCAATGAAACTACCAATAAAGTTTTCATATCTGAGTCAGTCAAATTTAAAAAAGATGGAGTATACACTACAGCTCCATTTAAATCAAAAGACTATATAACTTATTGGGATGACCAGAAAGCTAAATGCCGCAAAGGTATAATAGTAAAAGATAAAGATAACACATGGTTTGTAGCTAGAGAATACTACATGTGGTTAAACTTCTTACCCATCTTTGATAAAGAGATACAACAGTTTGGCTTTGCTAAAATTAGAGATGCTCAGTATCATATGGCTTTATATGAGCTACTGGCAGAACTTAATTATAAACACTCAGCTATCTTAAAGAAACGGCAGATAGCCTCTTCTTACTATCATATGGGTAAGTTTATAAATCAGCAATGGTTTGAGGCCGGGGTTACTCTTAAGATGGGAGCTAGTCTTAAGGATTATATCAATGAGAAAGGATCCTGGAAGTTTTTACAGGAATATGCTGCATTCTTAAATGAACATACAGCATGGTACAGACCTATGTCACCGGATAAAGTAATGATGTGGCAACAGAAGATTGAGGTAAGAAAAGGAGATAGAAAAACAGAAGTTGGTCTTAAAGGCACTATACAAGGTATGTCATTTGAGAAAGATCCAACAAATGGTGTAGGGGGTCCGGTTAAATACTTCTTTCATGAAGAGGCTGGGATTGCTCCTAAGATGGATCAGACATATGAGTACATGCGCCCGGCCATGAGATCTGGACTTATTACTACAGGAATGTTTATAGCTGCAGGATCTGTGGGTGATTTATCTCAGTGTAATCCACTAAGAGATATGATTCTAAATCCACTATCTAAAGATGTATATGCTGTAGAAACTGATCTTATAGATGATAAAGGTACTCAAGGCATGTCAGGTTTATTTATTCCTGAACAATGGTCCATGCCTCCACACATAGATGAATATGGTAATTCACTTGTAGAAGCTGCATTAAAAGCTTTGGATGAACAGTTTGAGAAATGGAAAAAAGAACTGAGTCCAGAAGACTATCAGCTTAGGATATCTCAGCACCCAAGAAACATTAAAGAAGCATTTGATCATAGAACAGTATCTGTATTTCCTACTCACTTGCTTACTGCACAGGAAAGAAGAATAGAAGATAAAACCTATGGTTATGAATTCTTAGATATCAGTACAGATGAGAATGGTAAGCCTGCTGTAATGCCTACAAATAAAAGACCTATATCTGAGTTCCCTATATCCAAAAAAACAGAAGATAAAACAGGAGTGTTAGTTGTATGGGAAAGACCAATCAAAGATCCTACTTTTGGACAGTATTATGCATCTATTGACCCCGTGTCAGAAGGTAAGACAACTACTTCAGAATCATTATGTTCAATCTATGTAATGAAATCCCCTGTTCAAGTAACCAAAGTTACTGGTGTTGAAACAGAGACATATATAGAACAAGGTAAAATAGTAGCTGCATGGTGTGGTAGATTTGATGATATAAACAAAACCCACCAGAAACTAGAACTAATTATAGAATGGTATAATGCCTGGACACTTATAGAGAACAACATATCTCTATTTATCCAGTACATGATATCTAGAAAAAAACAAAAATATCTGGTACCTAAAAGTCAAATTATGTTTCTGAAAGATCTTGGGTCTAATGCTAATGTATTTCAGGAGTATGGTTGGAAAAATACCGGTACTCTATTTAAAGCCCATCTTTTAAGTTATGCCATAGAATATTGTAAAGAAGAAATAGATGTGGAAACAAAACCTGATGGTACTGTTGTCAGAACAAAATATGGAATAGAAAGGATTCCTGATCCCATGTTGATCAAAGAAATGAGAGAATATGCAGATGGAGTCAATGTGGATAGATTAGTTTCATTTGCAGCTCTTGTTGCTTTTATGAGGATTCAAGAATCAAATAGAGGGTTTGCAACAAGAACAATCATGGATGATGTGGCTAAAAACTTGCAAAAGTCAGAAAATTTGTTTAAATTAAATAAGAGTCCATTTAGACACATGGGTGGTTCTGGTAATTCATTAAGCAAAGGAATTACAAGATCACCATTTAAAAATATAAAGTAAAGTATTATGCAGATTATAAACGCATTGCAGGCCAAATCTGGGGCAAAAACTCAAAGTAATAGAATGGGTACTATAACCCAGCCATTACAATTTTTACCTAGAAAAGAAAAAGATGAAGAGTGGGCTGCTTGGAATTTAGACTGGCATGAATGGCAAGGTCTTAAGCAAATCCGGAGAAATGCTAGAAGACTAATGAAGAACTACAAACTTGCCAAAGGTATTATAGATAAATCTGATTATATAGTAGAAGAAGATAATGACTATAGAGACATTGTGGAGATTCTTACAAAAGAAGATGCTTCAGCTCTTGAGTTAAAGTTCTACCCAATTATTCCAAATGTTATTAATGTTCTAGTAGCTGAATTTGCAAAAAGATCTAGTAAGGTTACATACAGAGCTATGGATGAGCTATCTTATAATGAGATGCTTGAGCAAAAAAGAAAGATGGTAGAAGAAACATTACTATCTGATGCACAGATGAAAATCCAGGCTGCTTTAATAGAGCAAGGTATGGATCCTGAGTCTGAAGAATTTCAACAAGAAGTATCACCAGAAAAACTTAAGTCACTTCCAGAAATAGAAATGTTCTTCCGCAAAGATTATAAATCTATGGTAGAAGAATGGGCTACACACCAACACAAAGTTGATGTAGAAAGATTTAACATGGATGAACTTGAAGAAAGAGGTTTCCGTGACATGTTAATTACAGACCGTGAGTTCTGGCACTTCCGTATGATGGAGGATGATTATGAAGTAGAGCTTTGGAATCCTGCTATTACATTCTATCACAAGTCTCCGGATGCTAGATATATATCTCAGGCTAACTGGGTAGGTAAAACAGATATGATGACCCCATCTGATGTTATAGATAGATATGGTTATATAATGTCTGAGGAGCAATTAGCTGCACTAGAAGCTGTATATCCTATTAGATCTGCTGGTTATAACATTGGTGGTATGCAGAATGATGGTAGTTTCTATGATGGAACTAAGTCTCATGAATGGAATACTAACATGCCTTCATTAGGATACCGTCAGTACACTACAGCTATGACAGGTAATGTACTAGAAGGAGGAGATGTTATTACACAAATTCTTTCTGAAGGAGAAGATTATTATGATCAAGGTACTGCATATTTGTTAAGAGTATCTACAGTATATTGGAAGTCACAGAGAAAGGTTGGACACTTAACTAAGATATCTGATTCCGGAGAAGTGTTTAATGATGTAATAACTGAAGACTATAAGATAACTGATAAGCCTATATATGACACAAGACTTATCAAAAACAAGAGTAAAGATAATCTTGTATTTGGTGAACATATAGATTGGATCTGGATTAATGAGGTATGGGGTGGTGTAAAGATTGGACCAAATATCCCATCTTTCTGGGGTATGAATAATCCTGGAGGCTTTGCTCCTATATACATAGGTGTCAATAGAAATAAAATTGGTCCTATTAAGTTCCAGTTTAAAGGTGATGCTACACTATATGGTTGTAAACTTCCTGTGGAGGGCGCAGTTTTTTCAGACAGAAATACTAAATCCACTGCACTTATTGACTTAATGAAGCCATACCAGATTGGATATAACATAGTAAATAACCAGATAGCGGATATCTTAGTAGATGAGCTTGGTACTATTATTATGCTTGACCAGAATACTTTACCAAGACACTCTTTAGGAGAAGACTGGGGTAAAGGGAATTTGGCTAAGGCTTATGTGGCAATGAAGAATTTCCAGATGTTACCCTTAGATACTTCTATTACAAACACTGAGAATGCATTAAACTTCCAACACTTCCAAAAACTAGATCTATCTCAGACAGAGAGATTGATGTCAAGGATACAGTTAGCTAATCACTTTAAGCAACAAGCTTATGAAGTAATAGGTGTTAATCCTCAAAGGATGGGACAACAGTTATCCCAGCAAACTGCTACCGGAGTGGAACAAGCTGTTGCATCTTCATATGCTCAAACAGAAGTATTCTTTATTCAGCACTGTGATTATCTAATGCCTAGAGTACATCAGATGAGAACTGACTTAGCTCAGTACTATCACTCAACTAAACCATCTACAAGATTAACTTATATCACATCAGCTGATGAGAAAGTTAACTTCCAAGTAAATGGTACTGATTTGCTTATGCGGGATCTAAACATATTTGTTAGTACTAATGCTAATCATAGAGCTATACTAGAGCAATTGAAGCAAATGGCAATGAATAACAATACTACTGGAGCTTCTGTATATGACTTAGGTAGAATAGTTCAATCTGACTCTATTGCTCAACTTAATACTGTACTTAAAGATTCTGAGGCTAAAGCACAGAAATCTAAAGAGATGGAATTACAGAGTCAACAACAAATGCAAGAACAACAAGCTCAATCACAACAAGAGATTGAGAAAATGAAAATTGATGCTGTTGCTGCTGAGAAAGAGAAAGATAGACAAAGAGATATCTTAGTTGCTGAAATAAGAGCAGCTGGTTATGGATCTATGGCTGACATAAATCAAAACCAACAATCAGACTTTGCAGACCAAATGAATGAAATAAGAAAGTCTGAGCAATTCCAGTCTCAGGTTAACTTACAAAACCAAAAAGAAAACAACAGAGTTACATTAGATAGAGATAAGAATAACATAGAAAGAGAGAAGTTACAAGTGCAAAGAGAAATAGCTGATAAGCAATTACAGATAGCTCAAACCAATAAAAATAAGTTTGACCAGAAAAATTCTAAAGAAAAGAAATAACCTTTAGCTATATAATGCAAAAATTTTATTCTTAGTCTTTTAAATTTATCAAGTTTATTTTGTATATTAAAGTATAACATAAAACCAACAACAATGACCAATGAGACACAAAACCTTAGTGATGAGGTAAAAGACTCTACAACGGTAGAGCAAGTAGATGTAAATATTGATGAGATCTTTGGAGTACCAGGTGCAGAAAGTGTAATGCTTCCTACAGATGGTAAAGAAGAAGAAAAACCAAAGTCTATGTTCTCTAAAGAAAATATAGACACCACGTTCCTTGACAACTCACCTGCTACTCCTAAAGAAAGGGAAGAAGCAGCTGAAAAGAAAGCAGAAGTTGAAGAAACTATAGCTGAGCTTGATGGGTTAATTACTCAAGAAGAAGAAGCTGGTAACAAAGGAAGACCTAAAGTAGATAAGTCAGGTCTTTATGAGTTAGCACATAAAATGATTGAGGATGGTGAGTTAATGCCTTTTGATGATGAAAAGCCATTAGAGGAATACACTACTAAAGACTTCAGAGAGTTATTTGAAGCTAACTTTAATGAGAGAGAAGCTAAAGTAAGAGAGAACACTCCAAAAGAATTCTTTCAGTCTCTACCAGAAGAACTTCAAATAGCAGCTAAATATGTAGCTGATGGAGGACAAGATCTTAAAGGTCTATTCAGAACATTAGCTCAAGTAGAAGAAATGTTTGAGTTAGATCCGGATAATGAACAGGATCAAGCTGAGATAGCAAGACAGTATCTTTATGCAACTAACTTTGGAACAGCTGAGGAAATAGAATCAGAAATTCAAGATTGGGCTGACTTAGATAAATTAGGACAAAAAGCAAACCAGTTTAAACCTAAGTTAGACAGAATGCAAGAAGAGATTGTTGCAAGACAGTTAGCTGAGCAAGAGCAAAAGAAATCTCAACAAGAAAAAGCAGCAAAAGCTTATACAGAAAATGTATATAGCACACTTGCAAAAGGTGAAATTGGAGGAGTAAAGCTTGATAGAAAAGTTCAAAGTTTACTTTACTCAGGATTAGTACAACCAAGTTATTCTTCAATTTCTGGAAAACAAACAAACTTACTTGGTCACTTACTAGAGAAGTATCAATTTGTAGAACCAAGACATGACCTGATTGCAGAAGCATTATGGTTACTTGCAGATCCAAATGGATATAAAGCTAAAGTAAAAGAGCAAGGAAGCAGACAAGCAGTAGAAAAAACTGTAAGACAATTAAAAACAGAAGAGTCTAGAAAACTTACATCTTCTTCTAATGATGATGAGGATGATACAAGAAGAAGACCTTCTGCAAAACAAACACAGCAAAGAACCATCTCAAGACCAAATAACTTGTTCAAGAGATTTTAATAAATAGTAACAAATAAAAACAAATAAAAATGGCAACTCCAGTTTTAAACAATGGTATATTTCTACGGGATACCGCGTACAATGCTACGTCACATGTAGACTCTTACCACTTGGTTAACATGTTGAAGGATGCAGAACCAATGGATTTAGGTCCAGTGGACCTTTGGGCAATGGCTCAAAAGGTAGAAATGCCTCTTTACCAAATGTCTAGCTTTGGTGGTAAAAATGTAATTATGGTTGATAATGCTCGTGGTGAGTATAGATGGCAGACTCCAGTGTCTGTGGATCTACCTTACATCCTTGAGGACATTGAGCCAGATAACAACTTTAAAGGTATTGAAGGAACAACCTTCCGTATCAAACTTAACAGAAGAGAATTTGGACATGGTGATATCATCACTTATGACAAATACAATGGTGTTGAGATGTACATTACTGCTGAAGATATCCTTCCATTAGGAGATGGTTATATCTATACAGTGCAGTTGGTAAACAATGACAACTTCAAATATTTGGATAACAAGTACTTGGCTAATGGTACTAAAGTTTTCCGTAAAGGTTCTGCCCGTGGAGAATATGGTGAAAGATTCTCAGATATCACAACAAGAACAGGATTCCGTGAATTCTATAACTTTGTTGGTGGTGCTGAAGCTCATGTTCATTATTCTATCTCTAGCCGTGCTGACTTGATGATCAAAGGTGGAATGAATGCAGATGGTACAGTTCCTGTAACTGAGATCTGGAGAACATTTGACAAAAACATTGATCCATCAATCACATCTTTGGATGACATGGTTAAAACATTAGGGAAAGATAAAGTTAAACGTGCATTTGACAACGGAGACTTATCTAGAACTTTCTTAACTACAATGGAAGCAGCTCACCTTTCTAAAATTGCAACTGACATTGAGACTTACTTAATGTGGGGACAAGGAGGTAGAGTACGTCAAGATGGTCCAGATGATCTAAGATTATCTGTGGGTCTTTGGAAACAGTTGGATAACTCATTCAAAAGAGTGTACAACAAAAACAACTTTACATTAGATTTATTCCGTGGAGAGATCTACAACTTCTTCAATGGTAAAGTTGAGTTCCAAGGTCCAGATCCAAAAAGATCTTTAGTAGTTCAAACTGGTATGGGTGGTATGAGAATGGTAAATGAAGCTATCAAGCGTGAGGCTGTATCTTCAGGTTTACTTATTCAGGCTGCTGATATTGGTGCAATCACTGGTAAAGGTATGGACCTGAACTTTGGATTTGCTTATACTTCATATGTAATTCCATTCTTGGCAAATGTTAAGTTTGTACTTAACCCAGCATTTGACAATGTTCATACAAATGACATTGAGAACCCAATCATTGATGGTTTCCCATTATCTTCTTACTCATTCATTATCTTTGATATCACTGATAACACTAATGACAACATCTACTTGTTGAAGTTATCTTGGGATAATCAATTGAAATGGTGGTATCAAAATGGTACTATGGATTATATGGGCCGTTCTCAAGGATTCCAGTCTTCTGGTCAATTCAACGGATACCGTGTGATGATGTCTCAAACAATGCCAGCTATCTGGGTTAAGGATCCAACTAAAGTCCTTAAGATTGTTATGAGAAACCCAATCACTGGTGGATCATTCTAATCCAAATCTATATATACAGGGAGGGGGAAACTCCTCCCTTTTTTTTAAATTTTAATAACCAACAAAACAAAAACCAACAAACATGGAAAATTTCACAATGGTAGAAATAGGTAAAGGCACTGTAAAACAAACAAGCATTGCTATCCGCCCGTTCTTTGACAATTCAGCTTCTAACATGGGATTAGAAGAATATGGTATCTCTCTATTTGATGGAGTAACTCATAATGAGCAATTAGCTTGTTTAGAAAACAATGGTGTGGTAAGATACATTACCGGTCTAAATGAATTTGCTCCAGAGATTAAGTTACTTAACCCAGAAGACAGAGAAGCCAGAGTAAGAGAAATAAGATCTGCAATAATTGAACTTGAAAAAGAATTAGCTGCAAATGTTATTGAACTTGAAGATCCACAGTTTTGGAATAAAGTAAAATTACTTAAGCCTGATAATGCAGAGTTCTGGAATAGAATATCTATATCATGTGGTAATGAGCCTTCATTCCTGGATCCTAAAGACCCTTATGATAGAATTAAATTACATGCTATTGAGGCAGGTGGTTTTTCTATTGTAGCAAAAAGTTTTGATGATGCTAGATCAAAAGCAGTTCCACCTAAGTTTTACTTAGACAAAGAAGAGGAAACTGTTATGTATAGAACAGAGTACAAAAAACTCCGTAACAAAGCATTGTCAGAATTACAAAAATTATTTGACAAAAACAGTACTAAGTTATTCTACATTGCAAAAGTTGTAGATATCAACAGTACACAATATAAGAGATCAACTCCATTAGATGTTATCTATGAGAATATGGACAGACATATTAATGGTGAGGGTGGAGAAACCAACAAAGAAAGAGCTGCAAAATCCTTCATGGAGACTGCAACTTTAGATATGGAAACACTAAAAATTAAATCAATTGTTAGAGATTCCGTATTTTTTAAGTATATTATAAATAAGGCAGATGGATATATATACCATGCTAAGTCTAATAGCTTGCTTGGTAGAAATGTTTCTGATGTTGTTGAGTTCATGAAAAACCCTTTAAATGAGGACCTTTTAAAAGATCTTAACCTTGCCTGTGAGAAGTATTGGAACACTTAAATTTAAAATAAAATGGCAACTAAAAAGTATGAAGTAGGTGGTATGACAGAAGCAGCGTCATGTGCTGGACCAAATAAACCTCCTAGATGTAAACAAAAGTTTAAAAGTAAAGGTAAATCTAAAGAAACTAAAGGAAGCATCCTAGGTACACTAGGAGCAATTGCTGGTGGTCTTGGAGGTTATGCTGCTTACAAAAAACTTAAAGAACAACAAAAAGGTGGTACTACAAAATATCAAAAAGGTGGTTCTGCACCACATGGACCTGGTTCTATGACTCATGGAACTGTTCCACCTATGGTAAATGAACCTGCTAAGTCAAAAAAACTTAAAGTAAAAGATTTAGTAATTAATACTGAAGGAGCTAAAAAAGCAAAACAGAATGCAATGAAAAGACAACTGAGGAAACATCAGAATGGTGGAGCATCAGATCCTATCAAAGCTATGTATAAAGCCAAAGGTGAAAAAATGCCAACCACAAAAGAAACACTTGAATATGTTTCAAAGAATAGTTCAGGTTATATTCCATCTAATAAATCAAGTAAAGTTGATACTACTAACTGGAAAGAAAAAATGAAAGCACCTGATGCTAAAAAATATCAAAAAGGTGGTACTACAAAACCAACTCCAAAAAGAACTACTGTTCCAAAAAAATATGTTGATAGTGCAATACCAACTTATAAAGGACCAGATGCACCAATGCCAAAAACAGCAAGAGCTCAAAATGGTGGAACTACTTACAAAACAGGTGGTATGGTAAACCCTAATGCTAAACTTCAAGCTGCAAAATCTGCAGGTTCTAAAGGTGTTAAGTCTGGAGTTAATCCTAAAGCTGCTGCTTCTAAAGTTGCTAGAGGACGTTCAGGTGGTACATCTGTTGCTCCTAAGAAAGCACTTCCAAAAGCTCAGAAAGGTTGGTCAGTAGATGATCCTTACAAAAGAGGTGTTATGGGTGAAGGAGCTAGTGCTACTAAAACAAGAGATAGAAAAGTTGGTGGGCTTGGTGTAATTAAAGGAGGAACTAGAACTAAAACTATTAGTGCTGGTGGAATTTATCCAGGAGCTAAAGGTTCTGTTAATGTAACTAAGACTGATAATAGCGGTAAAGTAACTAGCTCAAGAACTAGATCTATTTCTCAGGACAAAGCTAACCGTATGATTAACAAGAAAAGAGGATAGTCATGCCAAAGGATTCTTGCTATCATAGTGTAAAAGCACGATATGCTGTGTTCCCTTCAGCAAGAGCTTCTCAAGCAATTGCCAAATGCCGTAAAGGTAAAGGCACTGTTAGAAAGACTGAGAAAGGAACTGAGCTTAAAAGATGGCAAGCGGAAAAGTGGCAAGATACTAAATCAGGAAAACCTTGTGGTGCCGGTGGTAAAAATGAATACTGCCGGCCTACAAAAAGAGTATCAAGAGATACTCCTAAAACTAAAAGTGAACTAACTCCTTCTAAACTAGCTGCTAAAAAAGCTGAGAAGTCTAGAGTAGGTATGGGAAGAAGAGTTAAAAAAGTATAGTTATGAAATCAAAAAAAAAATTAATTAAGGGTCAAAATGGTATAGAAGCTGGTCCTATGACACAAAAGGAAGCGGCTCAAGCAGCTTTTAGATCTGCAGAAAATAATCCTGCAAATGATCCTAACAATGAAATGTTCATACCTACACCTTATAAACCTGCAGAACCAGGTCCTATAGTAAAGAAAAAAGGTGGATCAGTAATAAAAGGAAGTTCATTGAGAAGACAAACTTCTACTAAAGGATTGAGAACATCTAAAAAACATTAATAGTTATGGCAATTAAAAAAACAACAACTAAAAAAGCACCAGCTAAGAAATCAACTTCTTCAGTTGGTATTTCCATTTTTGGTGGTAAAGCAGAACAAAGAAAATGGGAAATTGAATCTGCTATGTCTACATTACAGAGAGCATCTGAGATACAAAAGAATGCTAAGCTTATGGCTGATGTAAAGAAAATGGCTGCTGAGAAAGCAAAAGAATTTAACAGTATTGCTGCTGGTAAAAAGATTTAATCATGGCACAGGCAAAGACTAAGAAAGTAACAGTAACTGCCGGTGGTGAAAAACATGTAGTTTATAAAAAAACTACAAAAAGAGGTGAGGGAAAAGTTGGTAATATCATGGTTAATCATCCTACTAAAGATAAAGGAGAATGGGATACTATAGACTTAACAGCAAAAGGAAGAGCAAAAACACTTAAGCAAGGGGTAGCAGATACTAAAAGATGGCATAGAGAAAATCCTTACCCAAAGCCAAAAATGCAGAAAGGAGGATCTTCTCCTGCATGGACTAGGAAAGAAGGTAAGAATCCAGAAGGTGGTCTCAATGCTAAAGGAGTAGCTTCTTATAGAAGAGAGAATCCAGGAAGTAAACTTCAAACAGCTGTAACTACTAAACCTTCTAAATTAAAACCTGGAAGTAAAGATGCTAAGAGAAGAAAAAGCTTCTGTGCTAGAATGTCTGGAGTAAAAGGTCCTATGAAGGATGAAAAAGGAAGACCTACAAGAAAGGCTCTTTCACTAAGAAAATGGAATTGTTAAAACATATATAAAATGAAAACTTGTAAATACGGTTGTGGTGGTAAAATGAAATCTGGTGGCAAAGTTGCTGCTGTTAAGAAAATGCAAAAGGGTGGTAAAACTACTTCTTTTACTGAGGATATTTCAAAAGGTCTAGATAATGTTTTTAGAAAAACATATCCATTCAATGTTCCTCATGATAAGGTAACTAAAGCTCTGAAATATGTAGATGATAAAATAACAGATACAGATCAAAAACAACCAGACTGGTATAATTCACTCAAATCTAAAGTTAAAAAAACTATGCATGTTCCAGATAAAAAACAAAAAGGTGGTCCTGTAAGACCGGTTAAACCTGGTGTTAAACAAAGTCCGTTTAAAGAATTACAAGACAAAGTTCATTCAGATATTAAAAAAAGAACAGGTAAAATTAGTCCTGTAAGCAAGATGGCCAAAGGTGGTTCTTCTAGTAAGCCTTGTCCTGGTATTAATAAATGTTGGAATGGTAAAAAGTGTATTGATTGTACATCAGCTGTAGCAGGCCTTGCTACATCTATTAGTGGTGCTGTTAGTGTAGCTGGTAAAATGATTTCTGATTATAGCAAAAAAAGAAAAGCTGTTAAAGAACTTAAAAAGTCTAATCCAACTATGACAAGTAAAGAAGCAAGAAAACAACTAGCTTCTAATACTACTGAACAAAAAAGAAGAGGTGGTGCAACTAAAAAATATCAAATGGGTGGATCTACAATAGTAGGAATGCCTAAGTATTCTAACAACCCAAGAAGTGATGCCGGTAGAATTTTACAGTCTGGCGGATCCTTTGCACCTAACCGTGCTGTACAAGCTTCTTGTAAAGGAGGTACAGTAAGAGATGAGAATGGAAGATGTGTAACAGCACGTAAAATGCAGAAAGGTGGTTTTCCAGATTTAAATAAAGATGGTAAAGTTACTAGAGCTGACATTCTTAAAGGAAGAGGTGTTATTAAAAAATTAGGTGGAGCTAAAAAAAGATAGTAATGTTAAAGCCAAAGAAATCTAAAATACCTTTAAAAGACAAAGTGAAACTTGCAAAGGGTTATGTTGAGGGTGTAATTAAATACAAACTTAAGCCTCCAACTAAAGAACAGAAAAGAGCAAGAGAAGAACTAGAACAATATAAAAAGTCTATTGAAGATGAGTTTGGTGTATCCATGGATAAAAAGAAAAAAGGTGGGGCTACTAATAACAAATGGATGCAAAAAGCTTCAGCTTCTATTAAACGTAGAGGCACTGAAGGTAAATGTACTCCAATAACTAAACCTGGTTGCACTGGTAAAGCTAGAACTTTAGCACTAACTTTTAAGAAAATAGCAAAAGCTAATAAAAAGAAATAACTATGAAAAAGACTAATAAAGAAAACCCAATCACATTCTTTAGAAAAGCTAATGAAGCTAGACAGGCTAAAGTAAAAAAGTCTATCAAGAAAGCTCAAGATGGTATGACTATAAAAGAATCAGACCTTAAAAAACAATATAGTAATGCACCAATGGTTGGAGCTGAACCATTTAGTGAATATGCTAGAAAACAAAGAGATATGTCTTTTACAGGTCCTGCACCTGATGCTTATAAGGGAAGTAATAATATAGCAGAAAACAATTATTATAATGATCCTAGATTTAGTAAAGCTGTAGAAGGTACAGATGCTTTTTATAAAAAAGAAGTAGATGCAGGAACAATATATGGTAAAAGTGGAAAAGGTTTCATGGGTAGATTTAATCAAGCTTCAAGAGATTATTTAAAAGCTAATCCAAAAATGAATCAAATTGCATCAGGTAAGAAAAAAGGTGGTCCTATAAAAAGAAAAAAATAAGACATGCTTAATAGCACTATAACCATAAAGATGAAGCAAAGGCTTAACAAGCTTGACTCTCAGGACTTTGATAACATAGAGTGCTGGCAGATTGTTGAGTCTTTTAATAAAGCTCAGGTAGAGTGGTCTAGAAGACAGCTTCATGGTATGAACTTAGTAAAGGAAGGTGATGAAGGATCAACCAGGAGAAAAGATGATATGCAAATATTACTTTCTACTGATAACCTTGGACTGATAGATAAAGATGATTATTATAGATCAGTTCTTCCTGAAGATTATCTTCAGTGGAAAAGAGTTGATGTCTTTGCTCAAAAAGACTGTTGTGAAAAAAGAAGAATGACAGTATACTTAGCAGAAGAAGGAAACCTTAATCAACTTCTGAGAGATAAAGCTAAGCAACCTAACTTTGAATGGGCAGAGACTTTTGCTACATTAATAGGTGGTGATGTGCATATTTATACCAATAATGCATTTGATATACAAAAGGCAGATCTTATATATTACAGACAGCCTATTAAAATTCAAATCCAGGGATGTGTAGATCCATATACTAATGTAGCCTCTGCAGCTGAAGTAACATGTGAATTTAAAGATGATATAATAGAATTAATAATAGATGAGGCAGTGAGTATACTTGCTGGAGATATTGAGTCTGGAAACCAATTCTCTAGAGGTAGTGAAGGTGCTGAACGTAACAACTAAAAACAATGGCAACAAGAATGTTAAAAAGAAATCCTGAACCTGCTAGAACAGTTAGTAGACCAGAAGTAACAGTAACACAACCTAAAGAAGAACCAGCTAAACCACAACCAACTCCAGATACAGGTGTGGGTGGTAGTTCATTAGATAATATGGTAGCAGCATGTGCAATGGAATTTATGAATGCTAGAAATAGTTTTCACAAGCTTCATTTAAAAGTAAAAGGAGAAGGATCTTATGCTGCTCATATTGCTCTTGGAGATTTCTATGATGGTTTACCAGGACAGGCTGATACACTTGTGGAAGGTTATCAAGGAGTTTCTGAAAAACTATTGACAATAAAAGATGTAGCACCAAGAACATTAGATACTGTAGCTGATGGTGTATCATATCTTAGAGATCTGTATGCTATGGTAAACAAACTCCAGGGGATGTTACCTTATTCAGAGATAGTAAATAATCTAGACTTGGTTAAGGATTCTATCAATTCTACTAAGTATAAATTACTTTTCTTGAAATAAATTTTGTTATTTCAAAAACTTTTACTATATTATAGTATATATATTTATAAACTAAAACAAAAAAACAATGAGTTATTTTAATCATGCCTTTAGAAAAACCTTTGTGGGAACCATAGGAGGTTATACTGATCTTGATGGGGGTCAGTTAGGAACTACCGGAAATATTTTCCCTGGTGGATCATTTGGATTTGTTAATCCTAAAACTTGGAGTATAGTTCCAACAACTTATAATGCTGAAACAGTTGGTTGTTGTAACCTTATCCTTGCTGCAGGTTCAATTTATCAAAATGATAAAATTGGTCCTTTCCATGGAGGATATACAGAATCTAACAAATCTAAGGAAATCAATCCAAGATATGTAAACAAATTCTACCGTGTAGATCCATGTTTACCACAAAATGAAGTAGTACATGTTGGTAACACAGCTTGGACTGATGATGTAGCTTTAGCATTAGCAATTACAAATGATGGTGTAGATTTAGTAAATGGTGTATATACTGATATTCCTTTAGTAGATACTACAGCTCCTACAGGATCAGGATTAGTAGCTAATATTACTGTATCAGGAAACAATGTTACTTTTGTAGAGATTGTTAATGGTGGTTCAGGATGGGTTACTGGAGATGTTGTAACTACAAGTACAGATCAAATTCCTTATACTGATGGTACTGGTACTCAACCTACATTTACTGTAACAGCTGGTGTTGGTGCAAACTGTTGTAAAGAATTTTTCTGTGGTGAGACTTATACATTACGTGTTGATGTTAAAGGTTCTCCTGCATTAAGATTACTTAACCACAACTCTTACATCATTGCTTCTGCATACGGTGGATGTTGTCCAGAAGGTGCAATTGCTCCAGTAGTAATTGACTCTACATTAATCTTCAAACAATGGGCTGAAGCTATTACAAGATATCCAGTTATCTCTCCATTCATGCAAATCATCTTAGTTGATGAGACAGGTACTCCTTGGTATGCACCAGGAACAAGTGCTGCTTTCTTAGCTGCTAATAATGTTGATACTTGGGATCATTATGTATCTCCAGGACACACTCCTGATGGTTGTGCTGGTTTAGTTCTTAACGGAGCTTATGTAGATACTAAATTCCAAAACTGTACATTCCAAATCACTGACTTCTATGAAGTAGAGCCAGTTAGATTGTATGTATCTGAAATGGACTTAAATGGTGATCCATGTTTGTTCAACGGAGTATGTGTAGTTAAAGAATGTGAAGGAAGACAAGTAATGGGATTAGGTGAGTCAGTTGCAAGAGATGTTATTTTATCTGAGCAATACAGACAAAACTTCTTCCATTCAGATTTCCGTATCAGGGAGATTACACAAGGATACAGTGTGTTTGATTTCATTAACAGAAATACTTTGTATTTCAGATACTTTATCCAACACAATGTACCACGTTTCAATAACCCAACTAGTACATTTGATAATGACCAATACTTGTTAGAAGTTATTACTTGTGATCGTATTTCTGCATTTGAAACTTTTGTTAATGCATGGTTAGGAGATTGTTCTCAGTGTACAGGTCTTGAAATTGAAGGATGTGTTGAACCAGTTTGTGAACCGGTTTATACTTTCCCAGTTTTAACAACTAACTTCACTCCTAACGTAACAGAGTTCTGTCCAGCACCATAAGAATAGTATTTAAACTATAAACATAAAGGGGGAGCCGAGTGTAATACTCCTCCCCTTTTTTATTATAAACATCATGGCAAATCATGTATTAAGCTTGGAAGTACCTACAGTTATGAACTCATGTATCATGAAGTTATTTGATACAAGTGTTTATACAACATTACTTCCCGTAACTTGTCCAACATTAAACATCACTGTACCTGGATTTGGATATTCAGTACAGCTAAATACTACTGAAAACTTTGCAGAGACAATAACTGCATGTGATCTTCAGTTACAAACTGTAGATTGTGGAACAGTAAACTATGATATACCGGACGGGATATATATTATCAAGTATAGTGTATCTCCTAATGATCAGGTATATGTAGAATACAACCACATGAGAATTACACAAGCTTTAATAAAGTACAATAAAGTTTTGTGTGATGTAGATGCTGCAGCATGTGATCCGCCAGCAGCAATCAAAAAGAAATTAGAAGCTTTGAGATTAATTAATATGTATCTTCAAGCTGCAAAAGCAAAAGTAGAATATTGTCATGAGCCTCAGAAAGGAATGAGCTTATACAATTATGCACTTAAGCTTTTAAATAAATTAACTTGTACTAATTGTTAAACATTTTAAAACCAACAAAATGAGTAGTTGTCCTAATTGCGGAGCCAAATTAAGTTGTGGATGTCAGAAAAGAACACTTCCAAATGGAAAACAAGGATGTAGTAGTTGTGCTACTAAAGTAGCTAAAACTGTTACTCCAGCTAAACCTGTTACAACCACAAATACTTGGGGACCAAATAGATATTTAAACCTGAAGAAATTTACCAAATAAAATGGCTGCAGTTCCTAGATATAATATTATACCATGTTGTCCTGACTCAGGTACTCAAATAACAAACTTTCATATACCTGATGGTCCAGTACCTAATGGTGTATATATATATAATGGAACTACTTTTGCACAACCTGTTAATGGTGTATCATTTCAAAATGGTCAGTGTTATACAATACAAGTAGTTGATACTAATTTTGCTTCCTATCCTGAGGCACCAAGTTATAATGATTTTACACTTGTTTCAAACTGTTCTGATGAACAGTGTATTGCATGTGAACCACTGTTTGAACGTGAAATAATAAGATTCACAAGCTGTTGTGATGATACTGATTTCTTAGAATTTATATATGATGGTACAACAGATTACGGTACACTTGTAAAACCTACTACATTATTTCCAGGCTTTTCAGATAGTTGTTATAGAGTAAATACTTATCTAGGTTCAAATTGGGTTGGTTTAGGACCTGCCCCTTCTTTAGCTTATTTTACAGTAATTACAACAGATCCTGAAGCAAAGTGTACAGATCCTGAATACCAAGAAATATGTGACTGTCAACCAAAGTGTTATACACTGATTAATTGTGATGGTGTATCATTTCCTAGTACAAATCCATTTTTAGAAACTAATGCCACAGTAGGTGACTATCTAGTAATCTCTATAGATGGTGAATTATCAACCTGGTTTCTACTAGAAAATACAGGACCTTGTAACAATCCTTTTAATGACTTTGGAATTGATGATACTTTTCCAACACCTTGTCCATGTGAATGTTATGAGATAACAGGAACATTTAAACAAGTAAAATATTTAGATTGTGATGGTGTTTTACAAACTGTTGTAGGTCCTGGGCCATTACAAAAATTCTGTTCACAAACCTATCCATCTGTAAGCGGTATAGTTAATAATTATCAAATTATCAATAATGGAGCATGTATAGATGGGGAATGCCCATTAGTATGCTATGAGCTTGAAAACTGTGATACAGGTCAAATACTGTACTCTACACTACAAAGTTTATTTCAATATGTCAATACTAATACTGTAGTTGAAATAGTAGGTTATGATGGATGTTGGTCTGTAAGAGATTCAGAAGAACTTTGTGATTGTCCCATTAGCCCTATAGTAGTTAGAGAGTATGGATCTTGTGGAGAATGCTTACCTATAATAGCCTATAAACTTACAGGTTGTGAGAACCCGGATGATATAAAATATACTTACCAAGACTTATCTTTATTTGTTGGAGAGTATGTTAAAGTAGAAGACTGTGGTTGTTTCTTTGTAGAACTTATAGATTTCCAACCACCAAGCATAACTACTGTAGTTATACTAACTTCATTTAGCTCATGTCCTGCATGTTTGACTCAGTATTATATATTAGAAGATTGTAATAATTTACTTGATCCAATATATACAGGTTCTGATCTTTCTACCTATCTTGATGATATAGTTAATGTACAAGGCTGTGAGGGCTGCTGGGAAATAAGTGAAGTTGAGATACCAATAAACCCAGTAGCTGTTACAATAACTAATACTTATATAGATTGTCCATCTTGTACACCTGTACTTCCGTGCATGTGTAATAAAATGACAAATTTTAGCACTCAAAATAAAGAGTATGAGTATATAGATTGTAATGATCAAACAGTAGTTCTAACATTAGGAGCAGGAGAAACAAGTGGAAAGATATGCCTTAAGGTTTGGACAATAGATTATCCTGACACAGATACATTAGAAATATTTGGAGAATGTGAATCAACTAATACAGTTGGTGTTTACACTTGTCCTATAGTTGTTCCTAAAAGAAAAATTAAACCAGGATACTCTGTTCCAACATGTGATATAGATAAGTGGGAAAAGATTACTTGTAGAGCATCAGAGATACTGTATAAAGAAGTGATGAGACTCAGATATGGATTAAGTAACTGTTGTCCTGAAGATGATGAGAAGTGGTTAATTAAAAAAGAGCTAATAGATTTGGCTGCTTTAATTGATCCTGATTATGTGTGTGCACCTACTCAATCTTGTGGTTGTCCACCAAGTTCATGTGGATGTGGATGTAATTCAACACTTAAGACTTGTAATTCTCAATAATAATTAGTATATTATAATATGAAGCCCTTAAACTTAGATAATAGACCATGTAGCCCAATATCAAGTAATTGTGTGATATGGCAAGGTCCAGATATTCCATGTATTAAATTGTGTACAGGAGATACTGTATCTGATGTAATATTTAAACTAGCCACAGAGCTGTGTGCTATAATGGAAACACTTAAGATTACAAACTATGATTTATCATGTTTTAATTTAACAGCATGTCCTCCAGATGATTTTCAAAAACTAATTCAATTAATTATTGATAGAATCTGTGCTCTTGAAAATATTAATAACACAGAGTTAGCAGGTACTAGAAGATCTACTTCAACATGTCCTGATTGTGTAGTAACAGTTGCTCCATGTTTTGTCATAGGTACACAAACTACTATGCAATTAGTAGATTATGTAAATATGATAGGTGAAAAAATCTGTTCTATTGCATTAGAAATTTTAAACTTACAGACTCAGATTGATGACTTAAATACTAGAGTAACAATAATTGAGAATACAGTTCCTCCAGTATATACATTACCTACAATAAGTACAGGTTGTTTGCAATCTTATATAGCAGGTAGTCCAGCTACAGCAGGAATTGATGTTGTATTAAATGCTTTATTAAATGATGCTACTGTTGGTTACTGTGCTCTTAAAGGAGCCACAGGAGAACCAGCTGAAATTTCAGCAGCAGTTCAGTCTCAACTCTTATGCATTACTGACTTAACTCAGCCATTAGCAGCTCTTCCTACAGTAACCACATTTAGTGCTTACTATGCTGGAACATGGGTTCAAGATGGAGATTTAAGTACAGCAGCTGATGCAATAAATAATATATGGATTACATTATGTGATCTTTATACTTATGTATCCAACTTTAATGTTGATATTAATGTTCAAGATACAAACACAGTAAATCTAACTTTTTCTTCTGGAGTATTATCAGCAGATGTACAAGATACAGGTTGGGTTAAACTTGTAGGTTTTGATACATACATGAATGATACAGCCGGAACATTATATGAATATCCACAAGTAAGAAGAATAGGAAATCTATTACATTTTAAAGGTAATATTGTAGTTCCATTAGCTGAAACAACAAGTGCATTAAGACCATGGTTATATACTAGTACAGTTAACAACTATGAGCAAGATCCTTCTACAGGTAATGCTACAACTATTGTAACACCTTTCCAAGGACCAGGTGGTGTAATTCTTAATACATTTGGTTCTGTTGAATTTAATAGAAACGGTGCTGGTAATGCAGAATCAGTTTTACCCACTGCAGTAATTCCTGCAGGTTATCAGTTAGATGGAGCATACTCACATCCTTCTGAATTTGTACATTCTAGACGTATTATAAAAATAGGTGCAAGTACAAGTACTATTCTGTCAACACTTTTTAAATTAAATATATCTGAGACAGGTATATTAAGTTTAGGATTAGTTAAGAATTCAGAAGAGAGCAACATCAATGGTAGTAATGATGCATGGGATACATCACATTTGAACTATATTATTTCACATGTTATTTCTGGAGAAAGTGTTCCACAGTTTAAAACATCAACTAACATAGTTCACTCATTAGCAGCTGGAGGAACTTCAGATTTAAATCTTGATTTTCCTGCAGCATATACTTATCCATTTACATGTAATGCAAATGATGAAACAGAAGTTGGAGGATTCTTTTTATCTATCACAGGTCTTACAGCATTTATAAGTCCATGTGGTACATTGATACCTACACCTACACCATGTGCACCTTAAAACTTTAAAGTAATGGCAACTACAACTACAACAAATAAATGTAAAAAATGCGGATGTGAAGATACCTTCATGCCAAGTCCAGCACCATGTCCAACACCTATTGGTTGTCCCACTCCAGAACCATGTTCTGAGGTAATGGATGCTCAGTGTGTAATTTACACTGGTCCAAACATCATGTGCGGTGAAGTAGTATTAATAGCAACAAATACAGATTTAGCTACAGCTCTACAAAATATAGTAGATCAATTGTGCAATCCTTAAAGAAGTTACAGGTTGTTGGTTTCTGTGACAACAAGGCAACACCCTCACACTTGTGGGGGTTTTGTTTTTTAATTACATTTGCTAGTCTCATTTATTTTTAGTATATTAATAGTAATAGCATGAAGGAATTTAAAAAGCCAGATGTTAAGGCTCCAAGGTTTAGACCAGAAGTATATAATGTTTTAAACAAAGAGTTCTTTGACTTATTTAGAAAGAAGTATCCAAGGTATAAAAACATGGATAATGACAGTTTGAAAAAGATTGCAAAAACATTTAACAGATATATTTTTCAAACAGTTATAGATACCAGAGATGGTGTACAGTTACCAGAGTCATTAGGCTGGATATTTATTGGAACATGTCAGCAAAGTAAAAAGAACAACATAGACTTTTCAAAGTCAGTAAAATATGGTGTTACTGTTTCAAATAAAAACTGGGAAACAGATGGAAAGCTTGCTAAAATATTTTTTACAAATCTTGCTCCTAAGCACAGAGTAAGGAACAGAGAGTTCTGGAGCTTTAGAGCATGTAGAGATTTTAAAAGATCTGTAGCAAAAACTTATCCTGAGAATTGGAATATGTATGTAAGACTTGATCCTCTTTCTAAATTAGAAACAATATATAGAAAAGTGCAATATAAAGACTATATCAAAAAAGAAACTGAGAAGGCACTTAAAACATATAATGAATTTGACATATGACAACAATAGGTGAAGCAATATCAAGAGTTAGGAATGCTGTAAAAGCTGTTAAAGAAGATCCCTTTTTAACAGACAGGCAAATATATTTTGCTTTGCAAAAGTATTCTCAGGCTCTGATTAAAAGAGAAGATAATCAATTTAGACTTATGAAGATAAGTTCTATCTTCAAAGTGCTTCCCTATATTGAACTTATAGATGTAGACAAAGTAGAAGCTGGATGTGTTGGTGTATATTCTGAGTGTTACATAAAAAGATCCAAAGATAAATTACCAACTATACTTAATGGTGTGTTTGGTCCTATTATCCGTACCACATCTTCTATAGATGGATCTATAGAAATGTTCAGAACAGATCCTGGTACTTGGGTTTCTATGACTAAGACAACAACATTTAAGTATAACAAGAAGCCATATTTCTGGTACCTTAATGGTTATGTGTATTGTCCAAACATAGATTGGGATGCAATTAAGATGGAAGCAATATTTGAAGGTAATGTAGATATATGTGATCCTGCAGCAGAGTGTTTGGTAAGACAAGATGAAACACTTCCATTACCAGAATATTTGTTTGCTGAAGTAGAGCAACTTGTTGTAAAAGAATTAACCATGCTGATGTCAGTACCTGTAGACTCTACAGATGATGGGCAAAATATACTTAGATAATGGATTTTAATTATACACTCCGCTATAGAACATTTGATCAGCTGCTGGAAGATGTGACAGTAGACATGAATACATTTGCTCTAGAAAATATGATAGAGCCTCAGACTTTAATCAAACTGGTTAAAAAACTTAACTATGATTTGGGTCTAAGGATAAATCAAACTAGAGAAGTTGTATTAGAAGTTTGTCATGGTAAAGTAAAACTACCAGATGACTTCTATGTATTTAACTATGCATTACTATGCGGAGAGTTTGATCTTGCTACAAGTTATGGTGGGCCAGCCGGAGGAACTAATATACAAGAAGTTCCATACAAAGAGTTTCCATCTACAGTAAATCAATGTGCTCCAGAAAGTGTAAACTGTAGAACATGTAATGCTAATCCATGCAATCATACAGCAGCTTGTGATCTTAATCATCCTATAGTAGATCCAATACCAACAGCATATGATCCAAACAATCCTTACGGAGACACATGTATACCACCAAGAGTATTCATGAACTGTAAAGGTGAAAAGTATGAGTTGGTCCAGATAATGAGTAGAACAGAAACAAGAACATACAGAAGACTGATTCCATTAAAAATGAAAGCTAGTCAAAGTATAGAATGTGATTGTCCAAACTTGTACATGAATACAGCATTTGAAGGATGGATAAAAGATGGTTTTCTTTTTACAAACTTTCAGACAGGTAATGTATATCTTAATTACCAAGGAGCATTAGAAGACAATGCTGGTAACTTACTTGTACCTGATCATGATTTACTTAATGAGTATTATGAGTATGCTTTAAAACAAAGAATACTTGAGAACTTATTTATGAACGGAGAAGATGTTTCTCAAAGGATGGGTCTAATTGATCAAAGACTTAGAGCTGCAAGAAACCAAGCACTTAGCTTAGTTAACACACCAAACTTTAAAGAAATGGAAAAACTTTGGTGGACAAACAGAAGAGCCCAGTACAACAAGTACTATGACATGTTTAAAAGCTATAGTCCTAATGCAGCATTTTATAGATATTACGGAAATACTAGAGTTATATAACTATGGCAAAGATTCAAGATACTTCTCAAAGTAAACCTAGTAATTTTATAAAAGGTTTAAATAAAGATTCAGATCCTACATATATTCAGGAAGGGATGTGGACACATGCCCGTAATGTTGTGAATAACAATATTGAAGGTGACATAGGTTCATTATCTAATCAAGCATCAAACTTTAAATGTCCATCAGATTTTCCTCCTGGAATAACAATGCCTCAGTTTTTATTGCCTGCTAGAAAAGTTGTAGCAAGATATGTAATAGGTGCAATACATTTGTTTTCTGATAAGTGGATTATATTTACTGCTGGACACAATGCAACAGGTCAACCTGTTATGTCTGAGATAGGATTGCTTGAAGAAGAAAGATGTATTTATAGACCTATTGTACAAGATGCCTGTTTAGGTTTTGACAAAAGATATTTAATATCTGGTTCAGCAAGATTAGTACAAGATTGTTCATGGCAAGTATATTGGGCTGATGGATTAAATCCTGATAGATATTTAAATGTTGGTGATCCTCAGACATGGCCTGCAAGTAATTATACATGGGGATTAAACTCATTTGTTCCTGCACCCAACTCTTCTGGTAGTTCAATTACCCCAGCAACTTATGATGGTATTGTAAACTATTATGTTAATGAATTTGGTGATCAAATATTATGGCCAGGAGTTCAATGGGTGGAAAACTGTACAGAACCATTAGACTCAGATGGAGATGGTGAACCAGACCCATCATGTGTTTTTTGTAGACAATTTAATTCTCTGGATTGTATTCACACCAGGTTAGCAAGAATAATAAAAACACCATGTCTTAGAGTTAGACTTGGTGACTCAGGTGGTACTCTTAGAAATGGAACTTATTTTGCTACTATTGCATATAGTATTAATGGTATAAAAGTATCAGATTACTTTTCCCCAAGTAACAGTCAGCCTATATGGTATGATAATGATCTTCAAGGATCATTAGTTATTGAAGTAGAAGCTGATGCAGAAAACTTTGATGAGTTTATCCTAGTTGTTGTACAAAATATAAATCAAGGTACTGTGGCTAAGCAGATTGGTATATATTCAACTAAGACTCAAAGAATAGAACTAGACCAGATAAAAGAAGATTTAATATCTGTACCTGTTAGGTTTCTTCCTGTTGTTACACCAATTGTAGAAAAGTCAAATCAAATTGGAGAAGTAAATGATTACCTTTTAAGAGTAGGTACTACATCTAAGTTTGATTTTAACTACCAGCCACTAGCTAACCTTATTCAAACAAGATGGACTTCAGTAGCATATCCTGCAGACTACTATATTAAAGGTGGAAACAAGGGTAGCTACATGAGAGATGAGGTGTATGCATTTTTCATCCGGTGGGTTTATGATACCGGAGATAAGTCTGCATCCTACCATATACCTGGAAGAGTTGAAAGAGATTACAAAATAAATGGTATTAATTATCCAGAGACTATAGATTGGACAGATAGAAACACACTTGCTGCAAGTGACAGATTATTTGAAGTATATAATACAGCCAGTGCTTTTGCAACACATCCACTGATAGGAACTACAACTGATGATGGTGGAACTGTCATAGCTGTAGGAGACATGGGTTACTGGGAGTCTGAAGAAAAGTATCCGGATAACAAACCTGAAGTGTGGAATGCAAGTGCTAATTGTTGGACTGCTGTTCCTACTGATCCTGTGTCAGGTTTACCTATATCAGATCCATCTTATGATTTGTGTGGTCAACATATAAGACATCATAAGTTTCCTGATAATTACTTGAATGCTAACACTCTTCATTTTGAGAGCAATACTAACTATACTACTTTTGGCAGTAATCTTAAGATAAGAATAATGGGAGTATTCTTTGAAAACATAATTTATCCAAAAGATAATTATGGAGAAGATATTCCTGGTATTGTAGGTTATGAAATCTTAAGAGGATCTAGAGAAGGTAACAAAAGTGTTGTCGCTAAGGGTATGATTAACAACTTTAGGAGTTATGAGATAAAAGGTAATGCTAAAAGAAACAGAACAGGTCTCTATGCTAACTATCCCTTTAACACAATCAAACCAATTAGTAATACCAATAATCTTGCTGACTTAAATTATAATCTTAATGATCCTTATATTAAAGCAGGTTCTCCGCAAAACATACCAAGGGAAATTGTTTCTTTCCATTCACCAGACACAATGTTTAGGACTCCGTTCTTATCATTTACAGAACTAAAGCTTTATGGTCATTTGCTTGGTGTATCAGATCAACAATTCAAAGAACCAGATAGACATCCTAAATGGAAGCTTTTGTCTAATGAGACAAAAACCATAATGTACATTTTAGGTATAGCTGAGGCTGTTTATTCATTTCAAGGAAAGTATATTATAAATGAACCTCCTCCACAACCTGCTACAACAAACGCAGGGTCTATAGCAGGTGGTCCTGTTTATAATGCTGCTGTTACAGCCTATAATACAGCAGCTGGTTTATATACTACACAGCTTGGAGGATATTTTAATGGTTTGGGTACACCACCGTTTTTTCCATTAGTACCTCCTGCAGGTTTGCTTATTGATACAATATCAACTATTTTTACAGGAGTTAGACCTGTTTTCTCAGGTATACAAGGTGTTTGGGATGGTGCTACGGCTACAGCAGCAAGTGCAGGCTTGATAACCACCAATGCACCAGAATACCAAAGAGAGATGCCTAAGTCTGCTTATATGGATCCATACTCAAGACTTGTTGGTGGACTAAATCAATTTATATTTTACTTTAGTGAGGGTGTAGACATTGCACTAAGAGGTGTATATGCATGTGTTAAGTGGGATCAGTATGCATTGCAAATGATTGCCCATGGTTTTTATGGAGCCTTTGGTGCAAATAAAAGTACTGACACAGTTAGATTTAGAATTGAAGATAGTACATATCTTAGAGATAATACACTTGAATTACCTAGATATCAAATTACACTGCCTGTTATTGGAACAACAACCCGTAATTACAGTATTAATAATCTTAAAAGATCTGACACAGTTGTATTAAGAACAGACTGTGGTGTACAACAAAATAACCAAAATAAAGGTCCTTCTTTTATACAAGATGCTTCAGGTAACTATATTGATCAAAGTTTACAAACACTTGGTACAATAGTTCATGGACCTTTTCCAGCAGTTCCCAGTAATACAAATTTACCAGACTATAAAGATTATACACTACCTTTTTCAACAAGGATTGCAAGTCATTATGCTTCTGTCAAAGTAAGACTAGGTAATCAGTATGGACAGTTACAATCTACATATCAAGGAATAAAACAAATAGTAATAACACCTTGTGAACAAAAAATAGGTACAGGAAGTAACATATTTAATTCTCATGTAACAAGTGGTATATGTTATGATGAACAAGTAACACAACGTAAACTAACAACAACTCCTGTTTTATTTGGTGGTGACATTTTTATAAATAGATATACAGAAAAGAATTCTATGTTCTTTTTCTATGACTGGTTATATGGACAGCCTGATGGGTTTGAATATAATTATGCTATAAGAAACATGATTCCATATGCAAGATTCTATGCAAACTCTGAAAGGTTTGATTCATCTGATCTTTTGGGTTTTTCTGGATCTGGTGTAACAGCAGTCCCTACGGCAACAGGAACAAGTCCTGAAGACTTTTATTATTTAGATAACCCTTTTTATAGTTTATCAAATGGTATAATTCCACCAACTCCATTTGGTCTTATTCAAGGTCCACCAGGATATCCAGGTAAGTTTAGACCTAAAGACTCTTTCTTTTATTTAGCTAACTCTTCTGTAAGAGATTTCTTTGTGGAGTCTGAAGTACTTGTAGACTTTAGAATTGATGGAGACTATGAATGGGAAAAAAGTTATAACCCATATAAATACACAGACCTAGTGTCTATGTTTAACATGGATCCTCAGATTATAACCAGAGGCAATGAATATAGATATGATTATTCACTAAGTATATCCAAACTATTTACTAATTACTTTTCATATGGTACTTTACAAAGTAGATACTATGATCCTAAAGTAGCATCACTATGTTATACTTATAATCCAAACAGAATCATTTATTCACTACAACAATCTGACACAAGCTATAGAGGAGATAACTGGATCATATTCCTTGCTAATAACTACAAAGATTTTATTAGTGAAGTAAGTGGTATAAAACAAGTAAACAAGAGTGGTTTATTCATTACATTCAAGAATGACAGCCCATTAATGTTCCAAGGTATTGATCAATTACAAACTGAACTTGGTACTAAACTTACTATAGGTGACGGAGGTTTGTTCAGCCAACCTGGGCAATCTGTAACTAATGCGGATAGAACATATGAGTATGGTTCATCACAGAACAGACTTTCTGTAATATCATCTCCTGCAGGAATATATTATATATCTCAGAACCAAGGTAAGATATTTAGCTATGGTGATGGTATAAAAGAAATATCACAGAATGGCTTGAAGTGGTGGTTTAATAATTTCTTACCGTATAAGTTAACTGTAGACTTCCCTGACTATCCATGGAATGATAATCCTGTGGCTGGTATTGGTTGTCAAACATTATATGATAATGAAAACTCTGTACTATACTTTACTAAAAAAGACTATAAGTTAAGAGATATATTCAAAGGTAGAGTTGAGTACATACCACTTAATAATGAGCCAAAAAGACCAGCTCCTTTTGGAACTCTTTATAGAAGACAAGGTGACTTCTTTTTATTAGATGGTCAAGCCAAGTATTTGCTAGGAGATCCTTTCTTATTTGAAGATGCTTCTTGGACAGTAAGCTTTGACCCTAAGAATAATTTCTTTATCTCATTCCATGACTGGCATCCTGATTTAACTTTACCAACTAAAGTAAACTATCTTACAACTAAAACTGTAAGAGAGACCTTTAATGGTACTCAACAGTTGATGGCTAATATATGGAAGCATGATACTAACCCAGGTGGAACATGTGGAACTTACTGTAACTTCTATGGTGTAGATTACCCATTTGAAATAGAGATACCTGTATCAACAGGACAAACAGTAACTACAATTAAATCTGTAGAGTATATATTAGAGTGTTACAAAAGATCTGAGTATAACTGCTTTGACCAATATCATGTTCTTGATTTTAATTTTGACAGAGCCCTGATATATAACTCAGAGCAAGTTTCCGGATACTTAAACTTAAACATATTCCCTAAGAATAATGTAGCTTTAAGTTTACAATACCCACGACCTAATCCATCTTTATCTGTAGACCCAACATATTTACCAGTTCCAGGATATGATATCTTATTCTCTAAAGAAGAAAACAAATATAGACTAAACCAATTCTGGGATATCACAAAAGATAGAGCTGAGTTTCCAATAGGATCAAGTTATCCTCCACAAGGACCACTTATCCCAGGAACTACACAACTATTAGGTAACTATGATGAGAGACAGATATGGGAGACAGGTCCTAGTGGTTATAAGAGACTTCTTAATCAAGCTAACTTAGATTATGTAAAACCACTTTTGCAAAGAAAGAAGTTTAGACATTATTTAAATTTCTTAAGTTTGTCAAGAATGGTATCAGGCAATGTGAATATGATATTTAAAATATCCAATATTAAGAACCAAATATCTTTAAGATAATGAAGTATAAAGTATCCAAATCTAAAATACCAAATGCAGATAAAGGATTATTTGCAAAGAACCAAATTAGACAAGGTGAAAGAATAGGTCTTGCACATAAACAAGGTCAGCCTGTAGGTACACTGGGTAATATGCATAATCACTCTGATGAGCCAAATATGCATAGTGTTAAGGTTGGTGACAAAAGATATGTGTATGCCAAAAGGGATATTAAACCTGGGGAAGAACTGACTACTAATTATAGAATGCAACCTGAGCTAGAACAGCCAGAGGATTTTATGCGCAAGGGTGGTAGAACTAGAGGACTTGTGCAGATGCCTAAACCAAGTAAGAAAGGTTTAGCTTCTAAAAAGTATTCAAGAAGTCTTGAAGCTACTAATATATTATTTGCACAAAATCCATTATTCAAAAAACCCAAGTCTAAAAGAAATAAGATATTTAATCCCAATGCTAAGTACTATCAGGATGGCGGTTTTATTGAAACTGAACTAACACCTGAGGAAATAGAACAGTACAGAAAAGGTGGTTATATAATAGAAGAAGTAAAT